GTAGGACCTGTAACTATAGAGTCTGCTCCTGTGGGACCTGTAACTCCTCGACTTCCCGTAGGACCCGTAACTATAGAGTCTGCTCCTGTGGGACCTGTAACTATAGAGTCTGCTCCTGTGGGACCTGTAACTCCTCGACTTCCCGTAGGACCCGTAACTATAGAGTCTGCTCCTGTGGGACCTGTAACTATAGAGTCTGCTCCTGTGGGACCTGTAACTCCCTGACTTCCTGTAGGACCTGTAGCCCCAATAGAACTTGGATTTTCGGTTCTTCCTGATCTACTTTGATCAATAATACAGGGCTGGAAAGGGCTAAAATTCCCGTAAGTATTAATTGTGAATGTTGACATTTATTATATATTTATAATATAATAAATAATTATATAACTGGGTCTAAAAAACGCCGGTTTTTAAATTGTGAGTTGATCTTATTTTTCCAAAGTGTGGACCCGGGGAAGATCGTGGGGGAGGACACGAATAAGGTATATTGTTCTTTTTTAACCAAGTATTTTGATCGTTACATTGTAGTACTTGATCGCAACATGTTCTGTAGTTGATTGGTTTTCCGAGAGTACAATTTTTCCATACTCCTAATAGTGAATCATTACTTTTCTTCCATTTTTTATCCAATATGTTACATGGTATATTTGGGGATAGTTTGGGGAATCCTAACATTTATAATAGTCAATATAAATGTTAAAATTTAGTTAAGATGCATTAATCTGTTTGTCTTGAAATTATTGGCGGTATGTTTATTTATGGTTATTTATAAAAATGATTGAGGATGGATCAACAACATGCAAAACATGAGGCAAATCCTTTTTTGATATTGACCATGATTTTCTTCTTATCTACAGATATGATTGTGTCGATTACAGAGGGTAAAAATAGGTCAATAAACATGATAACAGCATCTTCGTCGTTATCATTCATTGTGTCTCTTACGAATTTTTTGAGAACATGAAGAACAATGGTTTTTTTCTGCTCTCCCGTAAGATCTGGGTAATTTTCGACAATTTGCATCAGGTTAGTCGCGATAAGAACAGCATTTTGTGCTGTAATTTTTTGATCTCCTACCAGACGAGCAAGGCTTTCGTATAGTTTATCAATGGTGTCGGATGTGGCCAGGATAAGACTAAGATTTTCTTCAGCATGTGATTTTTTTATTGGTTCAGATTTTGTTTTTTCGCTTGACATTTATTAAGTGTAATATTATTTATTTTGAACAAATTAAGGATGATATGGTTTAACCTTAATTTAAACTTGTTGTTTGTTCTCGACTAACATTCCATATCCATAACCAAAAAGAAAATATAGCAGAGAATATGCTAACATGGATGCTGTAAAAGTTGCTGCTAGAGTTAATATAATACTTTTGGCATTGGTAGTTCTCACGATTTGGCGATTATTTTTATCGGTGAATTTATCAAATCTACCCTTAACTGTCATAGCAATGAAAATAACTAGAGTAGCTGCTAGAGAGTTTAAGAGAAACGCTTTCCATATATTTGTGCTTCTTAATCCGTGTATTAGTGGCATTAATTTATATCAAGGATATAAATTAAAGTTTAATTTTTCCGTCTTTTGAGATAATATGATTTATATGTTATTCTGTTGGCATAGCGATTCCATATGTCTACAGGAACACTTTCTTTTGACAATTGCATACGTGTATTTGAGCGTCGAATTACAGTGAAATATTCACCGTCTACTTTGTCGAGTCTTTTTCGGTTAAGGTATCTTTCTACTGCGCCTTTGTAGTCAGAACATTCTTTTTCATATTTGGCTTTTTGTTCCTTGGCATGATTCCATTTTTGGAGAATAGTATCGAGGTCCATTTATTTTGAATGATGTTATTTTTAAATTATGGTAGAGCGAATGAAGGGGACATACAGAGATAACTTTAGTATATACGGTGCAGTCAGGCCCTGTTGCTGGAGAGGCTATTTCGAGATTAATAAAATTATTGGTACTGACTTGTGTATTACTAATAGTGGATACTGCTCCTAGAGAGGTTATGCAGAGAAGAATGGAGATTTTGCAATCATAGCAAAATTCCGATACAGTTTTTATTATGTTGTACCAAATAAATGTCAAATAAGTGTCAAACAATGAAAGCGCGACTTGGATTTACACCGTGTGGTTGTCAGAGTTATTGTCCATCACGACGTCTTGGATGTTGTAATAGCGAGAACAGTAGTTTTAATTGTGCTGGGCCAGTTCATCTTACGGCTCAATGGGATATTGGTACTAGACCGTGTTGTAAAGGTGCAGGTAAAAAATATACTGCGTTGGGTGGATTATTAAATTATTGTTCCGTTAATGGAGGTAAAGAATTTTCTTCCGGTGAGTATAAGAATTATGTGGCTCCTTATCCCTTATCACACTATTCAAATATTTTAATACCTAAGAACAATCCTCCTCCTGGTCAATACACAGATAGAGGAAGGAGGATTCCGGGATGGGGTACCTGCAAGTACGATAGGTGTGGAAATGTGAGGGAAAATTATAGGAGAAAGAAAATTTCTACTACAGGCTTTGGTATTTATTAAGTATATAAGAAATAGATTTTATATTTACAACTTATGATTGTAAATATAAATGGGAAATATGTCGTGTTGTAAAGACGATGATTTATTTGAGGAGAAATATTCGCAATTGAGAGCTAAACAAGAAGGAAGATTATGATAGGTTGTACTCACAGCATAAGAAAATTAAAAAGATTTTTTAAATGTTAATAGAATGTTGACTAAATTGAAAGCAGATGTGTTTGATGTGGTTTAAAACAGCATTACTATTATCTAAATGGTAAAAATAATATGTTTTCATGGGTGTGGTCAAAATCCGGAACTTTTCCGATCTCTTTTAAGATCATTACAGAAAGGATTAAGACAGCACGAATGGGTATATTTACGTGGATTCTACCACAAACAAGAAGGAGGATGGGGGTGGTACAAGTATAAGGATAAGGATAAGGATAATGATAATGATTCTAAAGTGTGGGATGAAAACAAGGAAATAGACGAGAAGAATCGTTATTCTGACATGGAAAAAATTGGAGAAACAATTGAGAATCCGGAAGAAACAGTGCTAATAGGGTTTTCAGAAGGCGGGCAGTTTGCTTTAGATTTGGCACAATGTTTCGTATCTATTCGAGGCATTGTTGCAATATCTCCTGCATATTCTAATGGATTAAAAAAATGGCAGCTAACAAATCCTGTAGTTTTGATAACTTCTGTGAATGATGACAGAGTAGCGAAACGGTATTCGGATAAGTGGAAAAAATGTATGAAGGGAGAAGTGACTGAGTTGAATCATTTTAAAGGTCATAAGGTGTATCTTCCGCTAAAGATGAGAGAAATTATTAAGGAAAAGATGAGACTGTAGGTATAAAATAAATGATTAATTTTATCTTGATTTAATTGAGATAAAATGTTACAAATTGATCCATTGGACAATGAGGAGTTTATTGCTATGAAATACGCGACTAATATAGAATTCAATCTTATTAGTCGTTATGGTATAACTAGGAAATTTGTTGATTCTTTGACAGTCGGTAGCTCATGCCGAACAATTTGTTCATGTGATTCTAGAGACGACGTAGAGCATTTCATAACGTACGATAGTAAAAGTTGTATTTATATGCATATTTTAACTGGGGATATAGATTATGTAAGTTTTGAAAAGAAACTTAGTGAGGATGAGAGATTACAAATGCGAGACGAGATGATGAAAGTTATGTACGATTCTGAGTTGGGGTCTTATTTAATGGGTGTAGAGTCGATGTATAATGATGAGCAGGCGATGATGATACTTGCTGATGCATCACAACCATCACATCTTTGAAGTATAATTGCAATAAGGATATTTTGTTATTTATAATAACAAAATCTCATATTCTTATAGCCTCATAGTCTTATATAACTATATAACTATATTATGCTTCAGGTTGCTTGGAAGGATTAGTAAAGTGCTTTTTCATGTAGGTCTGGATGCGATAGTAAGTCAAAGGTTTGTCGTCTTTGTTTGAATCATAATCCAAAAGCTTGGCAAGTTTCTTATCAGCGAGAATTTGACGGCGATCTTCCGGGTTTTGGAGATCGTTTTTCTTGATATAATCGCAAATATATTTGGTTACATCAACGCGAGAACGAAGCTCTTCGGGATTCCAGCCTGTAAACTTAGCCATTTCCCTTGAAATATGTACTGGTTTAAGAAAACCAGAATTTGTGTTATTCTTACGGTTAGTCTTTTGCTTTTGTTTCATAACACGAGTGGTGTGCCCGCGAAGTGTCTTAACACGTTTACCAACTGAACGAAGAAACTTAACACCCTTAGCCTTTCCTTGGCTTTCGCGAAGACGGGCAATCTCCTCGTCAATAAGTGCGATTAGATCATCGAATTCCTCAGCAACAGATTCTTTTGTGGGAACATGTCTTTTCTTCTTGGGAGTAGGGGTATGTTCAACGTCAGAAACTTCTGGTTCAGAATGTTCTTCAACAACCTGTTTCTTAACTTCCTTGGTTCTTCGAGTAGAGCCCCTTTTGGTAGTAGTTTTGGTTCCCCTGGAAGAAGTCTTGGTTGTAGTTTTCTTGGGATTTTGCTTACGGCTCGACCTAGCCTTTGAAGTCTTAGATTCGGTTTTTGTTTTTCTTAATTGTACAGATTTACGTGGCATTATTTTTAATTATGTACCGCTTGTTTTTAAGTCGATTTAGGAAACATATTTTTTTAAACTGATTACAGAATTGTTAAAATTGGATTTTAACAATTAGATAAGATTGTAGGCTGATCCCGTATTAGCGGGTGTGGTTAGAAACCGAATTAGATATCTAATTCGGTTATACATGTGTGGAGTAAGCGCGATTTAATGATTTATTTTTACACCAACAATACCAAGTTGCTCCGGTTTTAATCAGCATATCAACAATATCCGGACAATTTTTATTAACACAAATTCATCTCATTATAATATTCTAGTGCTTTAGGATGTGCTTGGATCTGATCGAAATCGATACCTATGATACTCAGTCCGTTTATGTTTTTGACCCTAGATAATGCAACATACGCTTGTCCAAACTCAAAAACGGTTTCTAGGTCTATTTCGGCATAATCCAAAGAACAGCCCTGGCATTTGTGGATAGTTAACGCATATGCAAGTTTAAGGGGTATCTGGATAATACGCATAACTTTTTTATCTTGTTCTTCTACTTCCCACACGTGATAGTCGATAGCAAGTTCTCTGCCATTTAGAAATTTTACGACTGGTATATCTCCAACAAAACCAGAAACAACGCCTCTCGATCCATTCACAAGTCCTCCATCAAGATCTAGATTATGTAAAAGCATAACCTGTGCCCCAATGCACAGTTGCAGAGTTAAAGGAGCGGTACAGTACTTCTTGTATTTTTCAATAACATAGTGCCTGTTTCTAACGCCTGGATATACATGGGTTTCTAAGTTATACTCATAAAAATCAGGATCATTTTCTGCTAACCTATCCAATTCTTGGTTATTAACGTAGTCGACGTCAAAATTTGTGGAATACAGTTTGGTAGGTTTAATACCGAAATCGTTCTTTAGTTCAATTCCTACACGACTTCTGAGCAATTTTCGAGTTTTTCGGGTGAGAATGCCTACTCTGATACCATTTAAGCATTCTTGAAATTCTGGATCTGTTTGTCTCTTGATTTCGGTTAGATACACTGTGTGTTTGATACAGTCATTCCAAGATTTAGCTTCAAAACAAAAATCATCACATCTAACAACTGGAAGTTGGAGGAGATCTCCAGAAAGAATTAACTGAATTCCCCCGAAAGGTCTATTATCGCGCCTAATTATACGGGCGATTTCTTCCAGCTTATCGAACAAGACTGGAGAGAGCATCGATACTTCGTCAATTATGAGTATTTCTAGTTCACACCATCTTTTTCTCAAAGGATACCGTTTGAATATTTTTGATGACAACGCTTTTACAGAACCAGTTCCAAGGCCAATACCCAAAAAAGAATGAAGTGTAGTTCCTCCAAATAATAGTGCAGAAATCCCAGTAGTGCTGGTAACGCCCATGATTTTATTTTCTTTATACATCTTAATGAACAACTTGACGATAGAAGTTTTTCCCGAACCAGCTGGGCCAGTCAGAAATATGCTTTCACCGCTCGTCATCAAATTATATGCTTGGTTTTGATCCTTTGTAAGTTTAATATCTGTTTTGAGTTTGTTAGACATGATTTTGTACTTTCTTTTTTCTAGATCCATAGATTCGTTTTTTTATTTGGGAACAGGTTTTTAGATTTGAAGTTTAATAATAACAAAATTATAACAAAATTATAACAAAATTATAACAAATGGACATAAACAATATGAAAAAGTCTCTCGCAACATTATCAGTATTTGGGGAACTTATATCGGACTGGATCTAATATGTATGGTAGTAACGATTGGCCATCTCATGCATTTATGGACAAAATGATTGATATTTATCAACTATCGAAAAAACAAAAGTGGTGTTTTAGAGATAGGTTTTGACAGGGGAAATGCGATTCTAATATGTTTGGTCTCGAATCCAAATATTAGAGTCCATGTTATTGACAACTGTTGTCACTCAAAAGTTGAATCTTGTATAGAGTATATCAACAAACAGTTTAATAATCGTGTGATTTTACATAAAGGGGATACAAAGGATGTCTTACCAACTTTGGCTGATATATGTAAAACCGTTAACATATATCATATTAATGGTTGGTATTCTACTGATATTCGATCAGATATGAGAGAATGTTATAAATTAGCTAAACACTAATCTTATGTTATTGTCAATGATTGTCATATACCGTGTATAATAGTTTCATATGAAATAAGGTTTATCAGAGATCGTCCTGATAAAGTGTATTCCCAACTAACATTTTTACCACAAAATAGCCCAATATAATAATAAAGAGAAATGAGTTAAATTACTTGTAGACCATTTTACTGATATTAACCCCGTTATTATACATTTTTTTAGCCTCTTCATAAGATACAATTCTTTTTCTATATCTCTCATTAACTTTATTGTGAAAATCGACAAAGAATCGACTCAGAGGTTCTCTTCCGCTTACTATATGATCCAGTTCACTCATTCTACTTTCTATATATGCGATCGCATGTGGTTTACATCCTACACATGGCAGTAACACTGGTATACCTAAAATAACTCCCTTCATTCGTTCTTTGTGGTATTTAGAAGCTTTCACTGGATAATGAGCTGCACCATTGTGATATGAAAACCAGAAAGGTGGGCCCCATACATTAGGATCAGCGGTATTTACATATCTCTTAGTTTCCAATTTGATTTCCAATGGTTTTTGAGGTTTGTGATGAATAACAGGTTTAGATTCAACTCGTTGATTACCAACAATAGGTGCTTTATATTGAGAATATTGAGTCTTAAGTTGTGGTAAATGTATGAATGCTTCAGAAGCTGATTTATATCGACCGTTTCTATACATTTATAATAGGACAAGAATATTTTAAATGATTATCCATCAGCCTTGTTTTTTAAAACCCTTCTCCTTTTTGGCTTCGATCTGGACTACTAAAGATTCATCATCTTCCTCTATTACTAATTTTTGGTCCTCATCGTCATCTTCAAATATGATAGTAGTATGATGAATAAAAGCCTTTTTTAATCCGCTAATACTACACCTAATATTGTTTCTGATGATAAATTCTTCTAATCTCTGAAAGTCTGGAGCCCCACAAAACCGTACTTTTACATCTTTTTGTTCATATTCCTTGAAAATTTCTCTGCCTCTGACATGATTGAGGATGGTAACATTCAACTTTGTATTTTTAGCAATACCTTCGATAGAAGAATACTTTTGTATATACTTGTAAGATTTTTCAGGACCAACACGATATATATTCTTATTATAGTCAGTGCCACACATGATACACAAATCTAAAAACTGACCGGTCGTCAAACCCAGAGCGCTTAACATTTCCGGGTGTTTAATCCTCACACATGTCCCATCAGATGTATTAATTTTTGAGAGAAATACTGGTGTTCCATAAGCAAGAACATCTGTATCTTCGGAGAGGACTGCGTCTACCAGTCCCCTTTTGCATAAATCTGAACACATCGTTTCTGCTTCTAAAGGGGCGTCAAAATAAGGAACCTTGAGAATATCAAAGAGTTGCTTAGTCTTTTTAAAATCCTCGGGCCGAATATCCAAAATTTGACTTCGCATTTTTCCGATTGCCGCTTCTACATATCCCATATCAATAGTATCGTTCAACTTTCTTCCCATTAAACGTTTTGGACCGTCTTTCTTTTTCTTTTTTTCGTAAAAACTAACAAGAAGTGGATCTATTTCACAAGTTAGGTGAAACTTTTCCAGTGCCTCCTCTAACTTATATACTCGTTCCTCTAATTTAGCTCGTTGAGCGACCCGTTCTTTTCTTTCCAATTCTTTTTCTGGAACACAACCCGAATCGTAGATAAAAGTACAATGTACTTCGAATTTGCGAAGACATGCAATGAGATTAATGAACGCAGCTAGCCAACGGTCTCCACAAATAGTTTTGAATTTGCAGAGATATAATGATATATCAATAGCTACTTTTTTAAAACTATATTCAGATATATGGATTTTTTCGTAAATCTGAGGACAATTATTCCTAAGAAACTTGTGGAGATTTTTGATTCCCATGTTGTCTATACTTAAATTGATAACAATTTAAATATCAATTTTTTATTTATTCAATGATTTAGGATAAAGATTACTTATAAGTCGTGTGTTTGAATAGGCGAATTAGAATTAGTGGGAATTTCTGATATATTTTCTAAAATTTGCTTAGACCAGTTTATGTTATGATAATTAAAAAATTATCGTGTTGTTAAAGAAATGAGTCAAGGTATATGTCAAGTTCGACCACCTAAAAAGGATAAATCTACCCATTTATCCACCCTACCCGTCATACCAGTAGAATATCCATATGCCTATAAGAGCCCAAATTTTCGACGAAGGAGCGCGATTGTTATGCAGCAAGAAGGTATGAGTGAGATTTTCCATAAAGTTCGAAGTATGAGTCTTCCATTAATATCAAGAAAAGTAGGGAAAAGTTTTGAAAAAAAGAATGACAATACCCAGCTATTATCCTCACCAAACATATCTTAAATATACTGAGGTAGCGGGTCATCTAGGAAAACGCATGGCTGCTTTCCTCAGTATATTTAAGATATGTCTACCTAGATGGTTAGGCATAGAGCTATATACTGAAGATCACGATATACATCATCAAAAATGTGTAGTGAATTTTTCTAAGAGATTTACGTTATGGGATCGAATGCTAGGTACTTATTCTAGTGTTGGCAGATCAACACATTCAGTCTTATCCGTATGTTAATTGTGTATTAAGAAAAAATATTATTTATAACAAATGAGTAAAAGAAAACATACTATGTCGGTGCGTAGTAATAAAAAGAAAAAACAACGTCCTGTTCTAAAACTTATAAATTCTCCCGCCGTAAACTCTATACGCGATTTGATCGAGATAGGTAAATCTATTCGGTTTTATAAGAACCTTGATACGGTTATGTTATGGCGAATCACTCCATATTTAGAACAGTTAGATAGAATGGTAGGAATGAAATCACTAAAAGAGTCGGTTTTCTACCAAATTATATATTATTTGAAAGGTATGCATAAACGAAACCGAAACGAAGAATATTTGCACACCATGATTTTAGGACCTCCAGGACACGGCAAATGCCTTAGCAAAAATACCCCTATCATTATGCAAGACGGTACAATCAAACTAGTTCAAAATATAAAGCAGGGTGAGCAGATCATGGGAGATGACTCTACCCCACGTACCGTATTATCAACTTGTCATGGAAAAGAAACTATGTATAGAATTAAACAATCGTATGGGGATGATTACACAGTTAATGAATCACATATCATATCTTTAAAACTATCCAAAAGTCCGAGGATTCGCGACAGACCCTCAAAAAATAGTTTCCAAGTTATTTGGTTTACAAAAGAGAAAACTAATTCAAAAACTTTTAGTTATTCGTCTAAATCTGCCACTCAAAAAGATAAGGAATCTGTTTACCAAGAAACAATAGAATTTATGAAAACTTTACCTCCTAAAGGTACAATAATAGATATCAATGTACTTGAATATATAAAACGCCCTAAAAGTTGGAAAGCTGCTTACAAGGGATTTAAGGTTGGTATTGATTTTCCTGAGCAGGATATTGAATTGGATCCTTATGTTTTGGGAGTGTGGCTAGGCAATGGATCAAGTAATAGACCGGCTATAACATCAGTAGATGATGATATTATTGAATATTTTAAACAGTATTTTCACGATCTAGTGTGGAAATCGGATAAAATAACTCATCATTTTACAACAGGAACTCAAGGTGGAAGAAATAATAAAAATCGGTTTGTTAACGCGTTGAAGAAATATAAGTTGTTCAATAATAAGCATATACCGTATGCTTATAAAGTTAATTCTAAGTCTGTGCGTTTATCTTTACTTGCGGGTCTTATAGATTCTGATGGATATTTGTTTGATAATTGCTACGAAATAGTTCAGAAAAATAAAAGATTATCGGAAGATATATTATATCTAACAAGATCGCTAGGATTTCGATCTATTATGAAAGAATGCCAGAAAAGTTGTCTATACAATGGAGAAAGAAGGGACGGTACATATTATCGGATTATATTTAGCGGTAATACTGATAATATACCAGTATTATCACGCAAGAAAGCAACATCGAGAAAACAAATTAAGGATCAATTAGTATATGGGATAAAGATCGAAAAACTAGAAATTGGTGAATATTATGGATTTGAGATTGATGGTAACCATCGATTTTTACTAGGAGATTTTACGGTTACACATAATACGGAAGTAGCAAGAATAATAGGAAAAATATATCAAGCCATGGGAATCTTATCACGTTCAGGTCCTTTCAGAATTGCTCATAGGGACGATTTTATTGCAGAATATTTGGGACAAACTGCGATTAAAACACGTAAGTTATTAAGATCGTGTTTAGGCGGAGTCTTATTTGTAGATGAAGTATATTCTCTCGGGCCTGGGCAAAGAGATAGAGATAGTTTTTCTAAAGAAGCCATCGAAACAATCACAGCATTTCTCTCAGAACACAAAAGCGATTTCTGTTTTATTGGAGCAGGTTATGAGGATGATGTAAAAAGATGTTTCTTTAGTAGTAATAAAGGTTTGAAAAGACGTTTTCAATGGATACACAAGATAGATAAGTACACCATTGAAGAATTGACAGATATTACGTTAAAAATGATATCCGAGATGGAATGGCAACTAGGATTAGATAGAAAAGATATTGTACAAATATTAAAAAAGAATAAAAATTTATTTAAACAAGCCGGTGGGGATATTGAGAATTTTTTAACGAAATGTAAAATGGCTCATGCTAGACGTGTTTTTTCATTAGATCCAGAACATATGTTCGTATTGACAAAAAAAGACATGGAAAGTTCAATTGAAATGATCAAAAAATATTCGTTTCGTGAAGAAAAAAAAGACTTCTCATTTATGTATATGTAATCATATATGTATAATGTACATATATGATAATAGGTTACTTATCCTTATTTACGTGATACTCTACTCTATCTATTATATCATTAACCATCTTCGCAGGTATCACTGACACATATTTTAATGCTACCGTCCAAAAAAATAACGCTTCTATTATGCCAACTAAAATAAATATAATCATATTATTTATTAGTATTTCTTTCAGGCGTATATCATATTTTTTATGAACAGAAAAATATATGATAGCACCCACCAATAAGATGAATATTGTGACACATAGTATTACGGAATATAAAATAAGTTCACGATTATGTTTAACCACATCATGATCTGGACCGTTTTCGTTCTCGAGCTCACTTGCCATATCACTAACTTTTCCCCAATCTATCATACCCTGGTGTGAAGGACAATCGAGTTGTTGATCTAAATCGTGAATCGATGACAATACAATAGGAACTTCTTTTTGGATTGGTTTGTTGAGTTGATCGGTCATTATTTCTGTCTCTCTTTGTGCCACAAACTTGAAGAAAAAGAATGCTAAAAATATTAATAAAATCCATACATGAAATCCTATATTTATACCATCATGTGCTTGTTTGGGAGTAAACATTTATATGATGTAAACATTCATATTTCTGACCAACGTTTTTCCATTTGGTGGTATCCATCTGAAAACATTTCTAATTTGGTATGTGTATCTAAATTAAAATTAAAAAATGGGGCTGATCCAGGCTTCAATAAAATGTTTGTACATTTATCTGATGAATTTTCGATTTTAGTCACGATATTTTGCACCATGGGGATTGACATTAACTGAAAAAAGTATTCGATTATGTTATTGCTATTATTATTATTGAAACTAGCACTAATGTCATGTAAAACTATTCCGAGTATTTTATTACCCTTCTCATCGGCTATATCTATTGGATAATTATTGGAAATACCTCCATCAACGTAAAAATTACCCATATATCTGAAATGGTCAAAAATAAACGGAAGATTTGATGTCATCCGTAGTGCTACCAAACATGGTAAATCAGGATAAGTTTCATGACTCAATATTTCTAGTTTATTAGTCGTCATATTATGAGTTGTACATATCAATGTCTTTCCGAAAAGTGTATAAAGATCTTTGAGAGTGATCAGTCTGCCTATTTTTTCTATCGTCATTCTTTCCAATTCTTCGTGTATATAGCTAAACGAAGTAGCACCGGCACCGTTAATCATTGCCACTATGTTTAATTGTTTCATCCGTTCCAGTATCTGTTTTGTACATATGTATACCATTATTTCTATTGGACTATACCCTATAGCCAATAGATATCCACATATTGCCCCAGCAGAAGCCCCTATATATGTCGTAATCTTTTGTAATAAAAAATTGTCGCTTGCGTATTGTAATGCACCTAGAATAAGCATTGCTTGAATAGAACCCCCTGAGAGCACCAAAGTATCGAATTCTCCAGATTTAGGAGTCACTTTAGATTCAGGACCTATTTGGGTGGACCCTGTTGGAGATACAGGGATGTCGATCTGTTGAATTGGACCAGTAGAACCATCTACATTTTTTGTTGATTCCATCACTTTATTATTCCGATATTTATGTTTTTATATAAGCTTATATAACTGTTTTCCAAATGATGCAGATGTTAATAAAGTTCGCTAAAACCTGACTCCATGTAAAATGCCTGATGAATAAAAAATATATTAGTCGATCTCTTGTTAGGAGATATAATCCAAATTTCTTTTTCTTGACCTACTGCTCTCTGACCCAACGCAACACCAGTCTCAGTCCATGTTCCACGATAAGGATACTTTTCATCACACATATCCACAACGAGTAAACTAGCATCAGTGACTCCTTTTATGTCCCGATCTGCATAATCTCTATCTATTTCTGGTGTAATCTCAGGATAATTATCGGGGCCACTCGTTGTTCCGACCTCAACCTTGGTCAAATTATGAGTAATATTATATCCCATATATCTCTATTTTTTACCAATCCGATCCTTATCAAACCATTTACCAGCTACATAAATATCTTTATGATTTGGTTTATCACTCATTTATCATACGATTTAAATCTATAAATTAAGCACCCTCTTAAGTAAAAGAAGACATAAAATAGAAAGTACTACAATAGCAATAATATAGATAGAATGATCGTTTTTGTAGAACCTACTACAGATTGGGCATGCACCAACATGGTCGGATATTTCCAAACATGTGGGAGAATCTGATGAAGGCCTTCTAACTTCCTGTGGAGGTGGGAAATATTGCTCATGCGAAGGAACTTGAGGTTGATACGGATTCATTCCAGATTCTTGGGCCAAGGGTGTCATAGGTGGTCTTATGAATTTCTTGAATTTTTCGGGCATTCCGCCAGGAGGGCCTTGTTGCATACCTTGCATACCATACATTTGGCGAGGCTCAATATCTTCTAATTCTGGTAAATCCGATATGTACGTAACGTTTCTATTTTGAGCATACATGATTTATTTATTATACAATATTATTTTACTATTGCAATAAATCGATTTATTGCAATCTCTTTAATCGACCCGTGAATCCATAATCTTTTAAGTGTATTCATCTTGTCAACCACAGAGCGGTCTATACCGATATAAATTTCTCTAATTACCCAATGTATTAATTGCCACTGAAACTCATAGTCAGAAGAATAGTCCATTTTATGGTATAACGCGTATCTTTAAACAAACATTACGTCATCTGCTTTGGTGCTCCTGTTATTAACAATTAATTCATATGTCTGATATAGATAGTTATTCTTTTCCTGATTAACAATTTCTCCCAAAATTGTACTGAATGTTGTTTCGTTGGCTATTTTTTCCGGTATACTCTTTTCATGCTCGATCTTTTTAGCTTTAAATACCACTTTAACTCCTTCCTTAATTAGTTTTTTATATTTTTTAGTTCTTTTTAGAGCTTTAAACTGGCTGTACCCGCCAGAGACTGATATTTTAATCTTATCTTTAGTTTCCGGTAACTTATAATCATCTATATTCTCAACGTCCATGTATACAATCTTTTTTCTCGGTAATTTTAAATCAATTTCTTCAAGATTATAGTCTTCTCCCGGTATAAATGTTAAATAGGCAATAATATTTTTTGAGCTTTCACCAAACGCATGTTGCATTGCCGATCCCGAGTAGTATATATTGTTCTGTGGTCGTTGTTTTGAATGGATATGTCCTGAAACGACGTGGGGATACTCTAATGGCCATTTGTCCCCTTCAACAGATACTATTGCTCCCATTTTACAACCAAAAAATTCCTGATGGGCAAATATACAGTCTGCGTTTTTCCAATCAATATCTGATATTGATAATGCTTCTTCAAATCTTCCTGGATAAACATAAGGAACGAATACAAAAAAATTGTCATTGATCGTAACTGTTTCTACTGTATCTACAATAACTGTGTTTTTCCATTCTTTCATACTATTCATCCAATGATTATTAGTCAGAAATTGAGAATTATTGTACATGTCATGGTTACCAACTAATACAAAAGTCTCAGTAATATGTCTCATTTTATCTACAAATTCATATGCTTTGTTAAGAGGAATAGAATGTAACCTTTCATGTGTATGAAGTAGGTCACCAGCTATCACAATCAAGTCTGGCTTCTTTTCTTCTGCTAGCCTGGTCATTTTTTCAATAAAAAGCTCAACTTCAGGAATATTTGATACCTGAAAATGCGGATCTCCGATGAAGAGTACAGTAGTCATTTATTTTAAACAACAATTGTTTAAAATCAAATCAATTTTATATAATAACCTTATTCTATCTTAAATTTATCTTATTCCTTCTTATCTGAAACCTTCCGGGGTAAAATAGACGTTATTCGGCGACGAGGACGAGAAACATTCTTTTGGGAAGATTGAGACAACAATAGTGGACTAATAGGAGGTTCGGAAGGATTCCTAACATCAGGACTTTGCTCAAAACTTCTCAGATGATCAGTACGAGATTTTTGCATGGGTCGATCCTTCTGGCGAATTTGTTCCAGCTTAAATCGCCGAATCATACGATTCAGATGTGTAGGAGATTGCTGATTCATTACCTTGATAATTTGATTGAGAGAAATGCGATTTTCAGAACGATCAGCAAGATGCCACGAATGACACTCCCGAATTACAGCAAACTCCTCCCGAGGAACAGTAACATAACGCTTCTTAATAAAACGCTGAACGTATGCTCTATAAATAGACCGAGCAATATCATAAAGAGTATTTTCATAATCATCAAACATTTCAGCAACATTTGGGTATAGATGATAAAGCATATTAGTATACCGCCTATTCATACGAACTTGCAAATATCTAAATTTAATGCTTGGTTCATTTCCACGCGCCTTGAACAGATCCTGATAATCCTGATGCAAGACCTTAATCTGTCTGTTATCTGGGCCGAAACAAATCACTCCCTGGTGTTCCTTGTAAGACATATCTTGGATAGCCAATTTAAGATCGTTTGAATCAAGGAATGATAACCTTTTCGGGCATGGTAGTTTAATATCTTCTGTCATTACCAATTCTCCATTAACAAAAGTGCCAACATGAAATAGTGTAGGTCTTTCCGGAGCATCACAAACAATACGATTCTCACTATTGTTTAATACAAGAAACATATATTGCTTGTCGGTATCAAGAGTTTCCTGAAAACGAGCCAAAATATTCTCTCCATCTGGAAGACCTGACCTAAATTCTTTATTGTTTTCTTCCTCTGCCAATAAAGCAGCTTTGAAAGATGTTCCAAACGATACGCGGCTAGCCCACTTACTCCGAAAAGCATTCAATTTTCGGTGAGTTGACACATACCATTTTTCATTAAAATGGAACATACGAATCAGGGAACCCTCGTATGATACGTAAAAGGACCATCGGTCAAAATCAGCAAGATCATCGGTATACTTATCAATTTCAGTATGATTATACTCTATTGTGTATGGGAACGCTTTCATGACAAGATCATTCCCATGAAAAACAACACCGCGGCATTGTTTAATCAATGAGTTATCATCTTCTGTACATTTCACATAACAGAACATATCTAACTTACTGTCCTCATCGGAATCAACCAAATGAACATGATTTCCGAGACCTTCTATATTAGCCCTCGTAAACTCAAGCTCAGAACCGTCAAGACATTTTTTATCTTGATCCGAATCCCCCTTATTTTTATTTCCAGGTGGTACATTTGAGAACTCCGCCTCTCTAGAGGACTCCGCCTCATTGACCATTTCAGACACGTTTTCTTCTGACGCATTTACAACAGAAGCTGTCTTCGGATTTTCCGTAGCTTCTTCAATAATCAAAGTATTAGTTAAATCGGACATGTGTTTTATATATTCAGTTGTGTTTTTAAAACATATTTATCATCTATACATTTATACACTCAGAGCAGCTAACACACACATATCCAGATTATGAGTCTCTAAAACAGCGGGAATATCATATTCCTTACATTTATCCAAAAGATGAACCAAAGAGTCGAAACTCTGCCCCCATATTTGCCCAGTCCCCAAACACGCGTGATGATCTTTTCTAGACCCTAAAGGAACTAAACTATCGTTAAGGTGTAACAAAGAAAACCTATCCATTCCTAATATTTCATCAAACTCTCTAAACATTCTGTCCACTTCTTCACAGTTTGATAGATCATATTCCCCATAACCGCATATATGTGCCGTGTCAACACATACCCCAAGAAATCTTTTCTTACTTTCATCCACCTGATCTATAATATCCCGAATCTCTCTAAATGTTGTAGCCAAAGAACAACCCTTCCCTGCAGCATTTTCTAACAATAATTTAGATCCTTCTGTAAAATGTATCTTGTTAATACTCTTGGCTATTGTAGAAATACCTATCTTTCTATCCTTATAATTACCAGGATGAATAACAACACCGTTAGTTCTGATATTAAAATTACTCAAAACATTCAATTCATACTCAAGAGAACTTATTACATTTTGGGTTTTCCAATCCTGTTGTCTATCACCATCCCAAGCAAGTTGTTTAACAGATCCAGCAAGATTTGCTATATACGGAAAATGAGAAAATACATGCATCGGAAATCTCTTAACAAGATCAACAGATCGCTTAATATCCTCCTGGGTGGCTAAATGCCTTTTAAACGACCTAGGATTTCCCATGAAAAATTGTGTTGTATACATACCCCTAAATAAACTTCTTTGTATAGTTCCATATATATTCTTACAAAACCCGGTATGCGCTCCAACGTCCCAATTAACACTACCGCATAATTCCCCTTGTTCACATTTCTTTTCACAGTTGGACATCCAATGATTTATAATCTCTAATTTCCAACATATTAAATCAATTTTTAAATTCAACGAACAACCATTAAGGGGTAATACCATACTACTGGAGCCTTATATATTTTTTCTCCACGGTGAGCATCATTAAAATAAAATCCGCTCTCATAAAAGATTTTCCCCGCGAAAGAACCACATATCACCGGAATAATCTGTACGCTAGTACAAGAATGGGAATACAGATACCCATTTCGTGTCTTTTCGAAACAATGTAAAAATGTCTTCCAAGTCGCATTCATTACTCGCAAATAATAACGAGAAACAATATTATCGATATATTCAACAACATACTGATTTTTATCAGTCCTAACACAATCATTTATAACAAGATTTCTTGTCTCTATTTCCATTTATATTCTTGAGAGAATATAAATATATATTTAAAGCGCTTTGTGCTTGAGCAATGATACAAAAATAAATTTTAATTAAATATAAACACTCGTTTTCCTAGAATTTTTCCTAATATTTCCAGAAATATTACTCAGTTTAATTAATAAAACTTAAATCCAAACGTGTCAGATCCACCAAACGCATTTCCCTTACGCAACATACTTCCAAATGCACCGTAACCAGCTAGAAGAACACCGAGAGTGACTGTGCCCCAACCGATCCACATCAAGTATCCATCATCCTTAGCTTTTTTAAGCCAATCAGCAACATCATCCATGGTTTTTGGTTGGTAAAAAGCTAAAGCTAAACCAACCGCCGCAACAACAAGCCCCAAAATAACTAATGTCAAATTCATTTGTTTATTCACAATATATTTTTTTTTTAATATTTTTATCGGTGTATTTGCATTTAAAGTGAACATATTCTATTCAATAAATGCCTAAGAAAAAACAGATAAAAGTAATAAAAGTTTACCTAGCTCGTAGTGAAAGGCCTGTTGATAGGCCTCAAGCATTTTCAAGAATACCTCGATTATACTTAGAATTACTTGAAAATAAATCTAAGATTAAACAAAATCTTGTTAATAAGGAACATGTCCCAATATCAAATGTTCCTGTGTTACCCGAAGTTCGTAGAGAATCATCAGATCCAATAGATAGATCTAACAAAAAACGGGATAGAGATCTAGCAAGAAGAGATGTTAAAAACACTGAACCTCTTGAAATTATAGATTCTAATAGTCTCCATAGTGGAGATGAAATTAGGGAAAATATAGATTATAATAGGGATAGTGGAAATGATGGGGATAGGGATAGGGATGGGGATAGGGATAGGGATAGGGATAGAGATGGGGATAGGGATGGGGATAGGGATGGGGATAGGGATAGGGATAGGGATAGAGATGGGGATAGGGATGGGGATAGAGATGGGGATAGGGATAGAGATGGGGATAGAGATGGGGATAGAGATGGGGATAGGGATAGGGATAGGGATAGGGATAGGGATAGGGATAGGGATAGGGATAGGGATAGGGATAGGGATAGGGATAGGGATAGGGATAGGGATAGGGATGGGGATAGGGATGGGGATAGGGATAGGGATAGGGATGGGGATAGGGATAGGGATAGGGATGGGGATAGGGATGGGGATAGTGATGAATCCAATGATTTATCGAATCGTTTAAAGGAACTACTGAACGAAACAGATGATGAACGAGGGGATAGTCCTGGGACCGAAGATAGAATGGAGGAAATGAAAAGAAGCCTCGACAGGTCGAGGAGTGATAAATACAGTCGTCGCAGAGAATCAACATTTAGATCGCGATCTATACATAGATCAGTACCTTATCAATCCGTTGGACGAGGGGCGCCACCTACTTTAGCAGAGTTGGAAGCTAATGGCGCATATCAGGGAGAAACACATTTACCTGATATCGGTCAGGTCAACATGAACGAGCAAGAAGCAGAGGATCGTGCGAGAGAATTGATATTCAAGTTTGATCTCCTCAAAAGATCTTATCCTAATGCATCAATACCAGAATATACAATTCATTCTGATTTATCTACTATGCAAAAATCATACGACGATACTGTGCGAAGGCTATCTTTAGATTCGACCGTTGAAAACTATAAAACTTATTTAATAGGAGGATTCATGCTTGTTGAATTTATTTTCGGGAATTTCTTGAAATTGGATATGCAAGGATTTACTCAACAGCAGATTATGTCTATACATTCTTATGAAAAGTTATTAATCGAGTTAGGAGAAAAATCTTATGTTCCCAAAGGGTCCAAATGGCCGGTTGAGGTTCGTCTTCTGTTCTTAATCCTCATGAATGCTGCCTTCTTTATTGTTGGCAAAATGATCATGAAAAAGACTGGTGCTAATTTGATGAATATGATCAACGGAATGAATTCAGCATCCAGACCGGTGCATAAGAAGAGAAAAATGAGAGGTCCGAATATAAATTTGGAAGATATTCCAGGGTAAATTAAAAATGAATTAACTAGAGTTTAATAAGTAAGTATTAAAATGGTAAAGTTTCAAATTGCTTCAGATTTGCACATTGAATATAAAAACGACGAGGTACCTGATCCTCTATCATTAATTACTCCATCGGCAGATATTTTAATATTAGCTGGGGATATTGGTTCATTTTATAAACATAATCAACTCAAATCTTTTCTAGAGAGTTTATGTCCTCATTTCAAAATTGTCATTTATGTACCAGGAAACGTTGAATATTATAGAGTCAGGGGAAGACGTCCCCTAAAAATGCAACAGCTTTTACGAAGATTTATAACACTTGGAAGAAGTATTGGTAATCTGTATGTTTTAAATAGATCAAGTGTAAGGATAGATGATGTGTGTATTGTTGGATGCACATTATGGAGCAAACCTTTTGTAAATATTCCACGATTTATTGTTCGTATTCATGGAATAAATACAGGTATATATGAACAAAAACACGAAGAGGAGCTAAAATATATCCAAAAAATGATCGAATATTGCAAAAATAAGGATCTTAAGTTATTGGTAGTTACACATCACTGTCCTTCGTATTCAGTGATAACAAAGAAGAAGAAAAGAAAAGATAAATATGTTTCACTGTATGCCAGTGACCTAGATTACCTACTAAATTCGGAATGTGTTCATACGTGGGTATGTGGTCATATTCACATTAATTTTGATCTTGTAACGCAAGGGGGGACTCACCTAGTTGGAAATCAAAAAGGGAAACCAAAAGATTATATATGTGACTACAATAAAAAATTAATAATCGAGGTTTAGGAACTTATTTAAAATTTTTATATTGTTTCAAATAAATATAAAAATGACCGATATTCTGGATTCTACAGTATTAAGATCGATGTCTCTAAAACAATTAAAAACACATGCGAAGAAACTTCGCAAGGCAGGGTATCCGATCAAAGGATATTCAAAACTGACTGACTCCAAACAAGATATGAAACTTTTGAGAAAAATGATCCGTCATGCTCAAAAGGCTGGGATAACAGGGGATGTACCCGAAGTAGAAACTAAAGCTGGACCAAGTTGTGATCTAAATTTTCCAAACAAGACAAATTGCATGAAAGGTGCTGGTAATTCAGCAGCTCAGATAAGACAACTTGCAGAAGACTGTGGGATTGATTTGAAAAAATACAAAACGAAAGCCAAACAATGTGAACAACTCTTAAAGATGCAAGGAGGTCCGAAGGTTGGGGCCAAGGGAAAAGCATCTGGTATAACTGCAGATCCTGCATATGCGAAACTTAAGAAAAAAACAGCTAAGGTTCTCAAAGAAGAAGCTAGACAATTAGGACTTACGTATGCAGAACAAGGTGGAGAAATGTTACCAATTAGTAAGGTTCGTAAACATGGTGTTATTTTAGCTATCCTAAAAAAGAAGGGTAAGTTACCTGTACCTGGTGTATCCCCAAGGAAAACATCCCCAAGGAAAACATCCCCAAGGAAAACACCCCCAAGGAAAACATCCCCAAGGAAAACACCCCCAAGGAAAACATCCCCTGGTAAACAATGCGGATCTTACCGTACAGATGAATTAATGGAAATGAGTCTTAAGGAGCTGAAAAATGTAATGTACTCTGCCGGGCTTAAATCTGGCCTACCAAGATCTAGAAAAGGTAAAATTGACTATTTATGTGCATTGAATGAAAATGGTCCTTGTAATCCTCAAGAAGGAGAATGGTGTGACGGAGATTTTATATGCGATGCCAGTAACACTCCCGGAGTATGTGTATCAGAATCCCAGGCTAATGATAAGCTAAAAGAATGGACATATCAAGATCATAAAATTATTGGCACTGCAAAAGCTCTCGCCAAACTGAAAACTGCACTTAAGAAAAAACCTGAAAAACGACCTGAAAAACGACCTGAAAAACGACCTGAAAAACGACCTGAAAGAAAGAGACCACTACCGGACCCCTATTCAGCAGAAGGCCTTAGACGAATGGGGTTAATCGGAAAACTCGCAGGATTAACTGGTAAACATGGTTCGTTGTATAAAGATTGGCACATTGCAGAATTAATTAGTGCAATCGAAGATATTGAAATATCTCCAGGTCCGGTTTTGGTAAGACCTGAGGAAGAAACAAAAAGAGAAGAAAAAGAACGACGCCATAATATTATCGAACAAATCACCAGAATTACTGGTGAAAATAAGAAAAAGTACCGTACACATTCTCTCGAACAGGTCATTCAAAAACTTGACGATCTTTTAGAAGAACGCGGGATAGAAGAAATGGAAATTAAAGAGAAAGCAGACCTTCTCGAAAGGATAAGAAGGCTCAGCGGTCGTCCTGTTTCTGAAACGATACAAGGATTATCGATTCCCGAACTCGACGAACTTGTCGCTAAACTTGAATCCGAAGAAAAGGAAAAAGGATTCACAGTAGAGGAAGAGGTCAAAATCCCTGTTTTCGATCCAGAAGACATTATGAGAGATAGAAAAGAATTAATTAGGGAAGCTTCTGAACTAAGCGGGCAGCGCAAAAGAACTTACAAGGGGAAGAATGTCGATGAAATGTTAGACATTGTTGAGAACCTTCGAAGAGAACAACAACAGTATCTACAACAAATAGCCCGCCTAACTGAAGGTAAAGTTGAAGAAAGAATTTTTAACCTATCCAATCCTGCTCTTTTAAGACATATACAAAAACTAGAAGAAGATGTTAGATTGAGGGAAGAGGTCGAAGAAGTTAAATTACCCCTCGAAGCAAAAGAAATTTTAACAGAAGAGGAAGAAACTGATATAGACAGCGAGAGCGAAAGCGAAGAGGAACAAAAGAGACCTATAGAGGGTGCTGAAATTGTAGACGTTGAAGCCACCCTTGCGAATGTTATTGCGGGAGGGAGAAAAATAGGAGAGTTGGCTAAGGTTCAACAATCTATACTGAAATGTTTGGGATTGTTATCCTGATAACTGGTTATTTTATTATACCACGTGGTATAATAAATCTTATATTCTGATAGCTTAGATTAAATTATCTTTTAAAAATTCGATAAAATAATCCAACATATCTTGATTGAGATTGCTACACAGAGGCAGTCCGTTATCGTCGCAATATTTGATCATATCAAGACGAATCTGTGAAATAGTATCAACATATTTATCTATTTGTTGACGACGTATTTCTTCCTCGTCCTCCTCCTCTGGTTCCTCTTCCTGTGTGACATCATATTTTGATATTTTTGGAGCTCGTTTACGATTTTTACGACCCATTTATAGTTATAAATTATTTCTTTTAATATCAAATTCAAAATATACATTTTCAAGTGTCTCATCAAGTTTATCAAGATATGGACTGACTTCTCCCGATGAAGACTCCCAAATCAGTCTTCCAAAATTGTCCAAAAAATATGAACTATCTGTTTCTATGTCCAGTCCTAGTTTCTTAATATTGTGGCTAAATATATCTTTCAAATCTAAAATATGCTTAAAATAATTATACTCCCAGACTCCGTAACTGGGTACTGGTTTTCGACAATTGAGCGCGTTTCTGAAGGATAATCGGGGGATTGGAATAAATGAGAGGTCTGGTTTATCTTGTGTAGTCTTGTCCTCATCATCCAATTCTGAAACTGGCTTTTGTTTATTTGCGGGAATAACACTGGCATAATTGATAACATTCCAGGGTTTATTTTGGGGTTTATTTTGGGGTTTATTTTGGGGTTTATTTCGGGGTTTATCCGACGAGGAACTTCTATTTCTCCTATATTTTCTGGGCATTTTTTGCTTACATTCCTGTATGACTCGCCTAGACGAGTTAGATTTTTTTTGTCTACGTCGAGATTTTCCGGCAACTTTCCATTCTGATTCTTGAAATTTTTGGTTTTGCATATTATAGCTTTCTGTTTATCTAAACTCTTTTTTTTAAACGACCCTCATGTTCAAGTTCTTCTAATTCATCAGCAATTTCTGCATCGAGAGCGCTCTCATTTTCACTAAGATCAGATTGATTATCTTCGACTATATGTTCTCTAACTTCTTGATTATCTTGGAAACTTACCGAGCGCTGTCGCGCAGGAGATTTTTGCTTCCTTGATTGCTTCCTTGATTGCTTCCTTGATTGCTTCCTTGATTGGGTATTTGATCCGCGTTGAGTATGTTGTGGTCTAAATTTCGGAGAATTTGAAGGTCGGTGCCTAGGTTCCCTGGTTGGTGGCATTTGTCTATTTACTGCTTGAACAAGTTGCATAATGACTTGTTCATGTTTCTGTACCATATCTTCCTGTTCATCTAGTCGTTGCGATAGATTTTCGATATTCTCAAGCAGTTTCTTGTTTTTTGAATAGAAATAATATGTCAATCCAATCAATGCTACTATTTCAGTTCCTACATGGATTAATTGCTTGTTTTCAAGTATCTTGGACATTTATTCTAAATTTAACCATTGTTTTAAATAAGCTTAACAACATAATTTGATCTAAACAAAAGTCTTAAAATAATAAATGTCATTTCGTATGAGACTTAAAACAAGAAAGTATCAGCATGATGTATTTTCCACTGTTGATGATACTGTTGATGATACTGTTAATAATACTGTTGATGATACTGTTGATGATACCGTTGATGATACTGTTAATAATACTGTTGATGATACTGTTGATGATACTGTTGATGATACCGTTGATGATACTGTTAATAATACTGTTGATGATATCGTTGATGATACTGTCGATGATACCGTTGATGATACTGTTGATAATACTGTTGATGATAATACTTTTGAATTATCAAAAATACTGACAAATTTTGGGAATCTTGTAGAAAATCCCAGAACGCCAAATATAACACCAGATAAAAATTACAGAACATTAGATCAAAAATCTTCAAATATTGTAGATAATATCTATATTGTTGGACCCACAGGTCCTAAAGGCGATCCTGGACTTGACGGACTTCCAGGAGATACAGGATTGCCTGGAAGTCCTGGGAGTGTTGGACCCACAGGTCCTAAAGGCGATCCTGGACTTGACGGACTTCCAGGAGACACAGGATTGCCTGGAAGTCCTGGGAGTGTTGGACCCACAGGTCCTAAAGGTGATCAAGGAGGTGTTGGACCCACAGGTCCTAAAGGTGATCAAGGAGGTGTTGGACCCACAGGTCCTAAAGGTGATCAAGGAGGTGTTGGACCCACGGGTCCTAAAGGTGATCATAGTATTTTATATTACTCTCGTCAGACTAAATTACAAAATATATTTTCACCCTTATTATACGTACCGGTTGATGGAAGTAAATATAACATAAAGGATATTAATATTGTTGTGGGTGCTAATACAGGTCCTTGTCAATTTATCTTAAAAGATGTCACACAATCTGGAGAAAATGTAATGGGGGATTTGATTTTTAGCAATGGTAATGGTGGATTCGCGGCCGTTAATTGGACTGGATTTTCTGAATTACAAGATGATTTGAGAGTTTTGAGATTGGATGGTAAATCAGACAACAATGTAAATTTCTTTTCGGTTGAAATTAATAAATCATGTAAATAATTAAACATTTATATATTGAATATAAATGCTATAAAATATTCTCGAACAGTACATCTAATACTTCTCGTTATTCCTTGAATTACCTAGTACTATTTAGACATACTGTTATTAAAGCTCTTGAACTTGAAGATTTTGAATTTTCAGAAACTTATCTATTTTGGGATAAATTAGAAAGAGCTAATACTTTTCTCAAATGGTTTATCGATAACCTAACGTAACCCCGGGTGATGAGTCTTTTAAATATATCATTGGAGAACATGGACGAAAGAAAAGACGAAGATGATAAATTTATTGTGACATAACACAATAAATTTAGAACATAATTACAACGCTTGATTGTTTGCAATAATATCTGTCCCTAAAAATCCCGCCGTTGTAGAGAGACGATTGGCAACAATTACATTGTTTTGACCAGTGACAACAGTACTAATACCACCTGCCCCCGCTAAACTAGATGTAACATTTCCTGTAAATGTTGTTGTATTTGTTGTGCCTGAAACAATAATTGCTTCGTTTTGATTTGGTGCATCAAATTTACCCCGAAGCAAGTTATTAGCTACTTGACAGCTTGATAAGTTACCGGAAAATCTCATTGAAGGATTGGGAAACCCGATAGTACCACCACCACATTTATTTCCTGTAATTTGTACACCAGATACAGTGTCTGTAATTTCAATAACTCCAGCAATTCTATTACCGATTAAACTACCACTAAAGGTTCCATCAATAAAGATATTAATTACATTAGCATCTGTAAAATGATTATTCACAATACTTACAGTACCAAGATTGGCATTAGTTGGTGTATTTGTTTGTGTAATGATACGTCCTACTGTGTTGGATGTTGAAATAAACACATTATTAGCAATTACACTACTACCAACACTAAGCCCAGTGTTAGTGGATTGACCAAAACGTAATTCTCCTGTAATATAGTTGTCCGTAATTCTAAGACGGTCTAATCGAATATTATGGTTTCCACCACCAAAAATAATATTTTTAACACTATTTTGTGCAATTTCAATATCCCATACTTCACCTTGGTTAGTAAAATGAAGTAGAATATCAAAAAGAGCTTCAATAGGTCTATCTACATTAGTGGTACGAAAACGTCCTCCATTATTCACAATCCGAGATCCAGATAAATCAAGAGCTCCAATAATCATATTTTGTGAAGTAGAACCAGAACCATCGAGATTTGTAAAATCACAGCCGTCTACTTTGATACTATACATTACACTAGGATCACCTGATGCCCAAATATCATTAATTTGGATAGCACCTGATCCTGAAACATTGAGAATAGTAAAACTACAACTAGTTACAATAACATCAGAAACCATCACATTCGCAAATCCAGTTTCGGCATAACCTCCATAAAGTTCCACCTGATTAAAATGACAATTGTGTATATGGATATTAGAACCTAATATATTTAACCTATTGGAAGGTTGAAATAAACATCCATCTACTGTCGACACCAAGCTACTATCTACATTTACGTTACCCCATAAAATTAAATCAGGTTTAAACCCTGAATTAAATGAACAGTCGCGTAATACTAATGGATAACCCAATGTATTTAGATCTTGTCTACCATTTGCTCCTTGAATTACAGTGCCTTCACACGTTGCACGCACTTGACCAAATAATACATCCCCCATTACATTAGGCACAAAACTACCACCATTAACCATTACAAATGTGCCTCCATTGATTTTCATCTCTATAGATGCACCTGAAGTAAATAATGGACTTGCACCCTGAGTGGTGACAACACCTGGATAATAATGTAATGTAACACTTGATGTCAAAGTAATACTGGCATTTTCTGTAGTATTAGCCTCAACACAAATATTACGACGACCTGCATCTATAGCTGCTTTAATTGTTGTATATCTCTGAGGTTCTGTACCAACACCATCAACTATAGCATCAAAACACAAAGGAATTGTAGGTCCAGTAGCGCCAGTAGGTCCCTTAGCACCTGAAACACTCAATAAATCAACTACTATATGATCGACTATAAGACTCACATTAGAAGTCATTCCAGCATCTTCGGTAAATCTTAAATCAACGGTATCACCAGCCTTTAATTCTAATAACCCATTTATACTTATACTTCCTGCTTGACTTGCCGATTGAAAATGTCGGGATTGTATTGTTTTATCTACAATAGTACCATTTACAAATATAGCCGTTTTTATGTCAACATTATTAACATCAGTGAACACCGAAATTGAAGCTTCAATTTCATATATTCCATCACTGCTTGGAATTAACCTATCAGCAGTTGGGTTATCACTAAATGTTATACCTTTCAATAGACCACCAGTAGCACCAGTCCACCCTAAATAGGTAGGAATTAAAGGTAATACCCCTATTGTTCCAGTTGAACCAAACATTTCTCCATAGCATTCGTCTGCAACACCCGGACCCGTAGGACCTGTAGTTCCTTGAGAACCCGTATCTCCTTGAGGACCCGTATCTCCTTGAGGGCCCGTATCTCCTTGAGGGCCCGTATCTCCTTGAGGGCCCGTATCTCCTTGAGGACCCGTATCTCCTTGAGGACCCGTATCTCCTTGAGGGCCCGTATCTCCTTGAGGACCCGTATCTCCTTGAGGGCCCGTATCTCCTTGAGGGCCCGTAACATTAGCACCTGTAGGACCTTGAGGTCCAACAACACCAGTACTTCCAGTAGGTCCAGTAGGTCCAGTACATACAGGTCCAGTAGGTCCAGTAGGTCCAGTCATTCCATCTTTTCCTTCCGGCCCAGTAGGTCCAATGATAGACTGACCTTGTGGACCAGTTTCGCCTTTAATACCCTGGGTTCCAGTAGAACCTTGAGATCCTGTGGGACCTTGAGAACCCGTAGGACCTTGAGAACCCATAGGACCTTGAGAACCCATAGGACCTTGAGAACCCATAGGACCTTGAGATCCTGTGGGACCTTGAGAACCCGTAGGACCTTGAGAACCTGTGGGACCTTGAGAACCCGTAGGACCTTGAGAACCCGTAGGACCTTGAGAACCCGTAGGACCTTGAGAACCTCTAAAACCAATATGCCCGGTAGGACCCGTAGGTCCTGGATCTAAATTTATCCCTAATGCAAATGCAGATTGATTTGTTCTAGATACTCTAAATGAAGACATTTTAATTAATATAATGATTTTATTTCTATAGAAATAAAATCGATGGTTATAAGGACGTGTTTTTCATTTTATAAGCACATATGAGGAATAATATTATTATAAAAAACCCAAAAACTAGTAATAGGTTGCCTGAACTTTTGTTACATTTTCTTCTGTAAAGCATCCGGTATGGTTCAACAACTGTGTCGACAGCATCTGCATTCATTTGGATAACTACACCTTCACACATATTACAACAAACATCGTATGCTTTATATTTATCGTTCATTAGAAATGCATAACCGTACAGGATCATATCGCTTGTCGTCAAGTGACTTGCGCATAATACCATAGGGAGAGAATGTATCGTCGCCAGACAGCACGGCCTTCATAATAGAAGGGGAAAATCCAGAAATAAGAGCAGTGCCATGATCTCCAACAGAAACCGGAAAATCAGAGCTACTCCCGTTGACATTCCAAAAAACTATCTGAGGTCGTGTATACCCAGATTGAGCATACATCTTCTCAATAGCTTCAAAATTCGTTGTACCACTATTCCAACCTTCAACCTGATTGAACTGCATATCAGAAACAATCCATAGACGCTTAGGCATGTCATCTTGAGATAGCTTATGTTCTTGAGCTCTGTTGAGAATCAACCTAAACGTTGCCTGAATATTCGTACTACCACCCCAGTCGATATTTGACAGATTATTCCATCTTTGGTAAAGAGGGGCATCTGGAATATAAGCGAAGTTCGGTGTTGTATTGAACGTAAATACATAGTGCTTGAATTGACCGACAGAACACTTGGAAATCAAAAGTCCCATTGCGCATGCAACATCGAAAGGTAAATAATTTGGTGAATGCATGCTAGACGAAGTGTCAACAACTACGACATCGTTGTCGAGCGCTCCATTCTTTATACATTCCGCCTCCAGTACATTCCATTGCGCTTCACAAACTTCATCGGCTCGTCCAGTAGTCCGCATCTCACGAACAAGTTCGTGAGGTTGCAGTTGCTTAGCATTAACCTTTGCAACTGTCGGATCACCCTTCTTGAGTGCCGTTCGCCATTCCTGAAATCTCTTCTCATCATGCTTCTCAAATGACTTCTTCAGTCGCTTCATTGCACACGAAGGAACCTTGCTATAGTTAATCGCATCCCATTGCTTATTGCACATGTAACGCTCAACAACATTGAGATAAGCGCGAAGAGGTGTCAAATAATGCTTACGCAACGTGCGTTGTGAAATCTTCATCTGGACTGCAAGTGTTGTAAAAACACCAGAGCGCCGGTCCAAAGAATCTCCTTCTGTTGGGGCCCACTTGGCAGCTAATGAACATGGTCTCCCTTGATCCATATTCTTACGATCCTGATGAAGCTGCCGGGCAAACAGGTTCACCATTTGGCGCTGTAGAGTATGGAGTTGTTCTAAACGCTTAGAATCCTTGACCGTTGATACATAATTAGCCCTGACATGCTTAATATCAGAGAGATCCAACACTCCAGGAAAAAACTGAAGGACATCATCCCAACGACCATATTCTGGGATGAGTGACATCACCCTTTCAAAGAGTTCAGGTCTATTAATGAATAACCAGATTAGAGAACGACGTCCAATCTCTCGCTCTCCCTTCCCGCCTCGGCAATCACGGATGTGAAAAGCCAATAGAAAAGCATCTTCTGGGCTCTCTCTGCATGCTTCTTCCATATATTGATATTGCCGAGGGGCATTTAATCCCCTGACAGACTTGAAAAATAACGACATACGTCCACTACATTCTCCAGATGGATCAGGAGTAGATAAAGATACTGCCCCATTGGCAGTTGTAGTTGATGCTGACATAGCATATGCAAACGGTGAGATTTGAGAGCTCATAATTATTTAAATAAAGGATTCATCCTTTTAGATTTCATTTTTTAATCTCGACCAGATTTATTCCTGTTCCATCTTTGCTGTTCACGATAATCTTCTTTTAGCTCTGTATATCTTTCCTTAAGATCTTTGCGAGCTTCTTCTAGTCTCTGAATTTTACCGTCTTTTAAGAGAATATCTCTATCTAGTTGTGCAATTCTATTTTTGTATTTTTCCTCGTTAACTTTCATTTGACGCCTAAGATTCCTCAATTCTTTCCTAAAATTTTTATTCTCGGACTCTAGTTCATCCATTAAATCTGTATCTGGAATTTCAACAGATTTTAACTGTTTAATCTGCCTTTTTAGATTATTATTTTCATCTAAAACTTCATCTAGCCTTGTGCTTAGTTCATCACATTTTTGTACCCATTTTTCGGATTTATCTAGAAGCTTATTATATTTTCGACGTGAGACATATTTACTCATTTATTTCTGAACAGAACAAGCTTTAAATTTTATTATATTACTATGTAATTCAGTTACAACCGATTCTATTGGTATTGATTTTATAGGGGATAACAGAAATATCGCAGTCAAAGATCATGATTAGTAATATTGTTTCAGCAGATTTTCTAAATAGCGGAAGGTTCCCAATATGCCTCTCAATTCTAAACTTTAATAATGAAAATTCTGTAAATGGACTAAACTTATAAGACGATTTACAGAACAAGAATGGCTTTTTCATCCCATGCTGCCGTACTTATAATCTTAACCAAATTTAAGAAATCTTTCCATAAGATAAATATAAGATAAATATTATGGAAAACCCTAGACCTGTCCCAAAAAAACCAAATAAACCCGGTCGACGGCGCAGAAAAAAAACATCACAACCATCCGACAAAAAACTATCAAAAAAAGAATTGCGAGCTAGATTAAGAGCTAAAATCAAATCAAAACAGACAGCACGTTCGTCTCGTTTTTCAAGAGAGTCTCGTATGGATGATCTTGAAGATAAGATTCAAAATTCTAAAGGAAAGGATCTACTAAGGTATAAACGAGAACTCAAAGAACTTGAAAACATTGAAGAAAAAGAAATGATGAACGAATACAATAGAACCATTCCAGATTATAATTGATCTGGATTTAAAGAAATAGCTTACATAACAAAAAATGGATTCAGAACTAGAAGATCAAATCGATGCACTTATTAATAAATCAGTCAAAGACTTGAGAACAAGAATTGTTCGAGTTGTCGCAAGACATACCAACAAATCACTCAAAGCACAAGCACGCGAATTAAAAAAGGGGTCAACCGCTCGTAAAGGGCGACAGGTAACCGCAGGACGCAAAGGCGGAAGTACCGCAACCAGAAAAACCGATCCTCGAAGATATCACAGCGACAGTACTGATTCTGAAGATTATTATTCGGATTAGTTTAATTTATACTTAATTAAGTATAAATTAATCATAAATTACCTAAAACTTTTTTGATATTGGAAAGTGTCATTTTGGTATCGTTTAATTCAGCTTCTGTTTTTGCCAGTCGTTCCCTGTAATCATCACGCTCTGCAGTAATATTACTAATATCTTGGTCTAGATTAGCAACTAGGAGAGATACTTTCCCATTGAATGTATCCAACAACTGGTGTAAAATATCTGCTGATTTACCATCAAAATACTTTAAATTTGACTCAACGCTAGACTTCATGTTAGACTTCATGTTAGACTTCATGTTAGACTTCATGTCTGATCTGTGATTAGATTCAGATTTAGGCTCATGGACAGAATCGGGGACAGAATCGGGGACAGAATCGGGGACAGGGACAGGCTCAGGGGCAGGAACTGAGACGGGATCATCTTCGTTTTCAGAATTCTCCGATGTGGGCTCCACATGTGTCTTTTTTGCATCAAGTTCCACTTCAGAATCAGAATCTTGTCTAGATGCAGTTTCTCCTTCAGAATCTGATTCAGTTTCTTCTTCCTCTTCTACAAGACTACTATCATATTTAAATTTCCACTTAGTACATAGATCCAGTGTTTCTTCATCGAGAGGTATCAGTTCCCCATCTTCATACCGACCAATGACCATTTTTTCCTTTGATGATTTAAATACCAGGGTAGATTCTGGATGCCAAATCTTATTGATAGCTTTGTTCTTTTTGAGTACAATCTTAATTCGAGGTTTGCTTGTTGTTTTGCTCATTGTTTATTAATTCGAAATATATTCTTTATATACCAATTTACTTGATAGCTTACTACGTGCCTTCGTGCCTTCGTGCTTCGATAAAGTCCTAATTTTTACATCCAATATCCCGAATATGTTGTCGCAAAACTTCACCTGAATACAGATATATTAGATGTATTACCCTCTATAAAAATGAGAAAACGTTCTGAAGTAAGAGATTGGTTGAAAAATCTCCCCCTTGAAAGATGTCACTGGGCTTATTTAGGTTGTTAGAAAACTATTTAGCATGTCCGATTATACTGCACGCCATCCTTCCTCCCGCATTTCCGGTTTTCTTGCTCTCTGTATCTCCCCCTTGTCCTAAATCATCTATTCCATCATGAATAACTACACTTCTCCCGAATATAGATTCCGTAACATCACCCCTCAACTGAACACGAGAGTCAGTATAATAATACCTAAACTTTCCCCTAGAATTACTCCAAATATTATTTATTAAATCTCCAGCATGACTGTTATTTATATCTATACATATACTACCATGCTCTTTATTGTACGGGTTCCAATGAGGCCCCAATGATATACATCCCTTACTAGTGTCACCATATTGATGAATATGACAAGCCATTATTTTATTTGGCGCCATCCCACTCAAATCAAAGTATATATTAGTTTGATCTGAATCACCACATTGATGAAATTTTACAGCACCCTTAACATGCTTACTATTAAAAATTGCTATCGCATTTGTACACATCTTTTAATTTATCTAAATTTAGATAAATTAAAAGATTGAAGTTATGTAAAAACTCATAAGATTGGAATCATATCCTATATTCCTGAATAGAAATTAAGTTTAGGGTATATCCCTAGGCACACGTCGTCGCCGCCGCCTAAGACGACGATTCCTACGTCCATTTGGACGCACAGGTCTCCCACAAATATAAACCACTGCAGATAACATAAATGCAGCAAATGCAATTAGGCAAGCTATTTCAATGAACATCTTCGTTTTAGAATTGAAACTGTATTTTAGTTTCAATTTTATTTAAAAGATCTAGATATTTTACAAAATATGTATTACGTTCTTGTGAAACACGCAACTTGGGGAGGGACTGGGAAAATCGTTATCGCAGTATATGTTTGGATTGTTAATTTTATTATACTGTATACAGTATAATAAATGATATTCCTAAAATTTCTTTTGGTTCACAACTAAAGGTATAACCATAAAGTACATTAAGAACATTGCTGTATTTTATACAAATACATTGTATAAAATCATTTTATCTTTAAATCGAAAGTAATAAACCAGCAGCACCACCAAAAATTCGGAAAAATAATAAGGTATAATAGACCAGTATACAAAAATTTCTCACAGAACAGGAAAACCAAGAGCACCACCGCTGATGCGAATTATATTATTATTGACTGCAGTTGTAACGAATTCCCACATTTGAGGGAAGTCACCACCGGAACCTGGGGGGAGACCACCAGTGGCGGTAGCAATTGCATCAGCAGAAGCTTCGGGAACAATGCTAACGTTGGTAAGCTTACCGTAATTGGTAGAACCCATAGGATCGAGACAGATAAAGTCAAGAGAATATGAGTACATGTGGTAACCAGTTTCCAGAGGAATGACGGGGGCATGATACCAAGGATTGACGAGAGAGTAATAGTCAGAACCCATTTGAGAAAGACGGTTAGTATTCTCATAGATGAGGGAAGTCTGAACAATCGGGTCAGTCATCGAATCGGAAGCAAAGTCGACAGCTGTTGCAGAGGGTTGGGGAGAACCTGCGGTATAATTGGCCCACTGACAAGATGTAATAGTGTTGCGAGCACCAAAGAAGAATACCTTAATAGCATGCGAGAAACGAATGTCGTATCTAGGGGTAGGATCATTGACAGGATTAAACGTCTGACGAGGAGCAGTTTGAACCTGTTCAATGAGAATGTCACGAGGAGCACAAGCCATACGCTTACGTTCATCATTGGAGACAATAGCATAATTGGCCCAAACTTGAACGTTAGTAAGAGTAGGAGTGCTATCAAGATCTGCTTGAGTTGCACATCGAGACGGGTTGACACCAGTGTCAACCAAATTGAGGTCATCAACGATCAACAGTTCGGTCCAATTACGGAATGAAAAGTTAATGCGCATGTCATTATAAGGAAGAGCTGCAGTAGGAAGAGCAACACCACTATCGCGAGTGTAGAATAGAGGCAGAGGAAGATTGAGAGTGAACGAAGGAATAAAGGCTCCCTGAGAAGGAGCGGGACCGTGAGGAAACGTAAGATCAGGAAAATTACCAATCATATTGTTGTAACCAGTACGCTTTCCGGCAGGAACAGTAAATGCCGTCCAGAAATCGAGATGGTAATTGTCAAAACGAGCAGCAACCAAATCGTTAAAAGTAATGCAGCACTCACGAATGATACTGTGCATCAAGTTACGAGTCCAACGGACACGCAAATTACCCCCAGCATTAAACGCAGCAGAAGGATCAATCTGAGGAGTAGTCAAACGCAGCCAAGTTCCTAACAAATAATCACCAGCACGAGAAATGCTAACAGACCACTCAGTGTTGAAAGCGGGATTACCAGCAGCACGAGAAAGGACAACTGGGACCTGCGTGAACCATGTGGCCTTACGGGTTTCACGGACAAAATAAGCGGTAGCATCGGGACCACCATACATATATTTTTCAAGTTCATCGAATGTCGCAAGATCAATAAATCCCGACGTTACGTTTGATGTACAAATAGAAGCCATAGTTTTTTATATAAGGCAAGATATTTTTCAAAAACGCAAAAAATTTTATTGCTTAGGGTATGTATCTCACCTATAAAATCTATATTACCCCTCCATACAGTTTACAAAACACAAAAATGCTGTTTTGTAACTAAAATTTCCAATCATATACTTTGTAAGTATATGATAATCACAATATATATAAGCTTTACATCGCTTTTATAGTATACCAAACTCTAAATTGACTTCGTCCAAAGTTTCTCATAAAATCACCCCCGTTATATTCCATCAAACCTTTCCTGAAGAAATCCATAGGTGCATCCAGAAAAAAGTCGCCGCTACTAAAAAACAGTTTCCCCATATACTCTGAAACTCCAATATGTTTGGCAATACACTCAGCAGCTGCATCCTTGGAAGGATACATACCAAGAAGCTCAGTATCAGAACCAAAACTTTGATATATCACTGCGTAAGACTGAGAGCCAGACATGTTCAATTTACGACAAATCCTAAAATCTAATTTCAATTTATTTAGAGTCTAATCTTATTAACTCCTTCATCTGCTCAAACGTTATCTTACCAGACTCAAACAACTTAACAGCAATATCAGACTTATACTTATACTTATACTTATACTTCTCTACCCGCTCTTTTGATTCTATCTTCAATCTGCCTAAATTCATATCATCACAATATTTCTGTGACTTTTCCCTATGAGATGCTATTTCATCCTTAATTATTTCCAACTCTTCTTCATTGGCTACAAAACATTCTATCTTCGTATCGTATTTTATAGCAATCCCTAGATCGTTTACAATAGTTTTTATCCTACTTTCCGCTTTTGACGCCTCGGCACGTGTATTATAATCATAAAACTCTCTTACCCACGCTCTACTTATTTTCTTATCTTTCTTATATTTATAAGGTCTTGTAGCAGGATCTGATGTCACACCAAATCCATAATACTTACGCCCTTCCTCTTCAGCATTCTCCCAATTACACTCCACTCCATCTTTTGGTAAAAACTCATAAATATACACACCAGACTTACCTTCATACTCAACAGTATCTATACTAATATTCTTTGCCAATTCCTCCAACTGTTTATTTGATTTCTCCTTGCCTAAAGTAACAGATCCTGTAAGGAGGAGTTCTCTGGTCCACCTCGACACTTGGATAGCAAAAGAAGGAGACAACCATTGTGCGAGTTGAATTGCCAAATCAGGATGCCCCCAACTCCCCTGTGTAAATTTAGAACTATTACCTCGTTTTACCTCTATTAATTGTGATGCCGGAATTCCGGCATCACATTCCAAAGCCTGTATCAAGGCTTTAGTTTCTTTTTTGTCATACCAATGGTTAAATCTCTTTCCACCAGCCTTACATAATAATGTTAGATTGATGTAACCATCTTCTCTCATTGGGATATTCATAGTTTCACCGTTTTTGAGGGTTAGTTTACGGTTGACCAAATTATTAGGAACCTTTTCGTCAATTTTCTGTTTCTCGTCCTCTATCCAAGAAGTGACCTGTACGGCGAATTCAGGTGAAATCCATTGCGCAATATTAATTGCAACTTGGGGGTGGACCCATGTTCCTTGTTCTGAACCATAACCTGTTTTACGCTTGATTAAAAACGAGGTGCTGATTTTCACCTCGTTTGAAAGAACCCGAAGAAAGGCTTCGGTTTTTTGGAGTCGTTTCCAAGCCTTAAACTGCTTCCCTCCAGCCTTACATAGATTGGTAACATTAATATATCCGTCTTTTGGCCGGCTTTCGATTTGGTAACCTGGTTTCAAAACTAGATGTTTAGTATGGATGTGTGGTATATTTTGTTCATTAGGAACCTTTTCGTCAATTTTCTGTTTCTCTTCCTCGTCCTCTTTCTCAACCTCTTTATCGTCCTCAACCTCATAATCATAATCGGAGTCGGATTCGGATTCGGATTCTTCTTCGTACGGGGGAGGTTGTTTTTGGTCTTGGTGGGAGCGTAAGTTATCTAGGCGTGAGATGAATTGGTTGATACATTCTTTGGTTGGTGAATCTCTGGGACTGTAGTAACTTAGAAGCATAATGGCGATATCATGGTGTCCGTAAGTTGTGCGGATACCAAGTTCGTCGGTTACTGAATTGCCAGATAGACAGTGGTCCGGGTATTCTTTGATGTAGTTCTTGTATGTTGAAGTCTTTTTCCAAGTACGGAGGTCCTTTTTGTATATGTTGCTGATGTCTGTGAGATTGATGAAGCGTGATGTTCTGTGTGCTCTGATGTGTTTCCCGTCGACTTTTGAGTGGAATGGGTCTGAGTTGAAATTGAAGGTGTTGTAAAGGGAAATTAGTTTGTTTTTCAGAAAAGTACCAAAGTCTGTGAAATAGTCTACATTGTACTTTTTCTTAAACATTTTACCGTACCAGTTACCGAAGGATTCGCATAAGCTTTCGCAGATCCAGGTGCCTTTATTTTTCTGTGTAAAAAGAGATTTAAGGGGTTGCATCTTCTTATTAAGAATATTGATTGATTCTGAAACTGCTTTTCGACGTTTCCATCTTTCTACAGTAATAATCCTATCACAAAGGCTATTGATGTTGAGGTACATACAATTGTCATGTTTCGATAGGTACAAAAAAACGCTATTTCCTTTGTAGGAAATTCGGACAGTAACGTAAGAATTAACGAGATTATCGATCATTGTTTTGAGATTTATTTAAAGTTGATGAAACTTTAAATAGTTAATTATATACTGATTATGCCTTATCCTTCACATCCTTCACATCCTTTACATAAACACTATCATATATCCGGTGATAAGTCCTAAAAGTGTTGCGAGTTCATACCTTGTTAATTTCCCATTGATTGCACCTAAAAGAGATAGGGTAAATATCATACATCCGTATATCCTTTCGAAAAAATAAGTGTATGGAGGGGTTTTTAGAATGAATTCATAAAAGAAAAGGATAGGAATTGTCAATATGCCCATGAAGAATAAGCCACAAAAAAAGTTTTGAAGAAGCTGGTGCATTTTCTTCTTCTTTTTCTTGCTTTTCTTCTTTTTCAATTTCTTTTTTATCCCCAAGCAAGAATAATAAGAAGATAGCCGACATTGAGTCCACATAGTGTGGCAAATTCATATCTAGTAACTTGGATTGAACTACTGCATGATTCAGCTACTGTGCATACATTTAACACTAACAGAATCAATCCAAATACTAGGCTTATATAATACGAAGAAATCCCAAATAGAAATTCAGAGATGAACATAAATGGGAGTAATACTGTAGATATAACAGAGAATCCTCCAAAAAAGTTTTTAGCGATGAGATACATTTTTCTTCTTCTTTTTCTTCCTTTTCTTCTTTTTCAATTTCTTCTTTTTCTTCATCTTCCTTTCCATTTCTAGTTCTTTTTCAAATCCGAACCACGATGTCCATGTTGCTGGGTTTAAAGATGGCATGGAAGGCATGCTTTCTAGAATTGAGGATGGATTTGGCATTTTGGGCATACTTTCCCTGATGATAGAGACAATCCATCCTCTTATATCTAGATACTCCCATGCCTTTTCCCAAAGCTGATTCCAGTATGACGAAACGGTTTCCCATGCATTTTCCATAGCAATTTGTGCAGCTTCACCAAATAGAGTCTTTAGTTGTAGGGAAACAGCTGAACCCATTCGCATGATAGTTTCTAATATATAGGTTCCGGTTTTTACTATATATGTGTAAACCCCAGGTACATTTTGTTTTAGAATTATTGCAGATGATGCTATGATCAATAGTAAAATAATAAAGCATATAATAGACCATATTTTATATCCAAAACTTCCGAATATAATATTAAAACCATTCCTTGCTGGTGCTAAAAACAATATATTTAGCATTTTAAAAGGTGCTTTTAGTAAAGATTTTAGCGCACCTCTAAACCCTGCTCTTCTTATACTAGCTAGGGTATCTGCCCATCTTTCTTCCCCTAGTGTCCGTCTAGCTGCTCTTTCAACAGTATTCATCTGTGATTTAATTTCTTCAATGTCTGCTCGATTTCTTTTACTTTCGGCGAGCAGTTGAGCTATACCTTGTTCCATTGACCTCATTGCTTCTGCCATTTTATCATCTGTTCTTGATATACCTTTTTGTTCTCCTTTGACTTCATTTCTTTGTTGTGGATCTTGTTGAAGGACCTGATGAATAGATTTTGTGGCATCGACTGCAAACTTAAACATATAATTGTCATATTCTTTGCGGTCTTTCATATCCATGAGTGCCATCATTCTCTTGGTCAACTGTTCTTCAGTAGTACCTTTTTCTTCTACACGTTGTAACAATACGGTCTGAGCTTGTAGGCCGGCATCTGCTTGTTGTTTCAGTTCGTTGCTCCAGTTAGAGCCATATTCGGGCATTTTTTTAGCTTCTCTACTAACATTAGTTAAATCTTTCTCAAGATTTGGTAGAGAATCGATTGCAAGTTTTAGGCGTGCTTCTATTCTGGTATTAATATCTGAAATAGTTTGGCGTAATTTTGCATCTACATTTTCTTGAGATCTACCAGAGCACCATTTTCTCCCCCGAGTTGTTCTCTGTCTCTCTTTCCCTTCGCAAGGAGGGGGTCTGGCACATGCCCATACGTTGCCTGCTGATTTAGGTGGTAGTTTACATTTATCAGATATAAGGCATTCTAGTAGTTTCTTACAATCTACATCAGTAATACCTTCCTCTTCTAATACTTCTCGTTCTGTTTGATTCAATCTATTCAAAGAAGAAGATATTACATGTTTCCATTCTTTTTTGTCGCTTTCTGTTTTTACTTGAACATCTTCGTAGAGTGCCTTGAGTCTTTTTTCCAATTCTATATCAATATCTTCAGTTGTCTCCTTAACCGGCTCCTTAACCGGCTCCTTAACAGACTCCTTGGTCTTTCGTGGTCTGGATACTTTTTGTTGTTCAAGGAGTTTTTGTCTTATTCTTTGTCTTCTCAATCTATCAGATTTTTTCCTCGATATGGAACTTATTGCAACCGGTCTTTGTCTTGGTAATGGTCTTGCTTGTTTTCTTCTAGCAATTGGTGTTCCGAATACTTTTCTACATACAGTTCTAAATTCCGCAAGTGATTCTTCAGCTTTTGACATTTTTATTTATGTTGATAAAATATTGAGCACTTAAAAATTAGTTTATGATATAGAAATTGATGTCAGAACCAGATATTTTGGTTATAGATGCTAAAATTAAGCAAGAATTTAAAGTGGAATACAAAAAATTAGCCAATTACAGGAAAAAATTGTCAGATCTAAAGAAGGCATTGAAAAAATCTAAATTAACGTTCCGGTCGCGTAGAAATTTGGAAGCTAATATCAAGGAACTTGACGAAAAAATACATGAAATAAGTTCCAACGATGTCATGCATTTCTATATTGCTGAAACAGTGAGTCTTATAGAACAATACAAAAAAATACTTCAGACTCCAGTTAAGCTTAGTTTTGTTGGCAAACGGACTAGGAGTAATAAAGAGAAAATAAAGGTTGTTAGGAGGTATTTGAGGATTGCGCAAAAATATACGAATATTCATATAGAAATACCTCCTCAAAATTCTCGGATTGTTTGTAATAATTGTTCAAATAAGAAGCTATTTGATATTATTGATAATAGTATTTATATATGTCTAACATGTGGTGCACAACAAAAAAAATTATTGTATACTTCTTCTTACAAGGATATTGATCGCGTTAATATATCCCAAAAATATACATATGATCGAAAGGTTCATTTTCGGGATTGCATTAATCAATATCAAGGAAAACAGAATAGCACCATTGATAAAAAGGTATACGCTTCATTAGAAGACCAATTTGAAAGACATCATTTACTCGTTGGAGATAGAAATACACGAAAAGAGGTCCGATTCAAAAATATTACTAAGGAACATATACATTTATTTTTGAAGGAACTAGACTACACAAAACATTATGAAAATGTTAATCTCATTCATTTTGTAATGACAGGCATAAAACCTGATGATATATCCCATCTTGAGGATAAATTATTAGATGATTTTGACCTATTAACCGAACTATATGATAAAAAATTCAAAAACAAGCCTGGATTTGATAGGAAAAATTTCATTAACACTCAATATGTGTTGTATCAGTTGCTGATGCGATATAAACACCCATGTAAAAAAGGAGATTTTACAATACTAAAAACAGTTGACAGAAAGTCGTTTCACGATGATATTTGTAAGGAATGTTTCCAGCATTTGGGCTGGAACCATGTAGCATTATTTTGAAAAAAAATTTGAAACATTAAAGTGTATTTAAAAACTACATGAATTTGGTTTATAAGGAATTATAAGGAATTATAAAAGGTTTATAAAGAAATTAATATTTATATATTAATTTCTTTATATATAAAGAGATGTCGAACGACGAAAAGAAATCGAGAATAAACGTTACCGTGCATAACCCAAATTATAACCCAAATTATAACCCAAATGAATTACATGTTAATGAACCACCCAATCCAAACATGGGTTTTATCAATTATCCAATCATGAGTCTATTTAGTTCTGATAGCGGACATTTCGAGGATATCAATCCATATTTTTATGATACTATTCACAGACATCATCCCCATCCCCATCATCCCCATCATCCCCATGATAACAGAGAAATTGCTGATGCTTTTGGACACATTCAAATCCTCGGAGTCATGTCTGGATTATTTCACGACATGATGAATAATCATGAGGAGAATGATGACGAAATCAGATTACAACTGGGGTTAAGGGAAAGTCTCAGACATTACAAAAATCTTGAAAAAAAACCTGGGATTAAAATTAATATTGAAAGTAAGAAAGCAACTGAAGATAATAAAGACCATAACTGTGCTATTTGTAAGTGCGAATTTGAATTAGATGAGGATATTACCTATCTAGAATGTAAACATATCTTTCATACAGAATGTATTTCTCAAGCGGTTAAGTATAAATCTGAATGCCCTCTGTGTCGTAAACCCATTGATACTACTGATGAATATGCTGGTAAATATGCTGATGTAAATGAGAATAATATTGATACCGATGAGGACGATGAGGACGATGAGGACGACGATGAGGACGACGATGAGGACGACGATGAGGACGACGATGAGGATTAAGCAATTTAATCATGATTATAAATAATATAAATGCTGATGCAATTTATATTACTAGGGACAAAGTATAGGAATGAGAATTCTACGTACAGGTAAGGTCTTGTCGTCCAGCGGTCCGTAAACGTGGAAGATATTGATTAGTTTCTACTACGTTTTTTCTGCTTATATTGCTTATAATATTCTTCTACCAATAATTTTACGCTATATCCAATATATTCATATTGGTGGGATGGTAAATTGGCCAAAGACACACGAATAGACCAAAAAGGTCCTGCAAAACCTACTCCAGGTAGTAGTACTATTGAGTATCTTTTGGCTAAGAGCATCAAGAATTCTAGAGGGTCGCGATGTTTATATAAGTATTCTCCGAATTTTGCATCTTTTGTGATGATAGTTGATGCCTTGATGAGATCTATAACAATGTAATAATTGCTGTTCATATCAGATTCCCTGATCTTGTATTCCAAAGGATCCAATAATAAGCTCATTCTGTAACTCAACAATTTTTTAATCGTTTTATTATACTGTTTCTTTTTGTCCATATAATCGTGCATAGCAAATAGCGTCATAATAACTTGTTGTGGTGTCGATAATCCAGCAGTATGACCCTCTGCAACTTGTCTACTATCCAATACCAATCTTTCAATGAATGGGATATTTTGTGGAGTATCTGATACCATTATATATCTTTTATTGACACTTTCTGGAACACTTTTGAGAAGAACATCATCTATTACGTTGCGATTATGTAGGACTACAGAACCCAAACGCCACCCTGTTACACCAAAATACTTAGAAAATGAATAAACACCAATGGTATTGTAGGGCAATGCTTTGAGTAAACTATTAAACTGTCCTACAAACGGTGCATACACATTATCAGAAAGGATGATCAGATTGCGATTTTTTGTTCTAACGATATTTTTTATCTTTCTTACTGTTCTCTTTGATAAAGAGAGAGCTGTCGGATTTGTTGGGTTGCATAAAAACAGGGCTTTCATTTCATGGTTGGCTATTTTTTCTAGTTCCCTATCAGTTATTTCCCATTCGTCGTTTGGGTCAGCGGTTATACATACCTGTTTTAGTTTATAATTCTGTAATTCGGGGATTTCTAGATAAGGAGAAAAAATTGGCGTCAAAATACCGATCGTATCACCTTTAACCACTAGACTATTGTATTTTAACGAGTTGAATATATAGATAATCGCAGCGGATGCTCCTTCTGTTAGAAATATTTTAGCGTTTTTCTTAAGATTTGGTATATTATATATTGTCTTGGATAGAAATTCTGCTAGCACGGGTTCAACAAATGGCTGGATTCTGGGAGGACTGGGATAAAAACATCCTATTGTCGAAATAACGAGTTGATGGATAAGTTTATCTGGAGATAGCCCGGATATTCTTTTCATCGTCTCGATAGCTTCGTATAAAAATTTTCCAGTATGAGTTTGCCTGTACAATTGGAGTTCGGAATAAAATTTACGCGCAATACCTTTCTCTTCAGGCATAAATTTTAGATCTTGGATCATATCTCCTTCAATGAGACCCGTGGTATCCTCTGTTCCAATATAAGTAGATATAAGTGTTATTAGAGAAAAGGCATAACGTGGCATTGTTGAATAAAAATTGGGATTCCCCCGACCGGCGTTTATTATTTCTTTCCCTTTAGCTGCCCTTTTTTGCGCTAATCTTATGAGAATATTTTTGAATTCAAAAGGTGATAGATTACGATACTTATAACCTATATCTTTAGAGACGAATATGGAATAGTAGGTATCACATGGCTCTTTAAATTTTTCTCTAATTTTTTCTTCTTCGGTTCTTTTCTCCATTTATTATTACACAACGTAATACTTAATACTTGATAAATTTTTAAGTATTAAGTATTACGTTGTGTAATAATAAATGTCTGATCTGAAAGATCTAATATTCCCATTCCTCATAGGAGGATCAGTAATTGCTGGAGTAAAATGGGCGAGTCAACACATCGATAACCCTGCATTAGCCGCGGTAATTGGAGGAGTTCCTACTGGATTGATTTCGATTTACTGGGTCAGTGCTTCAAAATCTTTACCATATGCTCATGATTATTTTTATGTCACTTTATCTCTCCTGACAGCTATAGCTATTTTTTATGCATTGTTTACTTATACTAACATAGATAAAAATCTGGTCTTGTTAATAGCTCTCGCGTGTTGGGGTACTTTAATCGCTATAAGATACACAATATCTAGTAAAAAATCCGGAGAATAATCTCTTGAAAATAATAAATGACTGAAATATTTGAAAAATTATCCAAACTATGGAACGATAAAGGTTTCGAAATATTAGTAGTCGTGAGTCTAATAGTAATTTTTGTCCTAGCAATATTTAGGAAAGGAAAAAACGGTACATGGTCAACATCATACAATTATATACCAGGATCAAAGTATGGTAATGGGTATGGGTATGGTAATGATTATAGGTATAAACGTAAAGGGCCTCCTCGAGTAAGCAAAGGTGAAATAGAATGTAGACGAGTATTACAAAAATTATTTAACAGGCCTTTTAATAGTTGTAGACCGGATTTTTTGCGAAACCCAGTAACAGGTGGCCGTCATAATCTTGAGATAGATTGTTACGATGATAAATTAAAGCTAGGCGTAGAATATTCTGGAGTTCAACATTACAGGTATGTGCCTTATTTTCACAAGAATAAAGAGGCCTTCAGAAATCAGGGCTATCGGGATGAACTAAAGAGGAGAATATGTCGAGATAACAGAGTAAATCTTATAGAAGTTCCATATACAGTAAAACTGGGAGATATCGAGAAGTATCTAACGGATAAGTTAAGAATGATAGGTTATATAAGATAGATATGGATGTAGATACTTAAGGATTATATATATATATATATATATATATATATATATATATATATATATATATTATGCATGAAAAACAAATAGAAACTATAAAACCTATTGAAACCCGTGTCTTTCGTAGAATTATGAAAGGCGACAGAAATATTCTCTTAAGACGTAAAGACTTTAAAAATATTTTTCGCAAAACATCCACGATATATTTTATACTCATCTCAGATGATATTAAAACCCAGTCTTATATCGATCTAGTGAAACGTCATAAGATAATAAATCGCGTGTCTGTTGATTATGACGAGTTGAGAAAGTACAGAGAGTTCTGTTCTTGTTTATCATGCTTCCTACCATGCATGAGATTGGCTATTAAAAATAAACTCGTGAAGAATATTTCTTGGAAAGGATTTCTTAGGACTTGGCAAGATGGATATTATTCGGTATATTATCCGTAAAGATTTCCGAAGATTTCCGGAAGATTTCCGGAAAACGGAGGAAGAGATTTCAAAATAATTCTCTACATAATTATTTTGAAATCTAGAAAAATTACAAAGAATCGGATTTTCCGGAAAAACGGAGAAAAAGAATTTCCGGAAAATCCGATTCTTTGTAATATAATACATCGCCACAACACAATGTTTGTAAGCTTTTTCTAAAATTCAAAAATCAAGGCATTTCAGTTTAAATCCGTTTAACAAACTTTAACAAATCTTAACAAAGTTGTCAAATTTTGTTAAATATAATTTAACAAAATTTGTTAGATATTTAAAAATAAGGTGTCTTTCTTACGTTTAACAATTTTGTTAAACGATCCAAGATATTGTGTCCCTTCATAATTTAACAAAATTGTTAAATATTTAAAAATAAGGTATTTTCTTTCGTTTAACAATTTTGTTATATATTTAAAGACAAGGTGTTTTTCGATAAATGGAATGCAAATACTGTCATAAAATATTGAGCACAAAAAGCTCCTTGAATACACATCAGAGGAAAACAAAATATTGTTTAAAAATCCAAGGAAAAGGGCATATTAAGGGTGAATTTATATGCAAACTATGTGGTAAAGATTTTTTGACTAATAATAGGTATAAGTATCATACCAGAGTATGTCGGTCTAATGTATTAATTAATAAAGAGCTGGCTGATTGTAAAAAAGAAAATACGAAACTAAGGAACGAAATAAACATTCTAAATAACACCATAAAGGAATTGAGAGATTCTTTGGTAAAAGAACAACAAAGATATGAAAAGCTTTCTTTAACTGCGGTAAAGAGACCTGTAAACAGTACTAGAAATATTCAGATTAATAATTATATTCAGAATATGGAACCATTAAGGATCGAGGATATAAAAGAATCAATTCCTATGCTTACTCTAGACCATCATGTTAAGGGTCCAGAAGGATATGCAGAATTTGCTCTAGAGTTTCCATTTAAGAATAAGATAGTGTGTCTGGATGTTAATAGAAATAAGATTAAGTATAAGAATGATGATGGGGATGTGATAGAGGATGTTGGATTTAGGAAGATGATGATGAAGTTGTGTCAAGCATTAAAGGATAGAAGTTTCAATTTGTGTCAGGAGCACTATGAAAAATTATCTAAAGAATTTACGGAAGCAGAGTTAGATGAGTACAATTGCATGGAGACGGCATTGGCTATTACAAGGTATGCAAATGGTAGGGAAAATGATTTCTGTAGTAAGGTAATTAAGTTGATAAGCAAGGGATCTAAGAGGATTAGGTGAACTTCTTTAGGTGTTCTGGGACCTTGAAACCGAATGCTCTACCGGATAATCCTCTGGCACAAGCACCGCAGCTCTGGCTCAGTGGGTTACATTCATCTCCACAGTAACAGCATATTCCGATGTCGGATAAAATCGGGTCTGGGGGTGAGTTGGCCTTAATTTCGTTATGTTTTTCGTCATGGAGAGTAATTCTGATCATGTTTTCGATATTATTTCTGTTTTCGTTTGGGATGGCAGCGAGAATTGGTATACATTCCATCATTTTTTGTAAGACAGGGGTCCATTTACTTTCCTTTTCTTCCATAATTGTTGTATGGTAATGATCGAAAATTCTGCAGAAACGATCGTAATAAACTTCTTCGATATCCAGAACTCCAAATTTATGCTTATAACCTTGAGATGTGACTGGATCTTTGATGCTATTTCCAGAAAAATGGATGGGTTGTGTGAGTATATATACAAGGATTTGAGATACACACTCTCTGAGTTCTTGTCTTTCGTGGCTCATTTTGTTAGAAAATAAAATCTGGAGTTTTATTTTCATTTTTTCATTTCAGATTTTATTTTGAGAGTGCGATAATACATGCGATTAGTGACAATATTAGTATTGTTATACATATAGTGATCCAAATAGGAGATATGTTGCGAAATAAGTTTGGAATATTAAATTGTTCGGATTTGGCTATTTCATTTTCTGACTGTATTATGGATAATATATTTTGTGGACCCCCTCCCGCACTTGCGTTTATTATATCTTCATCTGTTATCAAAAAACAATCTTCGAGTGTCATACCTTTGGCTGCGGGAAGACACCTCCCATTATATGCCTTAAATCTAAATTTTGGTATTCCATATTTATTCTTGTCAAATTTAGCGAGAGGGTGTAGGCTAGAGTCGACCTTAGGAGAGTGTTCATCTACATCTACGAGAACGAAGATCGGTGAAATGATTAGTTGTTTCCAACCTCTTGTTTTATCGTATGGTTCATCATCAAAAGTTGGAAAGGCGTTTCCTCTTTCGGTACTCCAAATATATAGAGGAACAGTGTTAGGTACGGGTTGGGTCCATGCAAGAAAGGGTACAGATTTGTGTTCTATATTAAATGGGTCGTACTGAAATTTGATGTCTTTATTTCCGTACGGAAATTTTCCGAAACCTACTGATTTTATTAGTTTAAGTCCTGACGGAATTGGTCGAAACATGGGGGAGACGGCGTAGAACGATCCATATAGAAACCATGACGGACGAGATCTATCTTGAGTACATTTGAGCGTTATACCATTTTTGTCTTGAATTTCTGTGGGATTTGATATGTATCCGAGATATGTGTTTGTTTCTGGATCGATGCTGTGAAATATACAAAATGGCATTATTATAAATGTGTCATGTATTTTAGACATTTATAATAGGAAAAGATTATTTACCTATTTCTGTGTTTTCTTCGGTCTCTTCGTTTTGCCTTAGCAAAACGGGGGAGATTGCTGTTTCGAAGAGAGGCAGGAATATTATTTCTTTTATTGTCTTTTTCTTTAGATTTTTGGTGATGATTCTCTTCTTCTTCTTCTTCGGAAGAAGAAGAATCATCGTCTGATGAGGACGAAGTTTGGGGTGTGTCGGTGAGGTCTTCTTCGTCGAGGTCTTCTTCGTCGATAAAATCTTCTATTTGACCGTATCCAAGGATATCAAAGACCTTGACCATTTTTTTATCGTTTTTATCCTTTTTGCGTAGATGTAGATTAATTCTATCTAATTTTCCGTCAAATTTTCTATGAAAAGAATGATGGTTTAGTTCTAGTTTTGTGAGTTCTTTTGCCGTTTTTGCACAGATTAAGTGTTCTAGGTCTAAGTCGAAAGTGCTCAGGTCATCTAGAATATACCAGTCAACCGTTTCTAATTGATCTTGCAAATATTGAAGATTTTCTTCATTTCCGTTGTACTTGATGCAATAGTACCAACTCTCGCATTCTTCTCCACTAGTTTCCATTAGAACCGCATATTTTTCATTTATGGAGGGTAAGGAACTTTCTTTTTCCTTTTCGGTATTATTTGATGTGGGAGTAGATTGATCATTTATTTGGTTAGACATTTAAGTTAGAAATCGTGTTCTTTTAAATAATTATAAATTGGTATACCTGATGTTGATTATTCATCGACCAGTTCTTCCTCCTCTTCCTCCTCTTCCTCTTCTTCCTCCTCTTCCTCCTCTTCCTCTTCTTCCTCCTCTTCCTCCTCTTCCTCCTCTTCCTCCTCCTCTTCCTCCTGATTTTCATTACCATTTGTTACCTCATCTACCGATGTTAATTTGTATTCGGTTGATAATTTTTTGATATTGCAGATGAATTCAATATCACTTAACATGAGTTTAACACGACCTGCGTGTATTGCAGCTGCGTTGGCGTTTTTGAGAAGATTTACGATGTATTGTTCGATAAAGTATTGTAGGATGATGAATACATCTTTTGATATCTTCATGCTTGGATTATATTGATTAACGATTGCACGAACAGATCTTTCGAATGGAAATTTAGCGAAAGTTAGACAGTTGCTCATTTTTTGAAATTTCTTTATTTCTCTGATTGCAACTGTACCTGGTCGAAAACGGTGAGGTTTTTTGACTCCAGGAGTTGAATCTGTATTTTTCTTTTTCTTGCGTGGTTTTTTTGTTAAGAGACATGGATGGATGAAAGGAACAATACCGCCACCGAGGAATGAAATGTTTAATTTATCGAATAACACTGAGAGTTCTTCGTCTTTTCCTATCGATATTTGAATATCTCTGATAGTAATACGAATTCTTTTGTTACTATTTGCAGATTTAGAAGATAGGTCTAGAATTTCTGCTACTAAATATTCAAGAATAGATGCTAAGAAAACTGGCGCGGAGCTTGTAACCATTACTTTAGAATACCCGAAATTTCTTAGGAATTTTTCGGTAATGGAAGGCGGGAAAATGATACCAGCCTTTCCTTGTCGACTGGTACCTTTGATAGAGGTACCAGAAAATCTCGTAACAGATTTTGTCCCTTCGGCAATAGCATGTTTAGCTAGTTCGCCAGTAAACAAGACTTTTACGGCATTACATACTTCTTTATCAGACAGTGTTTTCTTCTTGGCGATTTCTGTTAATTTTACAACCATGAGAGAGATAGTTCTAGCTATAATGCATAGTGCACTATTAAGCTGTTGTTTAGAATTGGAAGTGATACCGTTATTTGGAGATACTTGTTTTAGTACTTTAGAGATATAAGTTTCGAAGAAGCGGGATTTCTTCTTTTTTCCGACGGCAGCTTTAACAAGTGTAGCAGCTTTGGGGGGTGGTTGAGATTTAGCTCTTGATTGCATTTTGTTTATTGAGCATCTTCCAATCTTTTAAATTGAGAATTGTAATAATTAAATAGTAAAAACATATCTAAAAAGATGGAGGATCTCTACAAATATAAAATGGAAGATCTTACAAAGCCTAGTATTACTCGTCTGGCACGTCGCGCAGGAGTAAAGAGTGTTTCGGATGATTGTTTTGTCCCTATTCGTAATATTATTGCTAATCGTCTTGATGAACTTATTATGACAGCTCTTGTCGTTAATTCTGAACATCAGACTAAGACTCTCATGTCTGACGATATTTATGATGCGTTATGGTTGTCTGGCGAAAATACCACACAATCTAACGATTTGGGAACAAGTACTTGTTCTAAATAATTATAAGATTTTTATAGTTTTCTTAAACCCAAATGGGTTTAAGAAATGTAAGTTTGTGAAGAAGAACCATAGCAAAACAACTGTGCCAATGGACTTTTCGTAAGAGGGAATATCTTAAGTAGTCAGGCTCGTCAGTTGATTTTTCTACAATTCTTTCGACACGGAAATATACCTACGGATATACTTGATATATACTTGATATATACTTGATATATACTTGATATATACTTGATATATACTTGATATATACTTAATATATAGTAATTATGTTTTTAAGTCGGTAGATGGTGGGACATTTTTAAATATTCTTCACATGTGAATGGAATATATCCATCGTATGACAGTTTTGACCCGTTATTTGTAATTCTGATCGAACTAGGCATGTACGTAGAAATCCTATGTCTATCCATTAATATGTCGATTAAGTACATCCTGTTTTTCACCAGCGTTCAGGGGTCTGCATTCAGGGGTCTGCATTATAGAAAGATTTTTGCGACTTCTATCTTTGTCTTGACTCATTTATAATATAAATATACTGTTTAAATAAATTAAGCAAAACTGGAGACGTTTACATCTCCCATAGCAGCTCCAAGAGTTGTTTGAAATTGATTAGCCATGTTGACACCTCCGATAGTAGTATCAGCCCCACCAGATGTCGCGTAAATCAATTCTCCGAGAGCTTGAGATGTTTGATTCATAGAACCTCCCATAACATTCATGGCGCCTTCTTGTAGGTCTAGATTAGGGTTAACGGCTACGTTAAACCATCCGTTATTACAAGGGACAATTGGTAGATCGCCACGAATAGGATCGCCTTGTGCTCGGAGACGACTCTTTTGATTTGCAAACATGAACCGATTGTATACAATCGGTTGTTGGGTATTACCCGCTGCATCGATAGTCGTCATATCACCAACAGCAACGAGGGGAGAACCGACGTCTTGATTTCCTTGAGAATAGACTTTATTCATTGCAGAAACATAATTAGGATCTCTGGCAATAGGAGGACCTCCACTTCCGGGTAATCCTAGGGGAACACCACCTTTACCACATTTCGCGATGCCACAACCTGGGCTGCACCCACCGCCACAATTTCCTTTGCTGCATCCATAATTTTCTTTGTAGCCTTCTTTGGCCATATCACCAAAAGTTAGGGGGTTACAAGGAACGGCTTGATTTTTATAACTGGGCATATTATATCTAATATTAGCGCCGTAATCGACCATTCCACTCATACGGGGGGACAGTAGTCCCTGAAAAGATGGTGTGGAAACAAATTTATCATTTCCTAACATGGCTTGGTAGTTGTTTTGTAAAGAATATCCTCCACAATGATTGTTTGAAGGATGAACTTCTCGAAATACTTTTACTCCTCGAGTAGGATTTCCCCAGAATCCTTCGTTGATTGCGGGGGATATATTTGTATTACAAATAGCAAAAACTGCGACTATTAATCCAACAAGTGTGAAAAAGAATTTACCATTTAACATTTATTTATACGTGAGAGAATAAATAAAATTAAAAAAATATTCACCTTTTTTCAATATTATGTTACCCCATTTGTATAAATAAATGTTAAACGGTGAATTACTCGTTATCCGAATCATCATCCGAATCATCATCCGAATCATCATCCGAATGTGTAGACCTCGTTAGCTTGTTAATTTTCCCATAAATTGTTATATATTCTTCAGCAGATTTACAATTTGATTTCGTCTGTGAGGGTGTATTGTGCCGTATATCGCGTAATTTATTATGTAGATATGTATTGTCTGTTTCGTAAATACCTTCTGATGTATTATAAAGAGTGTTTATATTCGCGCTATTAGTCTTCATAATGAGACTGTTGGTTAATAATAGATGTTTGAAATTATTTAGATAGTACTCTTTGTGTTCGGCTGATAGTTTGAATTTGCCGTCATTGAGCAAAATTCTTTCTATTATATCTTTATATTCGGATAGATCCTCAATTTTGGTTCTATTTTTCCCCAGAAGATTGAAAATAACATCCGGTAAGAGGAATGTTTGTTCGTTGTACGAGGCATGTTGTAATTTGGCGAATCGCTCATCGATCTTGTATTCAACTTTTTCGTTAGTAGCTTGTCTTGATTTTTTCTTAAGTATCTTCTTATATGTCTTATTTATCCTTTTCATAGAACGCTCGTAAATTTTATCGTACATTTCCGTTTCTACTCTTTCTCTTTCTAAAAATCTTTTCATCAGCAAATAAACTGACGATATATTGTCTTCGAGAGTCTGTGCTGCAAAATAAGCAAAAAACAAATTAACAGGCTTGGGAAACTCGCATGTATTTATTCTATCAAACACATTGACAAAAGACTGAATTTTTTCCTCTTGAGACGATGATAAAATATATTCATATACTTGGCGTGGGTTGCCTTTGTTTATTCTAAACACAGGTATGTCAATTCTTTCATATGGAAACTTATACCTAAAGTTTTTAGCGACATATTCAATAAAGTCTAGGGGAGATTTATTTTCTAGTTGATATTTGTTACTGGAAATAAGCTCGGTATATTTTTTAGCTTTGAGGATGAAATATCGGACGTCTGAGACTCCTTTTGCTCCGGTTTTTCGAAAGGGTCTTTGTCTATATTCTGTCCTGGACATAAAATTAGCGAGTTTAATGACTTCATCCACGTCAGAACTAGAAAGGTTTAGGTTAGTAACTGGACCTAATGATGTTACTAATATACTGATAATATCCTGTATCGTGCTGACCTTATACATATTAATGTAGCCATGGTGTTCTTTGTTGTGTATAACATGTGATTTACCATAATCGATAATGACAGGAATAATCTTGGTATGCACTCGAAATATATTTTTACCGTCGATCATGTAATCGAAGGCAATTGGTCGTGGTAAAGTCTGAATCATAATATTCCATGGGGTAAGATCCCAGTGAACAAAGCCGATTTGTTTTTGGGCAACTTCTAGTGCCATGGCGAGTTGAATTAAGATGAATATGAAGTCTCGCATGTTGAATGATCGACTTTCGATCCATTGTCCCAAAGTCGATCCAAATATATGTTCCATGATAACAGTTGACTTGTATTCTCCATCATATTTTCCAAAAACGTATGCAAAATTCGGGATGTATTTAACGACATTATTAATAGCCATAGTTCCGATATAAGCTTCGTGAATATTCTCAAGTTCTTTCATCCTATCACTTGTCCCTTTAATCACGAAAGAAAACCCGGCTAGAGTGTATTTTTGAACAATAACAGTTTTATTCTTATTTGTGAATATTATGTCTCCTTTCTTAGCCACGTCTGAGAAAGACGATTGATCATTAACCATATTGATGATCCATTCGAGTCCTTTTAAAATTCCGAATGATCTGGCTTGTCGGGGTATTGTATTTATATCCTCTACTGTTTTTGGTATTACCGGATACGTCGTATCTAGTTTGCTTTCTAATCTAATCTGTCGGCGAAGGGGAGTTTCGGTATTGTACAAATATACTCCTGTCTCATTTTTTAAGCTAATAATAAGTTTTTGAAGATAATCTAGAACACCGTTTTTCTGAAGATATTTTAGATAAAATTTTTTCGCGTTCTTTGCTATCTTTTTGCATTTTTTATCATGTGCTCGACACCATCTGATCTTAGATACCAGATCAGATAAATCTGCCTTTACAGGTACATAATGTACCATAGGTTCTAACATTGGTCTGTACCATATTCTGTATTTGGAATCTGCCAATAAAATACAACATCCCATACTCAGCTCGAGAGACAATCTAAATGCCGATACATGCCCATCTACATGGATCAGATATTTATATTCTGATTGTTGGAGAGGAGTGAGAAATGGTACCAATGTTATACCTAATTTATTCATTTGAGGGACATTGATAGTCTGGAGGTATTTCTCATCCTTTAGTTTTCTAGGGCGAAGTTGCCATTTTGTTATACCAGCATCAAGAAGAGGACCATATTCATCTGATGGTGTAGTAGCCGAAATATAAGCCAACTTTAGTCTTACATTCGTATCGATAGTTACGCCACAGCCTGTACTAGCACCTCTAAATACAGCGGTAGGTTTTTTGTTTTTCCAGTCAGTCTTGAAATCGCTAATGTTTGGATAAGTTCGGCACGCTTTACCGAAAAATTTTCCCTCATAACTAGATACTCTAGCCCAATCATCTCCTGTGGGAATCGGGACATCAGCATATTCATCGGTAGTGACCATTGACAATATAGGAGCATACTGATCGTATTCGTGTGATAAAAGAGGATGATTATCTCCAAACATATGATCGTATCCTTCGGTACTATTCTTTTTGATGACGGGAAAATCTCTCCTGTTGATAAAAAACTCGATATCTGGTATTCTTCTGTGTGCACATAGGGTTTTTAACATATCACTCATGTTGGGAACATTAGTATCGCCTTCGTTGATTGGATATTCGTATCTAACTAGACAATTATTGGCATACCAATTCTCTGGATACTTGGACACACTTACTCTGAAATTTTTCTTCCCGAGTCTGTTAATATACTTAGCAAAATTAAACATGTTTCCAAAGCGAGGATCGATCTTGATTTTATTCCCCCATTCGTTTACAAAGTTCTTCTTACTAAACGGTAGAAAAACTCTCAATTTATTATCCTGAATTTTGACGAAAATTCCTTTCTTAAACTTGTTAAACATGTATCTAAAAGTATTCAAAACAGCAGTCGCGTTTAGATTTTGATATTTAACCCATGTTAGATCAGGAGATAAATCAATATTCTTGAACTTATTATCATCGAGATTTATCCTGGGTATGCATACTTCTCCGTTTGTTTCACTTCGATATTCTTGGAATTGATCTTCATCGCCCGCAGTAAAATGCGTTTGTTTGAAGTTCTTATACCGAGGATTTGTGACTACATTGCGCCTCCTGGCAGCAGCACATTCCTCAGGAGAAGAGAAATAATCTGGTACTTTCTGAAAATGCTCAGTTGTAGTCATTATCGATTTTATAATAAGCTTAGTTATTATAAATCAATTTTTCTTTAACCGTCCACTAAAGACATGTATCTATCAATCATGATGAACTGGAGTAGACATGTTCATTTTTAAATCAAACATTAAATCAAACATTAAATCAAACATTAAATCAAACATTAAATCAAACATTAAATCAAACATTAAATCAAACATTAAATCAAACATTAAATCAAACATTAAATCAAACATTAAATCAAACATTAAATCAAACATTAAATCTAAAATTCGTTTTTATTTTCACCATTTTTAATGAAATCTTTCCTCTTATATTTCTTGTATTCTATCTTGTTCCGTTCTATCGGAATACCCCTACGAGCTTCCATGATCTCATCATACACTCTTTCCGGGCTTCTAACCCCGTGTTGTTCTAGAACATACATTACGTCATCTCGAACTTCATTCTTCTTTTTTGCCTTCCTCCTCGTAGCAGTGGTCCTGATAACAGCAATTCCGTTATGTTTGAATCCTGCTTCACCTTTGGACTCTAAATGATCGGAGATCTCTTTTTCCAGCATCTTTACTCGTTGTCTCAATTTTTTCCCCCTGACCGTGAGTTGTTTCAATTCTTTCTTAATTTTTTTGATTTCCTCGACTTTACCTCTTAACATTTATTCTCAGGAAGCGACATCTTTAAATTATATGGTATATGGTTTTTATCATATCGACTATTACCAATGGTAATGATACCTACACCGCACCAAAATCTAGTATTTATGAACATTTAAAATATTAAAAATAGATATTTAAATAAAATGGCTCAAAACTTCCAAATAGCTCCAGAACATGTAATTTCTTGTTCAGAGTGCAATGCTAGCTGCTCGGATACTAAACTCACAACATGTTCTAGATGTCAGATTGTACATTGGTGTGAAACATGTCAACCATCTAAGAAATCTAACGTGCTATGTATCAAGTGTACTAGGAGAAATAGTTTAGAATACTTGAATATAAGACCTGTCAGAAGACATGCTATATATAAATAGATAAATCAAGACTTGATAAATTTATCAACCTGTTCCCAAGGAATATTACGAATGTTATGAGTACCGGTGATATTGATAACACTAGTGGCACTATTCCTCATAACATCAGTAATATCGTATGGAATAATATCATCAGATGGACTATGCATTACCAGAATTTTTCCTTTACAATTTTTAAGATACGTATCTGTTTCAAAACCTGTGAATAAAAAGGACAAAAATCCCAATATACCATAATTACGTTTAACATACCTTTGAACACTTGGAAGACCGGAATCAATAATGATAGTATTTATTCGATATTTTACAGCTATATAAGACGCGACAGCCGCTCCCATAGATTCTCCGTATAGTATGATATCATTTTTATCGTAACGTGATAGTAAAATTTCAGTAAATACAGATGCATCATGATAGAATTGTTGTTCTGATGGAATTCCGATACTTCTCCCGTAACCAGAATAATCGAATATAAGAACGTCATAACCTAGTTTGGAGAGAGCATCTATGTGTGATTGTCTATGGGAAATATTTCCTCCGTTCCCATGGCAAAATAAGACTACTTTTTTGTTAGATGTCTTTTCGTCAGATGCTTTTTTGTCTTTTCCTTCAATAAACCATCCATGTAGGTTCCCTTCAGAAATATCTTGGTAAGATCCTTTGTGCTGTAAAAAGTTATGGTCTGGACGAAAATATACAAACCGCTTTATTAAAAGCACGGCCATAATCATAACCGTTAGGATGATTAATATTATTTGAAACAAGTTTTCATACATTTATTGTATGAAAAGATATGTTTAAAGCCTGTTTAATATTCGTTAAAATTTGTATTACGCCAATATGGTCCACCAGCAGCCTTTTGCGCTGCTGCTAAGTCCTGATATTCAGTATTTCCTTTAAGGTAAGAGTCTCTCAATGCATATCTATCAGCACATAATCCTCTTCCCAGTCCATCACATAAGCATATATTATCACAACCATCACAATCATCACAATCATCCCAAGCCTGATTGTTATATGGACTCCAGCTTCCATTTGAATTTTTCAGAACGCATGAAATTAAAATTGCGATAGCGACTAACGAGACTAATACGTATATACAAGTTGCCGTGTTATCTGACATTTATATATACAGAACATATTTCTTTTTCTTTTGTACATTTTCGATGATATCGATACTTTTAATTAAGACCATCCTAATCTAGCATTGCTTACTGGCCATTTTTTCCCGGACATCATTGCTCTATCCATTGAACTGCGTTGTGGTTTTGCACACAGACAGTTCACACCGTTGTTGATTCCGCGATAAGTATTATTTTTGGGTGGGCATGAATATGTATATGTATTTTGTAACAAAGAATAACATCCTTTTTTACGGTAATGAATTCCGTAATCTTCTTGTTTTTGGGTAGACATTTATTATGAAGAAACATAATAATCTCGCAATATAATTTGATTAAGAATACTTGTATTCTGGTACAATACTTTCTTTAAAAACAAGAATTCCAACTAAAAATAAGATACTAATGTTTAGAACTATTAATGGCAATGACAAGTTCAATTTTCTCATTTATTATAAGGTATATATTATTCTTGTTTCTTTTTATTAGCTTTCTCAATCATATCATTAATTTTCTTTTTATCTTTCAAACTAAGACCAGGCTCAGGAACTTCATCTCGTTTCCATCCATATCTAAGATACCATTCCTTCCCATAAGCATCCTCAAGTAAATGAACTTCATCTTCCTCCAGATCTTCTGGTAAGATACCAGATTTAATACCTTCTTCTACATATGCTACAGCTTCCTCCATTGGAGGAGGAACTTTGTTTTTAATCGTACCATCGGTAAAATTTATGTTCCCGTACATTTGTTCCCCAATTTTCTTAAAGTTCTCCAGGTCTTCTTGAGACATATTTCTCATGGCATTGTTTACCATCGGATTGTTCCACAGATCCATTTGTTCACAAGTGAACTACTATTTAAATTGTTTTTCCAGTAATTTCTTCAATTCTGGTGTCCCCCCAATAAAATTCATTCTGTTATCAATAATAACAGGAACATATTTATAGTTTGGGGCCAGTCGATTGACAAGGCTTTCATGATCCTTTCTCTTGTAAAATTTATGTTTAATACCATACTTTTTACACAGTTTTTCAGCATCTTTACAAGCATAACAGTTCTCTTTCGAAAATATGGTCAATGGTTGAAAAATCAGAGATTTTTTTGTTTTATGGTCACTAGATCTACGTCTCCTAGATCTACGTCTCCTAGATCTCCTCCTAGATTTCCTCCTAGATTTCCTCCTAGATTTCCTCCTAGATCTCCTCATAGATCTCCTCATAGATCTCCTCCTAGATCTCCTCCTAGATCTCCTCCTAGATCTCCTCCTAGATTTTCTAGATTTTTTATGTTCACCGTATTTACGCGTCATTTTTTATTCATGGCAATATTTCTTTCAAATCCATTTTTAAAGACGTATGTAAATTATCTAAATGTATAGCTGTGATATATGCGACAAGAGTTTTGTTTCTAATAAAAAATATAAATCCCATTTGGAGCGGTGTAAGGAACGTTCTGACAATAATTCATTTAGATACCCATTGAGACACAGATCATCTCTCGATGAAATTACTCATAGAAGGAAAATAAAGCCGCGTAAAGAATCTTACAAGAAATCAAATAAATACAAAAGAACAATCGAACTATTGACTGAAGAGAGTAACAACCATCGTGGTGTTATTCAGGAGAAAGAAGAATTGATACTAAACTTAACCCGAGAAAAAGACAGCTTAATTGAAGACTTAAACAACATCCAAGAAATTAAAACTAAACTCAAAAAACAGTATGCTAAAAAATTAGCTAAAATCAAACTCGAAAATAATCAGTTAAAACATGATCTAGATACACATACGCACGAATCTTCGGTAAAATACAACTCATTGAAGGATTCTTTCGATGAAGTAAATAATTTACACGAAACTACAAAAGAACAACTATTAAAAGTCAAAACCGAACTACAATCCACACATCTAAAATCACAAAAAACTCTTAAAGAACTAAACGATAAGCTAGATCGTTCTCTATTAGATAATAAATCAATGACTGATCAATTATCGGAAAGATTGAATAATACCGTCACTAGAGAGAAAAAATTAAAGGAACATAATAAAGCAATAGTACAGAACCTACAGAAACAAATAGAAAAAATGAAAGCTAACCACGCAGAAGAAATAAAAACACTGAATGATCGTATTTACACGATCATTGCGCAAAATGAAAAACATGCCGAGGAAACAAAAAAAACTATCACTGTTTTGGAGCTGAAAGAAAAAAATATGACAACCCACAGTAAGGAGCAATGTATAAAACATATAAATGAAAGGAATATATTGAAGGATAAAAACAAACAGGTTCTGAATGCTAATTTCACACTTGCAAAAGAAATTAGTCGAAAGGATAAACTCTTAAACGAACATATGAAAGCGCAGAAAATATTAGAGGAAGAGAACAATAAGATTAAGAACACTAATTCTATATTAACTAGGAAGGTCTCCGAGAAGAATAAACTCTTAAACGAACATATGAAAGCACAGAAAATATTAAAAGAAGAGAACAATAAGATTAAGAACACTAATTCTATATTAACTAGGAAGGTCTCCGAGAAGAATAAACTCTTAAACGAACATATGAAAGCGCAGAAAATATTAGAGGAAGAGAACAATAAGATTAAGAACACTAATTCTGTATTAACTAGGAAGGTCGTGGAGAAGAATAAACTCTTAAACGAACATATGAAAGCGCAGAAAATATTAGAGGAAGAGAACAATAAGATTAAGAACACTAATTCTGTATTAACTAGGAAGGTCGTGGAGAACGATAAACTCTTACACGAACATATTAAAAAAACACATGCTATAATTAGCAGTCAACAATCGGAAATCAAGAAATATGATGTAAATGTGAATCAACTCAAAAAAGAGCTAGAAAATAGGTCTCAACAAGCACAACAGGAACTGATTGACAAGTTAAAGGACATCAAAACCCGTTTTGATGTTGATATGGCCAAGAAAACAGAACAATTAGAAAAATATCGTGAACGTCAACTGTTGTTACAGGAGCATATATCGAAGCAAGATAGAAGTAATCGGGAACTACAGGACAACTTAAACTCAGATCTTCAAACAAAAACTGAGCAGATTAATATGCTAAATAATACACAGAAAGAAATTAAAAAAGCTAATGTACAGCTGGCGCAAAGAATAAAACAATTAGATTTGGAGATTGCTGAGTCCAATAAAAAACTGTTAGATGCAAACGAGGATAGATCAATCTTTGTGAAGGGCTATGAGGATCGAATAAAAGATCTTACGGAGAACAATAGTCAGCTGAAAATCTCTCATAACCAAACCGTAAAAGAGTACCGTAAAATTAATTCTAACCTTACAGAAAAATATAGGGAGAATGCGAAACAACAGGAAAATAAAATAAAAGAAATTTTAAGGGTTAAGAAACATATACAACAAAAACTAGAAAACATAACCGACAATAATGGAAAACTTCAACAAACTGTAAAAAATCTTGAGAGTCATTATACGAAGGAAATTAAAAAACTGAACGAAACTCATGTAACTCTGAGGATAGAAAATCAAAAACTTGGTGTTTTGATCAAGTCCTGTTCAGATGAAAAGAGTACTATGGAACGATTAAAAAACGAAAATAAGAAATACACGGATAAAATAAAATCATTGCTGGAATCAATACAGAGGTTAGATGATCAAAATATAAAAATTAAAGCAGAATTTGAAAGTATGAAAATAGGGTTTGGATCAACTCTTAATAATCAGTTAAAGCACAACAAAAATTTGGAACAGGAACTATCAGAAAATAAGATAAAGTTGACATATTTTAAGGACATGTGCCGTTCTTTACAGGAAGATTTAAATAAAACTAGCGCTAAAGTATTATACCACACAGAAGCTAAAACAAAGGTTATTTCTCAGACGACGAAAGAAACAAAAAAATTGAAACAAGTTGTATCTGAGTTGGAAGAGCGGATCAAACAACACGACGAAAATTTTCGTCGTGTAAGCAACATATATAATCTTCGTTTGAAAGAAAAAGAACTTGAATTAGGGGTGATGAAAAATGAGATGGATAAAGCGAGATTAGCAAAAAAATGAAAATAAAATCGAAAACATAGGAGATTTATGAGATGGAGAAAGCTATCCAAACGGTGACAGAAATGATCACCCAACGAGAATATAAAATCACTGAAAAAGACAGTGATAAAATTATAGGTGTTAATTCCAAAGGTGATCGCATCATTGCCTTTACCAACATTATTAGCAAGTTCAATAACGACAGGGTAAAAGAATATGTAAGTGTTTTATACAAGATGGGCATGAATCACTGTATTGCTATATACAGTGATTCAATCACCCCGATGGCCAAAAAATTTATCAAGGATTCTCTTGATATTAAGATCGAATTGTTTTGCCAGGATGAACTCCAGTTTAATATAACTAAACATAGATTGGTTCCTCCTCATATTAAACTTACAGATGAAGAAGGAAAGCAGTTTAAGAAAAAATATGGACTAAAACACCCGGTGATTCTAACATCAGATCCTGTGGCCAGGTTCTACAATTTCAAACGAGGAGATATTATCAAAATTGTTCGCCCAGGTGGATACATAACATACAGAATTGTTAAAGGGTAAAAAGAATATAAAGAATATAACGCAAAACAACCCCGATTCTTGATCAGAGCAATGCTCTAATTGAGTTTCGGGGTTGTTTTGCGTTATATTCTTTATTATTTTCTGTTAATACCTTTATATACGCCTGCGTAATTTTTTGTCCAGGCTTCTTTTACACCTCAGATTTTATACCATGTCAACACAATTTGGATCTTCTTTTCCTAGATCTCCTCCTAGACTTTCTCCTAGATCTCCTCCTAGACTTTCTCCTCCTAGATCTCCTCCTAGATCTCCTCCTAGATCTCCTCCTAGATCTCCTCCTAGATCTCCTCCTAGACTTTCTCCTCCTAGACTTTCTCCTCCTAGATCTCCTCCTAGATCTCCTCCTAGATCTCCTCCTAGATCTCCTCCTAGATCTCCTCCTAGATCTCCTCCTAGACTTTCTCCTAGACTTACGTCTTGAGTATCCCTTTGATTTTTTATATCCGAAACTGGCACGAGGCTGGTATTCTGTCATCATGAGTTGTAAAAATGAAGGGTCGCTAGCCAAATTAATATTTTTTATTGGTATTTGTTTTTCATCGGAGCATCTGGCAACTGATACCTTATCGTCATCTCCGAAAGAATGTCGAGCATATGGAGAAGATCTGGTCTTATGTTGTTTTCCTCTGATTGGTCTATATGTTCTGGTTTTCCTAGCCCGTGCTCCGGTTCTCCTGGGTCGTTCGACGGTTTTGGTTTTCCTAGCCCGTGCTACGAATTCTGGTCTAGATACTGGTACAAAAGTCGATGAACCACACATAACCAATTCCGGTTCAGCTGCCTGTATTTTAGCATCAAACCATTTTACGTCATTTACTACCATCGGAACTTTTGGTTTTCTCTTGGGATCTCTAAAGCCAAATACAGCAAATACGGCTTTGATTCCGTTTTTCACAGCGGGTGATATAACAAATGGATTTATAGCACTTCTAAGCATTGGTACGTATGGATCGTGTTCTTTTATCAATTCTGAAATAAATACATCCCTCAAGCCAGTGCCGATTGCTGAGCTCGTTAATGATACTTTTCCCGTATTTCCCAATCCATAGGAAAGTAAAACACTGTACATCATTTTTAGAGGCACTTCTGACATAGGAAGAGGTCCTACTACTGGTGATAATATCATTTTTCTGAGCATCATTGCGACTATAATAAAAGTTATTTTGGCGATGGCTTTACCAATGGCCATTGCAAAATGTTTTTTACAGGCAACTATCACATCAGTTCGCAAAACATTTTTTACGATGAGTTTGGGAACTTTGGATAATCTGTTGCTATCGAACCTATATTTTATACCTGTTTTACAGTCACAATGCCCAGAATACGCGTCACATGCAGGCATAGCAGTTGTTGCTAAATTAATAACTGCCAGAGAGACTGCAGCTGTTTGAGAAACATACTCAAGCGGTGTTTTATATCTCGCCGCTAAATTAATAATTTGTTTGAAGTCCATTTATCTATAGCAAATAAATTGATTTTAATTTTAAAAATATCATAATAAATAATAATGATTATTACTGGATTTACTGGTTTATATTCCTATTTAAAATCATGGTTTGACAATTTTCTCAGAGAATTTTGGATCTTTATGGAAGAAGATAACGATATTTCTGATCATGCCTTTAATTTTTCACAGCTGTTTGTGTGAAGAATAATATTTATTATTCTTGAAACAATAATAAATGTTAGAAAATCAAATCGCAATCTTAGTATTTAAAAATATATTTTTAAATACTAATTTCGGTTAATACTAAACTAGTTTAATAACTTTATCATATGATCCTTCTACGGTCTGGTGTGCAATCACCAAGACTAATTTCCCCGTATAGTTTTCCCGGATACCATCCATAACAGATCCAGTCAATTCCTGATCAAGACTTGCTGTACACTCATCTAATAGCATTATCGGTGTATTAAACATCTCTCCTAAAGCGAGAGCAAATGCTAAAATAACTCTACTAAGTTCGCCACCACTTAACATACCGATATCAGCTTCCATACCTTTATATTCGATCTGTAGGTTGATTTGGGGTTTTCTCTTTTTCTTTGATTCTTTAAAAGTTATCAATTTGACAGATATGGGATTATCAGGAAAAAATTCATCAAGGTATGGTTGGGCATGAGTATTAATTGACGATATCACGTTGAGCATTGCTATACTCTCGGCTTCTAATATTTTTTCTTTCAATAGCATGGCAGCAGCGTATTGATGTTTGTTTTCTATTTCTTCTTGATGAAGAACATCGACTTTTTGTTTCCAAGATTCGTATTTTGATTTTTCATCAATGTAGCGTTCAAATTTTTCGATATCCTTGACGTTCTTTTCATGTAATACTTTTTGTTCTTCTAGCTTAGTTAATTCATCCATTGTTTTCTTTAGCTTAGACTCGACTCTACATATTGTTCGGACTTTTTTGTACTTATGTGTGTGTTTTGATTCATGCATATGAAGTTGGGACCTGTGAGATGACAATTCTTTTTCTAGATTTTTGATGTTATCCGAAACTGCTGCTAATTTTTCCTTGTTGCGTTTTTGAATAGTAATAGAATCTCTGAGTTTTTCTTCATCAATACCACATATTGTGGTATTATTATGTTCTAGTCCATCTATGATCTTCTTTTGCCTTTGTATACTTTTTTGAAAAGATACCAAAGTAGATGAATACTTTTTTTCTTTAAGAAGAGAGTGAAGTTTATCTCGATTGCGCTCAAGTTCTTTTTGAGAGGATCTATAATTGCGAATATACTCAAGATCATTCCTCATTTCTTTTATATCTGGCAATTCTTCGTATTGATCCCTAATATCATTGATTTTTTTACTCAGCTCTTCGTATTTTTTTAGTTTATGCTTTTTGGACGGAATGATAGATTCCAAATTCGATACCTTTCTTTTTATTTTTTGGACTTGTTTTGTGATGGCGTCAATATCATCCGATTCTTCAAGATCAGAATCTGGTGAATCGTAAATTTCCAATTCATTATCGTGAAACCTTAAAGGTATCGAGCATGACGGACATGAATATACTTCCTGTTGCATTTCTAATTTACTCAGAAGTTTCTTCTTTTTGTCAAGTGTCTCTCTATATTCTTTAAGATCGTCAATGTGTTTTTTCAATTGTTCTTCATCAACCTCATATCTACCTAAATCTTCTTGTAGTTCATTAATTTTTTCTATATCCTTGATAATTTGTTTATACTCAGATATCGTACTTGTAAGTTCGTCTTTTGAATACTCTTTCCACATTTTACTATTAATATTATTGATCTGCTCGGTGAGAGTACGGAACTCTTCTTCCTGCATTGCTTCTAGTCGTTTAACATCTTCGTTATATCTTTTTCGCAAGGAAACTAATTCTCGTTGCGATACAACAATGGATAGTTGTTTTTCATATTCCTCGATCTTCTTATCGCCTTGATAATCTATTGTTTTTTCTTCGAGTGATAATTTAGTCAGTTTTTTGGTAATAAGATCAATAGAATCTTGTTTAGTTTGTCTTCGTGCTTCTAGAACTCTTAAAGATTCGAGTTCCTTGTTGAAAAATGCTAATTTTTTCTTGCATCTTTTGATCAAGATAATAGTATTCTTAAGTCTGACCGTCTCATTTTTAATTATCCTGCTTCTATTTTTTACTGAACCCTCTAATGGGAATTTTACTTCCACAGGTTCGGGCAATTCTTTAAGCATGAGAGAAGCCATTTCAAGTTGAGAAGCCGTTTTTAGAAGAGTCTCATTCCTTTCCTTTATTAAATCCTTGCATCTTTTCTTTATTTGTGAGAGATCGATATCCTGAAAGGCAAACTTTTCTAGAAAGGCGAGTTTTTCAATTGGAGATAACATAATAAAAGAATCACGAGCATTTTGAGAAATATATCCTGTAGTTTTGAAAGAATCACCGAATTTTTTATTAATGATATTTTGACCTGCTTGATCTTCGTATACATCATTAACAACAAGTCTATTTGGTCTCTTAGTTCGTACGACAGTTAGATCATCAAATTCAAGAGTAACTTTACAGGAAGCTTTACCGTAACTAATCAGTTTACTCCCAGTTCCAAAGAGAGCGAAGTATATTCCCAGCAAAATCGTAGTCTTTCCTACACCTGAAGATCCTGAGAGAAGAACAATACCCCTATTTCCAAAATCAAAAGAATTATTCTCGTAACATCTGAAGTTTTTTAATGTGATCTTCATCTATTTTTTATTTGATCTAAATTCCTTAAAACAATTCATTTATTTATTTGGGAATTTATATAAACAAATATCATCTCGCTTGCAATGTTACAAATCTACTATACAAATGTTACTCTTAGTTTATCCTAATGAGGACATTTATAGCTCAGAAATCAAAAAGGACCGACAGAATTGTCCGTGTTTTGCCAAAACCCTGCGATCAAAATTTAACTAATAAATTTAGTTTAAAGTCAAGTGTACCAAGTTATAAATGTCCGATCAAGAATTAACATTTGAAGATTATAATCCGCGCTCATTCGCAGTTCGCGGAGATAAAAAGAAATACGCTAATCGTGTCAAAGCAATTGGTGGGCGGTGGAATCCACGCATGAGAGATGGCGAGGGATGGTTAGTACCGAAAGATAATCTCCCTAAATTAAAAGAATTACTTGCCGATGTAAATGGTTCAGCACCTTCAGCAGCACCTTCAGCAGCACCTTCAGCAGCACCCTCAATAAAATCAAGAAAAAATCAGTCAAAATATCATAGAGAAATTTCTGAAGGCGAATCAACTGATTCTGATGATTCTGATGATTCTGATAATTCTGATAATTCTGATGCAGAAATACTTTCGTCAGATTCTGATAAATCTGACATAGAACCTTCTGATTCTGACGAAATAAAGACCCCCAATGAAAGGAATAATGAACATGTAAAACGAACCAAATCAAACGAATTGGATTTACCGAAAGATTTAGAAACAAAAATACACAATGAAGAGAGGGAACGTTTCGAAAAAGAAAAAAGAGAACACGAACAATCCATAATGGATAACGAACAACAGGACAGGGAACAACAGGATAGGGAACAACAGGATAGGGAAAGGAGGGACAGGGAACAACAGGATAGGGAAAGGAGGGATAGGGAAAGGAGGGACAGGGAACAACAGGATAGGGAAAGGAGGGACAGGGAACAACAGGATAGGGAAAGGAGGGATAGGGAACAACAGGATAGGGAAAGGAGGGATAGGGAACAACAGGATAGGGAAAGGAGGGATAGGGAAAGGAGGGATAGGGAAAGGAGGGATAGGGAAAGGAGGGATAGGGAAAGGAGGGATAGGGAAAGGAGGGATAGGGAAAGGAGGGATAGGGAAAGGAGGGATAGAAAACAAGACAGAAAAGAGATGGATAGTAAACAATCGTCTTATGAGAGTCATAGAGTGTCGCGAAAAAAGGAAAGAAGAAACAATCGAGTAGAATCTAGAAGAGATGAACAAAAACGTCAATATGGTTCTTCTAAAGGATACAGGAAAACTCAAGAGAGAGATAGGGGTGTTATGGGGTACTATAAATCCTTTTCCAAAAAACCCAGTTCTTTTAGGGAAATGTATGAATCACATCAGGATAGATACTCTTCATCGGATGAAGATGAGTATACTTCATCTTCTGATGATTTTCCTGAGCCTAATTCTCCTCGGAGAAAAATATACCAAAAAGATCATGATGATTTTGGTACCTTATTTGATAAGGTTCATAAATTACAGAGGCACGTATATCAAATGGATCTAAAATTAAAAAAATACGCTTCCAAACGAAATTAAAGACATATATTTAGAACACAAATGAAAGAATTTCCTGAGATTTTAGACATAAAGAATAAATCAAATTTTACAAAAATTCTTTATGATAGAACACTATGTTACTTAAGGAGAGATATATACGAACATATTATTAGTCACGATGAAAATAGTTATTTTGACGTGAAAAAGTTCGATCAGTCCCATCATAGAAGTATGGAAACCACATCTAGATTAATATCAACTATTATGGAAGAATTAACTAAGTTGGGGTGGAAATGCAAATTATCTTTTCAGGGAACCGGTTTATTTATTTATTCTACCGAAAACCCTCCTCCCAGTTGTTGGGATGATGGCTGGGACTAACATAATATTTTATCATACAACTATATGATAAAATAAATTGACTAATGTCTGAGACGGAAAATACCAACAAGAATAAGAAGACTAATTAACAACAATAATACAATAAAAACTGTTTTTATGGTCTGGTTACCATACCTAATATCTTTTGTACGAGAATTAATAACAGCCCTATAAACTACACGATTTTGTGCCCTACCATCAATTCCTGCAACCCATTTTTGAAAATCCGGTAAATCAGACAGTGGGATTGGTCTCGAGAAATTAATCCAAGGCATTGTAGTCACTATTCGTCTTGTATAGCCTGTTGTCGGGTCAATTCCTCCTGAAATATATCCCAGTCGAGTTGTATATTGGCGGCGGAGTTGAACAGTTTCTTCGTCTTCGGCCCAAGAATAATTAATTAGCTTTTTGCGATCTGGTGGGTAAAAAAAATCAGGAATACCTGTGATTACATTTTCCTCGATTTCACAGTTATTTTTTCCTCTAACCATCTTAAAATACCCACCATCACCCCATTCAGGACCCCAAGAATTTTTGATGCTCCAATATGGAGTACCATCCTGAAAACCCCAGCCGACTATTTCAATAGCATGACCACCTACTTGGGGACCCTTCCCATTCCATTCATATATTGTATTTTTAGCATCAAATGTGTAAAAATCTGGATAAACCTTCATTCCTGTTGATACGGGACCCCAATTATAAATTTCGCTACGAATATTAAATTCGGACCCGCCATCTTTTTCAGTACCAGCAATTGCATAAAAATGTTTGTTACGATAAAATCTAGCAGGATCCCCATATTCATTTGAAGAATTTCTATCAAATATGAAATTTGAACACATATCTCCTAATTTTCCTGTAACTTGGGAACACACTGGCATTCTTTCTGGTATTGTAAAAGAGCCAAGTGAACTCAAACCCTTAAATCTTCCATATTGTTTGTCATAGGGAACACATTGTTCAGTGGTTGTTCCGATCAAGTATAAATATTCCCATGCATTGTAGAGTGTGTCACCATAACAAGCACTTGTTAACAAGGTTTTTTCTTCTTCCTGTGCAGTAAGTTCTGGATCATATTCAGCTGTCTCTATTCCACGACCACATAAAATTATTTTGGCCGCTGATAGATCTACATGAATCAATCCCATAGACTGGATGTTAAATTTATCAGCCAATGTACCTACTGATGCAAATGCCCAGCAAGACCCACAACTTCCTTGATTTTTTGGAGGTATTAATAAACCTTCCCATACCTTACGTCCATTAAAGCTATCGGGGATCTTTATCAATTTTCTATGTGTATCTACTGATTTGATAATCTTTACATGATTCTGATCTATTTCATCATGATCACTTCTAATATTCGTTTGAGTCGGATTGGCTCTAATTTTTGATTGTAATGAAGGACTCAACAGATTCATTTATTATAAGTCTATATTATTATAACTATTATAACTATTATAACTATATTATAGACTTATATAGATTTATGAGGCTGTCAATAGAAATAAATGGAACCTAATCTAATCTTTGTGGATAAACCTGTGTATATTAAGGATAATAGAATGAATAATTTAACCGAACAGTTGTACGATTTTCACATAGAATCGGATACAGAATCGGATATAGAATTGGATATAGATGAGAATATAGATGAGAATGTAGATGAGAATATAGATGAGAATATAGATGAGAATATAGATGAGAATATAGATGAGAATATAGATGAGAATATAGATGAGAATATAGAATCAAATGACTATACTTATTGTGTATTATCCATAGATATTGGTGTTTTACATTTGGGTATATCGGTAACTATTCTGGATGATGAATTTAATATGATAGAAATTATTTGGATAGATCTCATTAATATAACAGAATTCATACATAGGTGGGGACCTGATAAAAATAACTGTACATTACATCATACCAAAACATTTTGTGACTGGATGAATCATACTTATCAGGAAAACATGGAATTTTTCGAAACAGCTGATTTTATATTGGTCGAGAGACAACCCCCAGTAGGATTTGTAGTTATTGAGCAACTTATTTTCTCAAGATGGAGAGAAAAAACAATTTTAGTACACCCGAGGTCTATGCATAAATATTTTAATATAGGTCAGTATGATTATGAACAAAGAAAGATCTATGTTGAGAAGATCGCGAGGATGAATATGAAAGATCAAGCACTACTTGACCAATTAGGATATTATAATAGGGCTCATGATATAGCCGACAGTATATGCATAATGATTTATTGGACAAGGAAAAAAAGTCAAGAATATAAACAAAAGGAATCAAGGAGACGTATAATGGAAAATTTTAGAAAAAATAATAAGGAGGTCTCTATGGAACAATGGTTTGATAATTACAAGTATATCCCTCAACTTTAATAATTTCTTAATATAGTGGTATAATATAAATGTCTAACAGTATTAAATTTAAGATTTTTGCGCACGGTACTAGAAGTGCCTTTGAACCGAACGACGATAACAGACCTGAAGGTGAAGGTCCTACTGGTTCACAAGGTCCTACTGGTCCAACCGGAGCCCCGTCTAATTTCGTGTTAAATGACATTCTCCCTCCTGACAATTGTCCTCCGTTTGAATACGGCGTCGGATTAATTACCGGGCCGACAGGAGCATCTGGGGCAGTACTAGGATTTTATCAACAAGTTATGGACGGAACTTTAACAAGGGTTGCCGCATTCCCACCTCAAGATACTGGATTTTACTGGATGCCAGCGTTTACTGGTCCAACAGGTGTTAATATCCCAGCTACAGGAGTACCTGGATGTTCTGGATGTTTTACTGGAACTGTTTCGGGGATTGGTCCGATATTAAGGGATGTTTCTGCAGGAGATCGGGCACAATGGGTTCTTGCTAATAATAATCTATACCTTTATTTTGCCATTAGACCGACAAGATGGTTTCCTACAATAGATAGACATAATATAGGATCCGATATGATGCGGATCCAGTTACCGGCCTGTATGAGAGCGGTTCAAAATAATGCTGGAGGCGGAGGAGGATTGTCATTTGATATGAGGTATAGGGGGTATGGGTCGTTTGAAGTCCAATCTCCACCAGCATGCTTTACGGCTTCGCCAGATGATATACCCGTGGTAACATGTTTTACAGTAGGTAATGTATTTTTCTCACTGGATGTCAAAATTATAATCCTAAGTGCTGGTTCTGTATTACAATTAGATTTTCATAATTATACAAATACTGCCATAGCTGTCAGTGATCCGGTTACATTGTTTCCAATAGGAGATCCTGTACCGCCAGTATCATTGCCTAGTGGTACTACACTTCCAGTTGGAACTTATCAAACTAGCAGATTCGAATTTGTGATTCAACTCCCAGTAGAAAGGATCTAAATTAATTCGTTATTTAGAAACAAGTTGTTCTAATATAAATGGAAAATCGTCGTAAAGCTAAAAGAATACAACTTCGAAATGATATTCGTGAAGCCGAAAACTTTATTTCTCGAAGTCAAGAGACCATTGAACGTTTAAAAAATTCCAAATTCGGAATCACATATATTAAAAAACAAGTCGACAAACTTTCTAATGCAATAGAAGAAAAACAAAGATTGGTAGATAATAATAAAACCGACTTAACCAAAATTAGCCAAGGACTACTGGATAACCAAATCAATAAAGAATATCAGGACGTAAGCGATATACTAAAACAAAAAACTTTAGAAAGACAAAGAATCAAGAGAGAAAAAGCCCAAGATCTACGTAAGAAAAAGGAAAAATCTAAAAAATATTGGCAAGGAATATTACAGGCCTCAAGATCTCAACGTCAAAAAGAAAGAGATTATACATATGGATACAGATATTATTGTAAAGTGACAGATCAGTTACCAGATTATATGAGAAAAAACCTTTCTGGAATGCCAAATAACAAGGGATATATTTGGAGAGGTATTCATTTTTACGGAGACCTTCATGCACAACCTGGACCAGTTGTCTTGTTTGAAAAACAAAAGGGTGGTATTTTAGTCATTCATGAATATACAAAAACTGAATACAAAAAATATGAGAAGAGAGGTCGAGACATGAAACGATTAGTCTATTCAGAACCTAGGAGAAGAAAAAAGTCTACATATAGATGAACCAGAAGCAGATGGTGATATCTGCCGCATATGTCTTGATATAATCATCCTTACTAAGACAAATAATAGTTGCCCATATGCCGTGACATATCTATGTCACGGCATATGGGGAAACCTTATTCTAACCCAAAAACATTCATTAAATATGTAGATCGAGATGTTGAAAAATGCGGTATGTACCAACCACACAACTGGTATTTCCTATATATCCGAACCCTGTCGTACTATACTTTGATAGCAGTCTAGAATAAGAAATAGATAAATATAGCTAATTGATTGGAGAATTATAAATTAACATTTATAATTCTGTGTTCTTTAATATAAATGCTGAAAAAATGTTGCTCTTTCGCATCATGTTTTAAGAAACAATCTAATCTTAATGATACTGATTATGAGGCATTAATTGACGAATCAGACCATGAACAAGATTTACAGGTATTACGCTCCAAATTATCCATACACGAAAATACTATATTAGATCAACGTAGTAAAATAACAAGATTAGAATATGAATTAAATTACCTACAAACTAGAGCAAAAATATGTAGAGCTGTCTTAAATTGTCCGCATATCAATTGTGATTATGCTGTGGAAATAAATGAAGCTAAAAAGGATGCTCAGCGGCATATAATAAAATGTGATGTTCTGACGAAATCACACGAAGATATTAAAAAACAATATAAGGAACTCAATCATAGCTACAATATCATGTTGAGAGAGAAAAATAGAATTATCAAAGAGCTAGAAGACGATAACTATTTTTATAAAAAATCGTATCAGGATTCTATCGGAGAAGCTTGATAAACCTGAAAAGAATAAAGATATCCAGCTTTTCCCAAGATCCATATAAGCCTGACACAATCTTAGTCTATTGTTAAGTCAGATTCCTGATTATATTCCCGGGTGTAATCGTTCCAGATAAGGTCTGGAATCGAAGCATGCTCAAGAAGAAACCGTACACGTTTAATAAAGTATGGCTTCGTGTAATCATATCGTTTTTTGAAATATTCGAGAACATACCAACATTCTCGTTGTGTTGATGCGTTACGAAAAAAAGACACACCATGGAGTGGATCACATCTGTTGTAGAATGCTTTCATGAGTAAATATTTTTTTAGTTCTTGCACACGGCGATTTTCCGTCAGATTATATATCTTCTTGTTCGCCAAAGCAACAGGAAATATATTGTCATTCATCTCATCCAACACAATAATGAGTATATCCAAAGGCATAGAAAGAAAATTCATTTATTAACATAAGTTTGATTAAATTGAAATTCAATTTAATGTTTCAAATCACAATGACAAATGAACGAAGCCACCAAACAAACAAATATACGCTTTTTAGACCAGATGTATTCATGGAGAAACATGACTCTATGGGATTTTCTTTCCGAAGGAAACATCCCTTCAAAATGGAATTTTTTTTTCTTGAGAGATGATGTACAGAGAGAATTGTGGAAGATTTCAGAATATATTAAGGGTGAGTTAGAATACTCTAAAAGACTGATCGTGTACCCACCCATTAATAGGGTATTTAGGGCGTTCATCGATCCTAAAAAAATAAAGGTGTGTATTCTTGCACAAGACCCTTATCATAATGGATCTGCAGTAGGATATTGTTTTTCTGTACTACCAGGGAATAAAATTAACCCTTCCTTGCGAAATATTTACAAAGAATTAAAACAGGAAGAATACAAGGTTAAAGAAGATGGAAATTTAACTCATTGGGCAAAACAAGGTTGCCTCCTTCTAAATACGGCACTAACTGTTGAGAAAGGGTGTGCAGATTCCCATACAGCTCCTTGGTATGATTTTACTGAGAAAGTTATAAAGTATGTAGCAGAGAATTGTGAAAATATTGTTTGGTTGTTGATGGGATCCAAAGCCCAGCGGTTTCAGGAATTTATCCCCGAATCTCATGGTATATTATGTTCATCTCATCCATCTCCTTTTTCTGCCCATAGAGGATATAGAGATATTCCTGCATTTTTAGGGTCTAATATTTTTTCACGCACGAATGATTATCTTGAAGCCCATGGTAAAAATCCAATAAATTGGTAAAATAAAAAATTGTATGATATAAAATATAATGTCTTGTTCAAGTTTTCCCAAATCTGACCCAAACAAATTCCCAATTGGAGTTCTAGGTTGCAGTGGTCCAGTAAGATCCTCATTCGATATGGAACAGTTAAAGAAATTTGATCGCAGAAAGTGTGATATCCCAGCACCATCAAAAGAGAGTTATTGTTCTTCATGTAACAGTCGGAGATCTCATCGTTCGTTGACATTCGATGACCCCAATGTCCCCAGAAGCTATAGGATTAGATACTAATTTTAAGATTTAACTGATTTAATTTATTTTATTTAATTTATTTAATGCTGGACGTATTAATCGTTTGGGTCAAAAAACAGAACCTCTCCTATATAAGACGGTCCATATAGGTTTGCTGACGACTATCATGAAAAATCACAATAGTGCTAAATCATTATCTGCAGCGCTACAGGCCATAGCCGAGGATTAAATCAGGTAATATCTGATTAATAATTTGTATTAGATAATACAAATTCAGGTCATAGATTAACAAATTCGTTAATTTAGCCATCAGCCAAAAACGTTTTCGGCTGAGTAGTTTACATAGAGGAACCCGTCAATGTCCTTATGATCCCTATATATTTGAGAGATCAGAGCTGCAGATACTGGAATTATGTCTCCTACAAATAAAAAAAGAGCTTCCTGTGGTCTGAGCTTCAATCTCTTTCTTATTACAAAAACGAACTGCCCAACGGTTAGGTCTGATGGAACTAAAAATTTTTGTCTATCAATATCTGCAATCATAGATGATTCAACTTTTTCAACTATTACAGGTACTCTATTTGGGTATTTATGCATAACACGTTCAGATTCAGCTTTTCTATTTTCAAAAGTATTTTTCTCCTTGAATGTTTTCTCCTTGAATGTTTTCATTTATATATTACAACATTGATTTTAAACAACTTAATTAAGTTGTTTGAGTAAGTTGCTCAATATTTCACGTACCTTTTCTATATTGCCCCCCACGACCATGACTGGGTTTCCCTGGGAATCGCGCAACAATTGTCCGCGTAGATAGAAAATAAATGCGGGAATACCTCTAATTTGACAATCTCGGGTGAGTTCTAAATCAACATTTTCTTTAACTAGGAGACACTTACCAGGTGAGTTAAACTCCTGTGCTAGTTTAGAGAATTTGGGGCTAACTGCTTTACAGGGTTCACACCAATCTGCAAATAGATCAATGCATACTAGGGCATTACTCATTATCATTCTTTTGCGATGGTTAAGATCCTTCATTTCCATACACGGAGGAACATTCGATTGTGGAGGTTTAGGGGCCAAATTTCCATAAGTAGCGTATTGTTTAGCGTGAGGCATTTATATTGAATTTTGTAATGTTTAAATTGACATAAAGTTGTACAAAATCAATATCGTTCATATGTTTATCGGTATATTATGATTTAATAACATTTCATTTGTATATAAATGACCGAATTACAAATATACGATAAAAATAAAGAAGATATCTTAAAGCAAATGGAATCTGAGGGAATGCGGATATATCGTACAAATACACATTTTAAAAGACTTGCTAATGTAATGGAAAACCAAGACTTTCGCGAATTCTATGACGAATACTTTAAAGATCCTCAAATGCTCAAAGTTATCCTGTCATTCATGAATACTTATGAACAAGTCGAAAAAATATCTGGGGTTAACCTAACCCCATATCAAAAACTATCAGTACTAAAGAGCATATTTGATCGGGGAGAAACTAGAAGAATAGCCTTAAGTGGGGGTTTGAAATTGCTCAATGAAGATCAGCGTTCAGCAAAAAGAATTGAAACTTAAATTCTTGAATTTTTAAAATAATCAAAATGTGTTTTATCTGCGAACAAAAGAATATAGAAGGGTTGGAAGGACTTAATTGTTCTGGATGTCCTCAACTTACTTCTATTCCCCATATAGAAGGATTGGAAGATCTTAATTGTTCTGGATGTCCTCAACTTACTTCTATTCCCCATATAGAAGGGTTAAAATGGCTTACATGTACCAATTGTCCTGAACTTACTTCTATTCCCCATATAGAAGGCTTGGAAAGGCTTGATTGTTATGGATGTCCTCAACTTACTTCTATTCCCCATATAGAAGGATTAAATTGGCTTGATTGTTCTGGATGTCCTCAACTTACTTCTATTCCCCATATAGAAGGATTAAAATGGCTTGATTGTTCTGGATGTCCTCAACTTACTTCTATTCCCCATATAGAAGGGTTGGGAAGGCTTATATGTTCCAATTGTCCTCAACTTACTTCTATTCCCCATATAGAAGGATTAAAAAAGCTTGATTGTTCCAATTGTCCTGAACTTACTTCTATTCCCCATATAGAAGGGTTAAAATGGCTTAATTGTTCCAATTGTCCTCAACTTACTTCTATTCCCCATATAGAAGGGTTGGGATGGCTTAAATGTTCCAATTGTCCTGAACTTACTTCTATTCCCCATATAGAAGGGTTGGGATGGCTTATATGTTCCAATTGTCCTCAACTTACTTCTATTCCCCATATAGAAGGGTTGGAAATATTTGATTGTTCTGGATGTCCTTGGTTAAATCATCCTCAAAATAAGGATTATCGTAAGAATATTTCTAGGCTTCTACAGATACAGAGAATGTTTAGAAGGCGTAGATTTTTAAGGTGGTCAAAGACAGAGTTTTTTATTCTACCAGAACTTTCCCATATAGTATCCATGTATATGAACAAGTAGAAAACATATCTGGAATTGGTTTTGAGTGGGGACTTAAAGCTATTAGAAGAGAAAGGGAATCAACGTATGTTATCTTGATTATCCGACTTATTATTCTTATCTTGGTCCAATTGAAACAACGGTGTGTTTTTCGCTATCGCAATCCAGATATATACACTGAATACTATATATACGATAAACGATATCAGTATCAATACCAATAAAAAACCTTCATTTGAAGGAGTAGGTCCAGATTTCGACACCCCTCCAATAGTTGCGAACACTGCCATAAAAGGTAAAAATCCTGCAAATAGAGCAGATTCTTTCAGACCTCTAAATGCAAATATCATTGAAGGTACTATAGATGTCATTATCCATGTTAAAAAAACCATTGATATCACAGCTATCTTAGTTTTACTCATTCCATAGAAATCTAGTGCCATTTTATTAGGAATGGTAAAATAATTTATATTATTAAAATATCGAAAATGACCGAAGTAACCAACTTCACAGAATATGCCAACAGTTTTTCTGTTGAAATCAAGAGCTGTGGAATATGTTGAAAAAGTAAATAGGGATAACGCAAGAAAACCCTTAACCAAACAGAAGTCGGGTTAAGGGTTTTCTTGCGTTATCCCTATTTATGGTACATCACATATTGTGCTCCCTGAACATACATGCTTTACAAAATCATGATAGAAATCATTCTTCAACCCAGTAGCAGCACTCTTTACTTCCGCATTGGTATTAAAGAGTTTAGCAACCTGTTCAAACATTTCTGAGTCCATATCTGGAGTATTCTGGCTAAATACTATCTCACAGTTCTTATTCACTATGCTGTTGAAAAACATCGGGGCCAATTTCTGCATCTCGGGATCCGTTACTATCTTCCCTTCACCATCCTTAAATTTTATTTTTCTCCTAGCATAATCTACACACGCAACTCTATCTTTCAACGGTCCTTCCAAAGCGTATTCCGCGTATCCTGAAGCACCCCTCTGTATATGTTCTAGAGTTAGTTGAGTAGAATGCTCCAGAAGATGTTCAGTAGTAATCGGCTGCATACTCTGTATAAAGTTATTTATCTGAGTCTTATTAGTTGTTGTGGGGCGTGAGACAGCCTTCAATGCCACTTCTTGTAACTTGTTCTGAAGATCTTGGATCTGTTTCTCATACATACTTTTCTGCTCCTGGAGCTGTGTTTCTAACATATCATTTATAATTTTTAGTTGTTTATTCTCATCAATAAGTTTAGATATTTGTTTATTTAAATTTTTATTTTTCTTTGTGCATCTGATTGAGTGATAATTTAACCAATGCTTAGAACTAAATGATTTTGAACACGATTCACATACAAGATCTGAATTAATTACATTTCTCTTTGCTAAGCAATATTTTGCAGTTTTTTGGTGATGTCTTAAACTTGATTTGGTTTTAAACGAATTTTTACAATGTTCGCATTTCATTTATATTTATTATCAGTCTTTTTAAATATATGTTAGAAAAAATCTAAAATGGTCTAAAATGTTCTGAAATCATCTAAAATTGTCTAAATCATTTTAACCTGCACGCCTTCAAAAATTTACTTTTGGGCGCTACACAATTTTTTGTGTGTGCAGCGGATTTATATATCCCCAAAAATCCGAATCTTTTTCGTACAGAGAATATTTTTAGATTCTAAAAATAATTATTCTCAAGATTTATTTTCTAAAAAAAGTTATAGAATTTATCTCATCCGAAAAGAATAAATCTTTCTCTATTGGTTTGTTCCCTATAATGTTTTAGAGTTCGAAAAACCATATTTTCAACCACACCCATAGTATCCTCATCTCCACATCCCTGATAATATACTACCTCGTGTTCTTATAAAATTGAAATTTTTAATCATAATTTATAAGATTAGCAACTATGTCTTCTACAACCAAGACGTCAGCATATATTTTGTTGAATAACATCAACAAAAGCAGCAGCTATGGTGTTCGTGTCTACAGTTCAGGTGATCGTTATGAGGGTGAGTGGAAGGATGACGTATTTAACGGGAGAGGTGTTATGGTCTACATTTCAGGTGGTCGTTATGAGGGTGAGTGGAAGGATGACAAGAAACACGGGAAAGGTGTTATGGTTTATAGCAATGGTGATCGTTGGGAGGGTGAGTGGAAGAATGACAAACTTAATGGGCAAGGTGTTATGGTCTACAGTTCAGGCATTCGTTGTGAGGGTGAGTTGAAAGATGGCAAACTTAATGGGCAAGGTGTTATGGTCTACAGTTCAGGTGGTCGCTACGAGGGTGAGTGGAAGGATGATAAGAGACACGGGAAAGGTGTTATGGTTTATAGTAATGGTGCTCGTTATGAGGGTGAGTGGAAGGCTGACGATATAGACGGTCAAGGTATTATGGTTTACATTTCAGGTAACCGTTATGAGGGTGAGTGGAAGGATAACAAGAGACACGGTCAAGGTATTATGGTCTACAAAAGAGGTAGTCGTTATGAGGGAGAGTGGAAGGATGATAAGCCTGACGGTGTTGGATTTATGATGTATACAGATCATAGTTTTTACCACGGGGATGTGAAAAAAGGTAAGGCGGAAGGTAAAGGATCGATGACTTACAGCAATGGTGATCGTTATGATGGTGAATGGAAAGAAGATCAAGCGAATGGTTGGGGTATACAGAATTATACTAATGGTGATCGTTATGAGGGTGAGTGGAGAGACGATAAGAAAAATGGTAATGGTACGATGACTTATGATAATGGTTCTTGTTACGGTGGTGAGTGGAAAGATGATAAGAGAGATGGGGAGGGGACTTATACGATTAAGAATCCTATAGCGAGTTCTGCAGATCCAATTTACAGCACTTATATAGGTGAGTTCAAAAATGATAGATACAACGGAAACGGTGTGATTATGTGTAGAAACGGCGAACGATATGTGGGTGAATTTAAGGATGGAAAGAAACACGGGAAGGGTAAAATAATGTATAAAGATGGAAGTAGCTACCAAGGTGATTTTAAGGATGGTAAAATTAGTGGTTATGGTCTTATGATGTATGCAAATAATAGTTTTTATGAAGGAGATATAATAGATAGTTTGGCAGAGGGTAAAGGGGTGATGACTTATGCTAATGGTGGTCGTTATGAGGGTGAGTGGAAAAACGATGAGGCGAATGGTTGGGGTGTTTATATGTACAGTGATGGCGGTCGTTATGATGGTGAGTGGAAGGATGACAAAAGACATGGAAATGGTATTATGGTATATAAGGATGGAAGTTTTTTTTCTGGTCAGTGGCGAGATGGTGAGATATATATTTCTGTTTAATGAGTTGATAGGATTTAGTTATAAATAATAAAATGTAGGTGATAGACTCAGCTATCTCTGAGACAGGTACTGAATATAAATCCAAGTTAATGACTTGGCCAGAAAACCCCACTTCTAATCCTTTGGATTGTTGTGGGGTTTTTCTGCGTTATAAATTGAAAAATTATAATTAGTATTGTATTTAATAAGAATGTCTACCGTAAATTAGACAGGATATTACTGGCAAGGTTGATATCACCAATACTAAATCCTACAAAGAACTTCAAAAGGAAAATAAGAATAAATCTTTAAGAATACGATACCTAGAAAAGAAATATCTTAAACGTCATTCTAGAGTGGAATATAAAGAACAATATGTGATCTATATTTTAACTAATGAAAAAAGAAAGGCGTTATATACTTGGTAAAGTAACTAATCTGACTACAAGGTTATCCGCATATAATAAATCAGATTAAGTGAAACTGGATTGCCCACGGAATTGATCGTGGATCCATATTCGGAACTGGGATAGAGCCATCTTCACTAATTTTTATAAAATTATAAATATTTCAATCTACTGTGTGCAGAAACAACCACACCAATCTGAGTAGGTATATTTACCGTGTTTTCTTTTCATGAGGCGAGGATCCTTACTGGTATAACGAACTTTCTTTCTGCCTGGTTTATGACTCCACGATCTAGGACCGTCTTTACGGTAGAAATGGTAATCTCTGTCAGGATCCACGGCTAGCCCTACTTGATAATAATTTTTTGGACACGGCTTACAGTCTGGTTGATAGAATGTGTTTGATTTTTGATCATCAAGTACTCTATTTATAATAATAGGACAATGATAGTTTCTCTTATCACCTTTTTTATATGAACCGGAAATGCTTCCAGGTTGGGTATTATACCAACTTTTTCTATTACCTAACTTAAAAGCATGGGTATAGCAGTTTCGATTGTTTAAAATTGCGATGATTAATTGTACGATTAAGTCTATTATCATTTATTAATTTAACAAGAAAACAGTAAAAATAAAATGGAAATCAAAGACGGGGTTTATATTTTACACGAACAATCTGAAGTTCCGATGGATATATTATTTATACTAAATACGGGCCCGATTGAAGAATTACCAAAATCGTTGGACGGATTTTTAGAAATGCATACGATGGGGATGGAAAACACTTTATCTCAGGATTTATATCCATATCTCGATTCTATGTATAGGTTGATGGAAACGTGGCAAGCGAAGGGCAAAGTTGGCGTGTATTCTAAGAATGGTAACGATAGATCGGTAGCTATGGTTACGTATTATTTAATGACAAAGTACAAGATACCTTTCTATAAGGCTTTGCGATATATTCAGCGTAAAATTAAGTGTAGAAAATTTAATGCGAATTTTTTTAGGCAATTAGGATATATTTGTCCTAGGAGAAAAACACAATGATTAATTACAATCGGGTCTACAGGTGGAGCGTTAGATGCAGGAGTTTCGATATTTTCGTTGATAATTAGACCATTCCTGATATCTGTATCATCCGTATATACCATTCTACCCTAGATGTATTGTAGTATCAGAACCAACTCCTGCTAAACACGTCTCCTGCTCGACTGGAACGCAAATCAACTGTTGGTGGTCCTCCCAATATTTAAAATTTAATCTTGATATAATCTTGATATAATATAAATGTCGTTATGGATATATCAAGATTACGATGTTATAAAAATCACCCACAATTTACAAGATCAAATTGACGAAATGAAAGGCACAGGACTGGTTTTAACAGATCGCGCATTACAGTCATTTGCAATTTCTTCCCAATCTGCTGGAGAAAAATATGTAAATATGGACAAATCCAATAAATTTGATCTACGCACATACTCAACTGGAGGAAAAACTTATTATTTATGGCTCTTTAGCAAAACTTTTAAACACGATTCTAACGGTTTAACAACAAAAGAAGACATAGATCGTCTAATAGAAGTCTCTAAACTTCGAGGCAGTAAGGATAGTATAGATGCCCTATCACAAAGTCAAGATCCAAATAAAAATAGAAAACTAGAAGGTGTAGCTACTGGTAATTCATTCTGGATTTCTGGTCCGGATACTCAATACTATAACGCAAGTAATGGATACTTAATTGCTGACAGCATTGAAAATGTTTGTGAAATGATTGAGGTTTATGAAAAAAGTTTGCTTCGAGACACTTCGTTTTTTAACATACAAAATTCTTCTAATTCCAATATTTTAAGAGCAATTAACTCTATGAATAACTATGTCGCGTTATCTGGTTATAAGGGTCCCGTTAACTCTGGAACGAATTTAGTAACTGGAAAAGAACTCTTCAGAGGAATTGCTAAAGATGTTACTGTAGGACCTTACATTTCCCAATTTTTAATCCATTCATATAGTTATAATGGTATTACCATAGAACAAAAATATCCCGTAGAAAACGATGTTACAGAATCTACAAATTTAGCCAACTATATAAACATTCAAAGAGGTATCGTAACAGGTCCCCCAAATTTTTCCGGTTCAGTTAGCTATATTTATTCTGGCAGAGTTTTAGGTAGCATTGTACATAATGATCCATTATACTGGGCTTATTACAATGCAGCGTTAATCGCCCACCAAAACGGACTCCAAATGAATTACAATGGTAATGAAATCACATCAGCTTGGACTGATCAAGGTTTTGTTGATTGTATGAGTTCCCTAGCAGATGTTTCCCTTGCAGCACTTAGGGTTGCTTGGCACTCTAAATACAACGTCGGATTAAAACTCCGCCCCGAAGCTTTAGCTCACAGAATCAGTATGATTCTTAGTAACGTTTTTACTGGAACTGAATTTGATACTATCAAAAATAATTTAACACCAGGACAAAATACTTTAGACGCCGTATTTGCTCAAAATTCAAATCATCTATTAACACTAATGTACCCAGAAGGGTCTCCAACACATCCATCGTACCCCGCAGGTCACGCCGTTGTCGCAGGTGCTTGTTCCACTATTTTGAAAGCTTTCTTCAAGACACACGATTCAACTTATAATCCTCTACCTTGGACCCCGCCTATACAACACAGTACAAATGGAATCAGCAAAATTACATACAATGAAGCAGATAGCAAAGAAATAACTATCTGCGGTGAATTTAATAAATTAGCCTCCAATATAAGTATCGGAAGAAATATTGCCGGTGTACACTATAGGGCAGATGGAGATTATGGAATGATCCTAGGTGAACAATTTGCTATCAAATACCTACAAACAAAACTAAAAGAATATGCTTCTACCTACAATGAAATGGTCAAGGATTTTAAACTAGAAAAATTTAATGGAGAATATATCAAAATCACCACCACTAATATAGAAACACTAAAAACTCGATAAGAATTTATATTACTATAAATAAATGTCATCTGAAAAATTTACAATTTTTGCTCATGGTGTAAAAAGTCCTTTTGAGCCAAACTTCATCCAAACAGCGGGAACTACAACTAATAATGATACCGACGGATTACCTCCAAAATATGTCCCCGCATCAATTGGAACACCAGCAAACGGTGCACTCATTGCCCCCAATTCATTACCCCCAATGAGGTTAACAGCGCCAGGTCAATCAATAACATTTACTAACATATATAAAACAAATGGTACAGGCCTATTTCTAAGAACACCCACCCTTATTTTAGGCTTGCCATCAGTTGGTTCTGATCTTAAAATAACAATAAATGGTACTCCATTTACAACTTTTGTCACAGCCATAAATCCTCCCCAAAATATTGATATTCCTATAGACTCCTTTACAAGTCCTTTAACCATAATATACGAAACAGGTAGTACCTTTAACAATATTCTCGCTATATACGAACCCGCTATCTTTCAACCGTAATATGTAACACCATCAGAAAACACGCCTGGGGTGTTATAAAATTTTATTCATATGAATAAAATAGCCCTATTTCTTGACTTAATTTCTAAACCCTTGGCTTAGAAATTTATTTCACAAATTAGTAACTTCTTATGGTTGATTATTTCCAGATGTTGCTGTAATACCTATCGTCATACCGATTGCCGCCGTGGTCCAGTTTCCTACAGCTAAGACATTTCCAGCCATTCCAGCACCAACTCCAGTTATGTTATTGTTAAAGCTAACCCTATTATTACTAACAATAGAACTTTGTATATCTGTAGTGCTTAATTGTATACCGCCATTTGAAACAATATTAGAATTTATCACACATTCCGTCATACTTGTTGATACATTCATATTGATACTGTCAATACAAACATTACCGTTTACAGAAGTCAACCTCAACGTGTCAACACTACCATTATTCTGCATATCTATAGAAGAGAAATTATCACCTTCAACACGATTATTAGATATTGTACTAGATATAACAGTAATTGTATTGCTATTGTCACCAAACTGAAGCACACCTCTTAAAGAATTATCATTTATAGTTGCCCCAGAAACTTGACCTAAAAATATAATATTGGTCATATTATTTTCAGAACAAACAGAATCAGTAAATTCGTTATTAAAAATAATACTTGAAGCAGTTGTAGGAATATCAAAACCTGTAAATATATTCATAGAAACAACACAACTTTCTGATAAATTACAATCAAAAACCATTTGTTCAGCGTGGTTATTAGATACAGAACTTCTAACCATACTGCTAGATGTTATTGTAAAGACTCCTGTGTCACCGCCTGGATTTGCTAGTTTATTACCATCAAAAGAACATGCAGAAATTCTACCAGCCGTTATAGATAAACTATTAGGTTCTGTATTATTTGTTGAGATATTATTGATAACTTTTGATAAACTAAGTCTTCCGTCAAAAGACAATTGTATACTATTAAATACATTTTCGCTCACAACTACTTTTCGTGTAATACCATTGTCAGAAGAATTTATACTCAAAGATGCAGTATTTGCATCTTGGTCACCAATAGTATTACCCGAAACCCGAAGATTCGTAAAATTACTGGTGCCAGTAATTGATATTCCATTACCATGAAAAGTATTATCTAAAATTTGGACAGATTTGTCGGTTGTAACAGCTCCATCATCTTGATATTGTAGTTCGTTAAAGAAATCACAACCTTGAATTACCAATGCATTATAGCGTGCACTAACATCATTATTCTGCACAGTTAGACATTTATCATTTTGCCCTGTAAAACGACAACCGTTAACAATAACAGAACGTTCTTCTAACTGGTTTATGATTTGATTTTCTTCAAGGAGAAAATGTGAATTGGATAATAGCACATCTGGTTGATCGTTTGGTATAGTCTGTGCCGTATCGAAATCTATAGAAAACTGTAATAATGAACTATTCGTAATAATTGTTTGACAGTGAGAGTTGATAATTGTGTTAGCTCTCCCTTCGACGTTGCTGAGATATAGTTTTCCATCTGCATTATTCGTAGTTGAATTTATAGTTAATCTAGAAATAGCACCCTGACTTTCTACAACTACATCATTGATCATTAGTACCCCCATTTGTAGATCTATAGTTCTTACATCATCTGTAATTATTTTAGTATTTGATATGATGAACATTTCATTTCCGGAATTTCCTAGCAAATTAAAACCTTTACCCCCAGTAACTATTCTAGATGTCGTTAATCTAAAAACATCAGAACACATAAAATCAAGACTGTTTCCGGTAATTAATGTTCCGGGACCCCATATGTTAATAGACTGCGCAATTACACTACCATCTAGGGTAAGACTTGTATTAGCTCTTACATATAAAGTAATAGAATTGCCGATAGTAAGACCTGCTGGTACCGTGTGATCATCAACTATACAAATATCTCGCCTACCGGCTGCTAACGCATCAGTAACAGACGCAAATTCATTTTCACAAAAAGGTTCTGGAGAGTTTACTACATATGCATCAAATATTTGTACACATTCTTGTACATATAAACAGTTATTAGAATCTACTCCTAAGGCTCCTGTATAACATAATTCAATACAGTTGTTTTGATTAATATTTAGAGGTACTTCTACACACGGTAAAACACCACTGCCTGCCTCTCCTGCTGTTTGGATGAAGTTAGGTTCAAACGCACTTTTTACACCGTGAGCAAAAATTTTTAATTTTTGACTGGACATTTATTATATGTTATATAATAAATTATTCTTGATTTTACACCAGAAATAACTACATCTTGAGACAGTGTTTTTGTAGTTGATCTAGGGATGATTTATATCTTGCCTTTGCAACTGTCGGATTGTTTACAGCACCTATAGCACTTAGCACAGCACCGTTTTGAGCGTTTGAAAAACAATTCATAATTTGTGTAGAGCGTGATGGGGTGGTGCTAGTGGTACCGGGCATTCCACCAGACCAAGTTGTGTAAGGTATGCCGGACTTGATGCGTCCCCCTTTGTTATAGAATAATGAATTCATTCCAGACGGTCCGTAACTCATTTTATATTAAAATAATTAATTATTTAAATTGAAATTTAGAATTAAAATTTTATATTGATAACAAGATGTCTCGTAAACGTCTATTGACAGAATATGAGATTGATTCTATTCTTTCTTTCATCACCCTGAAAGGAATCCCCTCTGAAACAGCTGAATCTGTTGTTAGAGCATCACGTGATGCTCTAAAACAACAGCTAGTTTCACAAAGAATATACCCAGAAATGATACCCGCTCTAAAGAAAATGATACAACAACAGTATAATCAATGCTTAATTCAACCAGGAGAGTGTGTGGGTGTTATTAGCGCTCAAAGTATTGGTGAAAAGCAGACTCAAACAACGCTAAATACCTTTCATACGGCAGGTAAGGGGAATAAAACAGTTACTACTGGTGTTCCTCGAGTTGAAGAACTGTTGAATGCTACAAAAGATCCCAAAGCAGTCAACTGCTTTGTTAAGATGAAAAATCATCATGAGACTATTGCCGATATGAGGAGAACGATAGGGTATGATGTTGTTGAGATTACTTTTAAGAGAATATCGAAATCTTATGAGATATGTATGAATAAGGAACCAGAAGAATGGTACGAAGCGTTTAAGATTTTATACGGAGATGATTTTACTAGGTATCAAGATTGTATTTCTCTAAAGTTAGACATGGATCTTCTTTATGAATACAAGTTGGATCTTGAAACAATTAGTGATATAATATCTAGCCAATATTCCGACATGGCATGCGTTTTTTCTGAAACGCATGGACAGCTGGATATCTTTGTTGATACTTCAGATATTGATTTACCTGAAGATCGACTGATCTTCATCGATGAAGGTAACGCCAGTGAAATTTATATGGAGGAGGTAGTTCAACCAATTCTGTATAAAATCGTTATTTGTGGTATTCCGGGTATTGAGAATATTTATTTCAATAACGATGCCAACAGTTTTGAAACAGACGGGAGTAATTTTAAGAAATTACTCAGCCTTCCATTCATCGATTTTTCACAGACGATTTCCAACAACATGTGGGATATATACAACACTTTAGGAGTCGAGGCTGTCCGACAATTCCTAATCGAGGAATTTATGAATCTCATGTCGGGAATTAACAGATGTCACATTCAGTTATTGGCTGAAAAAATGACACACAACGGTGCAATCTCTTCAATGTCTAGATACACGATGAGGACTGAGGAATGTGGTCCAATGGGCAGAGCATCCTTCGAAGAAACCATGGATAATTTTCTCAAAGCGGGTATCTACGGACAAGAAGAAACGACCAATGGAGTCAGTGCTTCCATCATCTGTGGTAAAATTTCACAAATTGGTACAGGAGTTTGCGAGCTTAAGATAGATGTTGAAGCCCTCCCTGGTAAAGCCCGTGTTCTTCACGATGTGAAGGAAAATATCAGAGTGAGAGAAATCAGGACTGTCAGTCAGGAAAGTGTTAGGCATGAACGAACTGAAGACAGAAATGTGATACCTTTATACCCACAACTTACTGCGGAAACATTCAAAGGACATGATATGATTGTGAATGTACTATTTGGCAATGCAGAATTACGGAGTATTGGAGGGGAAGGGAAAGAAACTGTGGAGTTTTCGTATGACACGAAAACTCCTCGACGAATAACAATTTCATGGAATAATGGTATAGTTACACCGAATGGAGTCTTTGAAGGATATGATAATACTTACGGAGTATATATACCTATTAATGAACTAAGTCTAACAGAACAAGGACGATTTATGAGGATTATGTCGAAGCCACAGAAAATCTTGAAGAGGAAGAGTAGGGAGAAGAAGAGTAAGGAGAAGAAGAAGAAGAGTAGGGAGAAGAAGAGTAGGGAGAAGAAGAGTAGGGAGAAGAAGAAGAAGAGTAAGGAGAAGAAGAGTAAGGAGAAGAAGAAGAAGAGTAAGGAGAAGAAGAGTAAGGAGAGGAAGAGTAAGGAGAGGAAGAGTAAGGAGAAGAAGAGTAAGGAGAAGAAGAGTAAGGAGAGGAAGAGTAAGAAAAAAGAGAGAGAGTTAGACACGCAAAGTCCAGATAATGTTACACATCAACAGATGACTTATCTAGAATTTTAATGAGATCTAAAGAATAGATTATATCTATATAGGTGTATACAGCAACTTTATTTTATAGTATAAATGTGTAAGCACCTAGGTAGTTAGGTATATAAACTGTCTTAATCATTTCATAGTATAGTGTAATATTCTATTTATGTGTGAATGTAGATGGGAGTGGAGATGATGTGCGGATGAAGATACGTCTATGGTCAACAGGTCAGAGGTGATAGTCAATATACGAACATAATCAACACTAGGATACATCCAGCAATACTATTTTCCAAATATAAGTTAAACTGTATCCAGCTAATTTCCAAAGTTTCTTTGGAAATGAATTTTAGAATTTGCTTTGAATCTTGATTAAGCATTTCTGAACAAGGCAAATCTTCGAATAAAGGTATTAAGGTATGGACCGATCTTTTGATGGCAGGTATCAAATATTGCAATATCGAAATAGTGAAACCTGCCATCAAAAATAAAGCTGATGTTAACAGTACCGACGAGAATGGATTAACTCCTCTCATGATTGCATCGGGGTATAATTATTTTGAAATAGTTCAGTTACTATGCGATGCAAAAGCTGATGTGAATGCACATCTTGAAGATGGTACTACTGCTCCACATTTCGCGGCTGGGGGATATAAGGAGGATGAGGAGGATGAGGAGGATGAGGAAAAAGAGATGGATGAAATTGTTGACGTATCTCAAATAAAGAAACTAACTGGGGTGAAACTATCCAAACACGATCTTTATTTGAGAAAAAGTAAACTAACTCCCTCAAATAATATCCTATGTTTAAGAATAAGTAAATACACGCAAAAACCCCATTTCGATCTTTATGGTTGAAATGGGGTTTTTGCGTGTATTTACTTATTCTTAAATTATATCTTGCAATAAAATAAATGTCTTATTACAAAGCTTTTCAGCAAAATATACCGCTCGGATATACTCCCCCAACTTCTGATGGTAGATGTCCTTCATCAGCATGGCCGTCTGATCGGTTCTATACAGGGTGTACTCATAATGGAAAACCTCATTACATGTGTCAGGGGGCAGGTGGTTATCAATCAGCAGAAGACGCATGTAAAAGTGTAAGTAAACAAGAATGCAGTGGCTTCTTACATTCTGGTGAAAATCCGTTCCCATGTTCTGGCGATCCTGACGATCCTGACGATCCTGACGATTCCGACGGTCCTGATCCGTCTGCGTATTGTGAATGCCGAAAACAAATATGTGGGGATAATCATGATTGTGCTCCAACTCTTTCTGTACAAGATCAAACTGCTCTTAAAAATTGTTGTCCAGATCAAGATTGTATAAATTATGCTCAGGATGATATATCTGGTTTCCATATAAATCCGTGCCCAAAAGATGGGGGAAATGGTGGGGGAAATGGTGGGGGAAATGGTGGGGGAAATGGTGGGGGAAATGGTGGTAAACCACACGGTGATCCCAACGGGGGTGATCCCAACGGGGGTGATAATAACTGGATTATGTATGTAGCGGTTGGTATAGTTGTTCTATTAGTCATTGTTGCATTAGTTGCCTTTTATATGAAGCAAAAAGGTGAAGATTTTGGAGAATCTTCTTATCCTTCATCTGTTATTTAAGAATGTGTAGTATAAGATAAAGTGAATGACCGATATAGTATTTGTATTAGATGAATCAACATCGATGAGTCCGTATAGACAAAAATATATTGACGGGATAAACTCTTTCATTACGACTCAAAAACATTTTAATCCTTCTGCATTATTTACACTAGTCAAGTTTAACTCTGTTGCTAATGTTTTGTGTACGGATGAAAAAATCACGAATTTACCTATGTTTACTCCATCACATTATAACCCAAACGGTATGACTGCTCTTTATGATGCCATTGGAAGTGCCATGGATGCTCGGTGTCAAAATAGGCTCCGAAAAACTGTCATGATTATACTAACAGATGGTGCTGATAATGAAAGCAGATTTTATTCCCTAGACACAATTAGAGAAAGAGTTAATTATTTTAGAAGTATCGGATGGACATTTGTATTCATAGCTGCCAATCAACAAGCAGAACAAATAGGGAAACAGATGGGAATTGATACATGTATAACTTATAATTCTAACACTAAATCTATTGAACGAGTTGTAGAAGCATGTAACATTGTTGTTGGACATACTATATCTAAATGGACTGGTAAACATAATGTATATAGCAGGCAAACTTTACCAACTGATGTGAGAGAGATGATGGATACTTTCGAGAATATGCATATATAGATTAGGTGAAATAAAAATGAAATTACGTCTTAATAATTCCAAATTATTAAGAAATGTCTTCCAGGGCACAATTCACGGATATTTCAATTGAAAAATATTCAGAACGTTGTATCGTTGTTAGGGGAGAAACGAGAAAGTATAAGGAGGACTTGAAAAAGCTCGGAGGAAAGTACAATGGACGGCTTCGCAGTGGTCCAGGTTGGATTTTCCCCATCAGCCTACGAAACGATGTAGAATCCTTTATCCACAATGGAGTTCGTCTAGTGTCTAAACAAGAAGAAAAAGATGGTGAATTACGTACACAAGCATGGGAAAGAGAAAGGGGGAAGGACAATACACGTGAAACAAACCGAAGTCCTACCCCCACTCTTCATGAATATGCAGTAATGCTATCTATTGTTAAAGAAACTGCTGTTAAGGTAGACAGAATTGAGAGGGCAATCATGTTCCTTTTAACGGAAGAACAGAAGAAATGTTTGGGGAGTGTAGCTAAGACACAAGCTAAGACACAAGCTAAGACACAAGCTAAAATCCCTAAGCGAAAGGGTATGAAAAGAGTTAAGAAAGTTATTCGTACGAGAAAAGCACAGCCAAGTTCAAATATAGTAATCGAATCTGATTCTGAATCTGATTCAGAAGTTATTATTCCACGCAAACGCCTACTAAAACGCTAAGTATATCAGGTTATATCAGGTTATATCAGGTTATATCAGGTATATTTGGAGATTTAAATAAAATTGATATTTAAATCTTGATTTGCTTTAATAAACGAACATGGGAATTAAACATTTTTTCTATTGGTTTAAGAATAATTTTGGCAATAATATCAAATGTCTGCGAAGTGGTCAAGACTTCAAAACGGCTAGAGTATCTATAGACAATCTCATGATTGATCTCAATGGCCTTTTTCATTCTTCAACCCAAAAAATCTACGAATATGGGGCCCATAAACCTCCTGTTAGATTATTGGGTCGTCAACGAAGGGGGAGAAAAAGGGTGAATAAACTCAGACAGCAAATCAAAGTATTTGAAGACATTTGTCTTAATATTGAGGATCTGTTACGATTAGTTAATCCTAACAAGCGGCTTATCCTATGTGTCGATGGACCTGCTCCTCTCTCCAAACAAAATCAACAGAGGCAGAGGCGATTCCGTAGTGCTGCTGAAAAGGATGAAGAGGAATTTAGAAAGTTTGATTCTAACAGCTTAACCCCAGGTACCAAGTTTATGCATCATCTAACTAAGTATATAGATTGGTATATTCGAAAACGTATAACATACGATCCCATCTGGCAGAATATTGAAGTTGTTTTCTCTAATGAGAAATCACCTGGGGAGGGCGAGCATAAAATCATTAATTATATTCGTCTTTATGGAAACCCTAGGGATAGTTACTGTATTCATGGTTTAGATGCTGATTTGATCATGCTCGCTTTAGGTACACAATATCCGAAATTTTGGATCTTACGAGAAGATTTATACGATCCTCAGAATGATTTTTTCGTCATTGATATCGGGAATACTCGCATCAATCTTGCCCAGAAAATGGATTGGCACGATTCTGACGTAGGTTCTGACGTGGATCAAAAAAAACAGTCATTTAACCCCGAGTATGCCATCAACGATTTTATTCTTATGTGTTTCATGGTTGGAAATGATTTTCTTCCCCATGTACCAAGTCTAGAGATTATTGAGGGTGGTATTGATTTTATGTTGGACGTATATAAAAATGTAGGTGATATTTACGGGCATTTAACGACAAAAGTTGACGAAAAGGTGAAATTTATCCCAAGATCGTTGAGAATTTTTTTGGGAACTATATCCCAGTACGATAAGGGAATTTTGCAAGATAAACTCCTTAAGAAGGGTGTTTTCTTTCCCGATGTTTTACTTGAAAAACATGCCACTCTCATCGAAGGAAAGTATGAATTGGATATTGATAATTACAGAGAAGAATATTACCAGAAGTGTTTTGGAGAAAACACTGATATTAGACACCTTTGTCATCAATATCTAGAGGGAATACAATGGGTTTTATCTTATTATACACGTGGTGTTCCAGACTGGAAATGGTGTTTTAAACATCACTATGCTCCTTTTGCGCATGAATTAGCTGAACATATTGTTGATTTTAAATTTTCCCCAGAAAGGAACACAACCCCAATGACACCTTTCCAACAGTTATTATCTGTTCTTCCTCCGAAGAGCGCAGGGTTGATACCGATCCCTTTGTCACAACTGCTCCTAGACAAAAAATCCAAAATTAAGCAGTATTGTCCAGATGAACTAATAATCGATCTTAGTGGTAAAAGAAAAGAATGGGAAGGTATCGTACTTCTACCAATGATCGATTTTAAAATTATAGAGAGTGAATATTTTAAACACATAGATAAGGTCGATAGATCGGAGTCAGGGCGCAACATACTAGGTAAAAGTTTTACGTACTCATATTCTCACCAGCATTCGGTTGGATTTCGTTCATTTTACGGAAATATCCCCAATTGTCGAGTGACTACGAGAGTTATTAACTTATAAGACGACAGGATAAGTTATGTGAATATTTCAAACCAAAATGTTTGAAATATTCAGTCATAAACTATAAAATAAACTATAAAATAAACTATAAAGAAATTTATAACATATTATAATTTTCTTTATAGTTTATTTTCACTTTGGGGAAATTTTCAAAGTATTTATTGAGCCACTCCGAAGATGTATACTTCTCCGGTATGGTGAAAAAATCTTCGGTAAAAAAATCTGTTTCGAACAAAACCCCTTCGTTAAGATCGATGACGGGTGTGTTTTCCTTCGAATTATATATTATTTTTCCGGGAGCTTTTTCTGCAGCTGTCAACAAGCTTTCGATAAAATCTTTACCATATATTTTACTGTCGCCGACATTAATTATCTGAGTAGTGGCGTCTCCTTCTCTCATAGCGGTTGGTATCAAGGATGTTAGGTCCCCATATGTTTTACTTGTATTAAATACCTTTACAGCATTTTTTAAAGACCCGGGCAATTTATATTGTTTACCGTAAGGAACAACAATAGATATAATATTTACCTTGACCGTCTGGTCAAGGAGAGACCTTATTGCAGGTCCTAATTTTTTAATTCGATTTGGCGTTGTTGTGAGACATACAACAACGCGTCTTTTTTTATCTATCTGATCTAATTTTTTATAGTTAGATACAAACATTTCTGTTGGAGAAAAATACAGTTTGATACACCTAATAAATCCGAAATAGTCCAATAATATATAAATAAGGGACAATACGACAGATACGAGCGATATAATCACAATAGTTTTCTTTTGCATTTATTTATTATAGAGAAAGTTTATCTATTAATAAATGATCATCATTACGGAACATAACTTTCAACTAATAGATGAAATCCCGCGTGTTGTAGATCCAGAAAATGAACCAGATGTTGTTTTTTACCCATCAATTCTTAATAAAAAAACTATAACAGAAATTCTTAATATTGTATCGTATTTAAAATACAATAAAAAACACCAAGTTTGGTTCGCAGATAATTCTAAATGGGTATACGAAGCAGATTTGCCTGCACAGTTCTTTCCAAATATAATTGATCTTATCAGGAGCGATGTACAACACTTGGGGGGCGAAATTTTTAATTCATGTCTAGTTATCAAATACAACAGGTATGACCCTGACAGGTATTCCTCTGTTAATTTCAATAAAAATATAAAAAGCATGCTCGACAAGAATTATATATCAGCATCAGTTTTTATAGGTTCCGGAGGACTTTTGAAATTTACACCAAAACGCTCATCAAGAAGTGATATTCGAAGTGATATTCGAAGTGATTTGGATGTACCTAGTGGCTCAATATTGCTACAACTAGGACAATTTCACCAATATTGGGATATGAAAGTATTCAATGAGGGTAAAAAATCAACGGCGATCTATCAATTATTGTTTAGACGTGTATACCCACCTGAAAAGTTTACAAAGGTATGTGATATCAGCGATATCACTCACTCTCAACCTAAACTCCGCAAGTCCAAACGTATAAAAATACCTAAACAACTATCCTTAATATATCTTAAGTCGAAATTCAGAAAACAATTTCGGAGAATTATTCGAAAAGGTCTAAAACCTCTACATGAATATCCTAACGGTACTCAATGTGTTCTAACTAATGGTATAAACGAAATGTATAAATACATCAGACTAGGGAATCTCATAGGTACCGGTGATTGGGGAAATGTGTATACCGCATGTTTGAGGAAAGATATTTTGTGCAGGAGAGAATTTGCTCTTAAAATGTCACGTATCACTGAAGGAGATCTATCTGATCCTTATACCGAAACAAGTTCAGCTTGGTACGAATTATGGATGCTCAAAGATATTTTTAAACCTCTTGTTGAACAATCTATATGTCCTAATTTACCTCTTTTTATCGACACATTTTTGTGCAGTAGTTGTGACTTTATACTTCGCAAAAAAGCCAAATCCCATCCTTGTATCATAAATATTATGGAGTTGGCTAGTGGAGATATGAAAGACTATTTTTTGCACAGTAATATTACGGATGAAAAAATATACTCTGCGTTATTTCAAATCATGGCAGGTCTCCATGCAATTCAAATGAACGGTCAGATCTTAAATAACGATATTAAAGCTAAAAATATATTATTTTATGATGTGAAACCGGGAGGATACTGGCACTACCGGTTACGTAACACAGATTTTTACATCCCAAATCACGGTAAGATGTTCATTCTTAATGATTTTGGTGTATCTAACCTTTATGACCCAAATTTTCAGCTATTTCCAAATAAACACAGAAATACATTTAACCTGGGGGCTAGATATGCTATTAATATGAATGAAAAATTCTATCCAATTGAAGCAAAAGTAGAACATACCAGATCAGGGATGCAGAAAACTGGAATGATCAAATGGATTTCTGGTAATACTGTAAACGAAACATCTCACGGTGCCATGTATAAAATTGATAGAGATACTGGACAAGTATTTACGTCTCGAACAATTTTAACTGAGAAACAAAAGTCTTATTTATTTAGACGAGGTATCACAACAAATCCAAAAACATGGGATTTTTTTGAACACCCGTTTATCATCCCACCTTTTGAGTTTTATAACGACGTTCAAGATGTATTACGCACAATTGTAGGCGGTAAGAGAACAACTCAAAGAGGAAACCACACAGTATACGAATCAATATCTGAACAAATCCGTAATTCTATTCGGCCTTACATGGGTAGTGCTGAAAATTCAAAAGTCAAGGAATTCTCTTTAGAAACATACCACGTACTTGCAGGGTCGTTTATCCTGAAATTTTTTACAGAAGCACATAGTTACAAAAAGAGACCTAAGGGTAAAAAATTGGGTTATTATGATATGGACAAATGCTTGAACTTCAAAAAATACTGATGAAATGGGCCTTTGAACACAAGGAGTACTACATGGCGTATATACTCTTTACTGAATACCGCCTGGGAATTCCGAATTACTTACTATATACTCTCCCGAATAAAAGAGTATTTGTTTCAGCGAGAGACTTTCTTTCCACAAATGGAACAAAAAATATACAGGACAAATATTTGAATAAAATATTTGTATTATTTCGTTCTTCAAAATACACCAAACTCCCCGAGTGGGATAACAGAATTGGGTATAAGTCAAGTTAAGTCAAGTTAAGTCAAGTTAAGTCAAGTTAAGTCAAGTTAAGTCAAGTTAAGTCAATCAACCTGATAATGTTTTTTCCACGCCGAATAACTAGCATATTTTCCACGACCCCCTCGCTTTTTTGTTATAGATCTAAATATAAAATAAGCAATGATCATTCCCACAACAACCAAAACTATTATACCTATTGTACTCCAAGGTATTTTAGACCAAAAATTTTCTGATGAAGTCAAACTTCCATACACATTTTTATAAAATTCATCAGCAGTCATGTGCCCTCCAGGATACACTTTAGCTATATACTCAGCATCAGTTTTCGATAATATATAATTAGGATCAGTACCCTTATTATCTACTGTCAACGAAGCAGGGAAGAAATAAAGCATTATAGACTTAGGATCAAAATTCGATCCATTAAGTTGATCGGACCCATACCTTTCCATTATATTGTGATAAGTAGTTTCTTGATCCCAGCCCTGTGTAGATTTAGCCCAAGCATAAACTGCGGAATCATCCCAGTCAATAGTTGACCCCTTTGGATTTTGATGTTCGTGTATGAGTCCCAATACATGCCCAAACTCATGTATTATTGTTCCCACATCCAACCAACCAAAATTCATTGTATTTTGTTCTGTACTCTTCAAACAATCTGTACCAACTAATGAATACGACCCACCATGAGGATTAAATGAAATCCTCACGTCTCCTCCCTGATCAACAAACACAAATTTCAAACCGACTATAGGTTGAATTCTCTCTCTAACAACTTTTTTTATAGCTTCAACTGGGGATAATTTTCTTACCTCTTCTTCTAGTGGATCTAACATTACTGGATTTCCTTCGCTATCCCGTTGTCCACGAAGACGTGACATTGGAGTCCAATCTACATTTTTCACATCGTTTGAGCTGGCTAAAAAGGAGACATTGATGGTTGAATTCTTTGGCCACATTTTTTGGGTCAAAAAAGCAGCTGTTAATTTTTGGAAATGTTGTTTAGAGTTACTCCTGTCACGTATCTGTTTAATTGTGCCTAACTCATTTATTAAAGGTTTTTCAACACATATTCTCAATTGTGATAAATGATCTGTCATTTATTAATATATCTATATAATATTCGCATTAATAATATCTATAATATCTATAATATCTATAATATAGATATCACCAAGTTGGTTATCTAAAAAAAATATTGATTAACAATAAATATGAATTGTGAATTAAAAATATTCAAAAATACTTTTGGGAATCTTACCGATTGTTGCTCACAAAAATTCATCCGAAGGAAACAAATAATCGCCACGACTGCGTATCTTTCAAACAAAGCATACGACTGCGAAGCTGGAACTGGATTAATATACGGAGACGCCAAACTAGCAACTACGGTTAAGCCCAATAAGATCACTGAATATTTTCACGTAGCAGAACCGACAAGATTTATTTCTTGTTTCGGAAAAGCAGGAAAAGCTTCTGCATCTTTTCTCATATATGAAGGTATGTATACGGGAGTGGTATATGTAGCATGGCGCGGTAGCAGTGTCTATAGATTTGCAGAAGATTTTATACGCGATGCCGATGCTGGATTGGTCAGAATTGGACCAGAGGTGAAAGGAAGATATCCGAGAGTTCAAAAATCGACTTATCTTTTGTTTAGCAAAGCCAGGGAAGCTTTTCACAAATCAATATCATCATATGTTAGAGCAAATAAAACTTTTGTATTTACTGGACATTCTCTGGGAGGTGCTTTGGCTCTTTATTCAGCAGTTGACACAAGAGGCCAATATGGTCAACTTAATATACTAGCATATACTTACGGAGCGATCGCTATAGGTAATCAGACATTTGTTGATACATACATTACGGGTAAATTTCATCTAACCCAATTTGTAAACCCAATGGATGGTCTATCTCGTATGTGGACTATGGTTCCTGGAGAAACTAAAACAGGAACAACTCGAGCTTTTGTATACCAAAGTCTTGACCCAAATGATGATAAAGTAGTCGAATATCAACGGGATGAGAAAGTAGACAATCTTTCAGATTATATACGCCTAAAGGGGTGTTCTAGAGAAATCGTCGGAACATCTGAATGTAATAACCAATATTGGTTCAAAGTACCTGAAGGAGGTATTGGTATCTCTGACTATCCTGCACTTGTTACATCAGTAGCTAATCTAAGATCTCTGCAGATAGGTAGTTTTGTTTCTGCAGCATCTGAATTTACAGATGTATTATACGGCCAAGACGTGGAAAATATAGAAACAGACGTGGCGTACATGTTTACCGATTATTATGCACTTTCTAGTGCAAATCCGGTAAACTTGTTCTATGAGCTCGGTAAACCTCCCAAAACTGTGGATCAGCTTAACAGTTTAATCTTATCAATAGGTAATCTGATGTCATGTGGAATGCAAGAAACTCTCACATCTTATACGATGAGAAATATTGGTCATTCTATATTTAGGGGGAGAGACTGGATACCGTGGTTATATGGATTTATAGCCCCAAGGCAACTACAAACACTTACTTCTAGAATAGGTCAAACTATGTCTGCCTCGTACAATTATATATTGCGAAAATTCGGGGTCTCATTAGTTGAAGAGAAGAAAGATTCGACCCCCTTTAATTCCATGGTCTGGACACCTCGATTGTTATTATATTATGTAATAAACCATAGTATGGATAACTATTATGAAAAAACTACCACAGCTATTGCTTCATTAGCTAGTTCAGTTTGTTGCGGTGGGCCACAGTGTGATGTACCATTATCAGAAAGCGAGAAAAAGAGAATCGACGCTGAAGCAAAACGTCTTGAGGAAAAACAAAAACAAGAATTAAAAACATCTATCATTGCAGAGTATAAAATAGCCCAACAATTAAGTGCTCAAATAGATACTTACGTCGAACAACTAGCTGCGCAATATAATAACGATGCTCTAAGAATAATACCATTTATCCTGAGAGACAGAAAAATTGCTAGATTTGTACCAGCAAATCTAACCGAAATGGTACAAACATCCTTATCCCTTGCAAATATGGAAAGGTTAAACAAATATATGACTATACTGAAATACGACAAAAAGGAAGGCTTTAACAAAATTGTTTATGCATTGGTAAGCGGGGAAGATACTAAATCAGAAGCTAAGAATATCGAATATGTGACAATGCAAACATTATTGATAAAAATTTTAGAAGCATATCTAGAACAGAAAGGTTTTCAGGAACAGAGAAGACGATCTCGTACTAGACAAAAAGAACAGGCTAAACAAAAAGAACGAGTCGTACGCCCACGTCGTCTACGTGGGCGTAGAATAGTAGCACCCACACTATCAGACGATTCCGACTAAACAAATTATCACTTTATAAATAACTTGTTATATAAGAAAATATAACAATGTCTATATCTTATTCAGCTATCACAAATTATGGACGTGCTACTCTCCCATCTGTCGAGGCCGGGCTCGGTAGTATGAATATACTCAGAGATCCTCCAAAATCTATCATGACTAGACGTATAGATAAGGTCGGAGAAACAAGTTCAATCACAGAGTTAATCGACCAAAGTGGTAATCGCGCATGTGAAGCCATTTCTCTGTATGCACGAGGTATTAACCCTATGGTAAGCGTGAGCTACGGAAACGTAGGCAACAACGGTGGTCAAAGATCTGGAAGTTGTTTTGGAGGTAGTGGTGCCGGAGATTTACCAGCAAGCGGTAACGCTATTGGCGGGGGACAAGCATACCTACCTTATAGAATTGCTAGAGATGGTGCTTTTAGACCTCCTATTATTCGACAGGAACAACTGATGCCGCTGTCTCGGCAGCCAAGAACAAACACACAAGCCTTTACCCAACCCGGATTCGCAGATTTTACCAAGAAATTGGTATGCCCAGGAGGCAACTATAGATCTGTTAAGCAAGAAACATTGAAATCATGTGTGAGACCTACCGCAACATATCGTATAGATAATCCGCTAGTCGAACCTTTCGAAGTCAAATATGTCATCAAAAATCCAGTCAAATTTGATCCCAGGGCCGGGGTATCAGGCATCCGTACAAGAGATCTTACTACACAAGAAGTTGTTAATCCTACCAAGGGTGTCAGTGAATCTCCTCTCCACGTTGAAAATATCTACGCAAATCAATCCGGAGAAACAGTCAGATATGTTGATAATTCTCATATGAATACCGATAAATACATTCAGGATGTTTTACATAGTTCAGTCCAAAGTAAGATGTCTCAGTCTATACAGATCACACCGATTGATGAAATTATGAACGTTGATATCCATACCAAAGATCCATTAAATATCTCTTACACCGCACCGAAATCAGGCAATACAAAAGATGATTACATACATAAAGATATCGAATTACAACGGAGAGTCTTAGCTACTACAATGGCTACAAACAAGCAAAGGAATATATATTCTCGACCGTCTATTCAACACCAAGCCATTCAGAAGAGAAACAGGCCTATCGCTCACGCAACTACAAACTTCGGGACAATAGACCGACAAAGTTCTGCCGATCTGAATAGCCGTGAATATAAGTTACATCCTACTATAAATGCAGGAAGTTTTACTGGTAGAGGTCAGATGCCTATGAGAGACCGTATGCAGAATGTTAACACTCATTTTGAGTCTGATAAAATGAGAATGAGCAAGAAAGTCATGGCAATGCAACTTGGACGTTACGGCTAATCTCTTGTTTGATTGATATAATTAGAGCTAATTATATCAATGATAAATTTTATGGTATTTTGTTCTACAAAAATTTAGAAATTAAATCTTAGAGTAGCTGGACTTCTCCCATGAGAGTCTCCAAAACTCATCGCTGGCTCCTGTGTTTTACCCCCTGAAAATCCTTTCACCAGTAGAAAAAGAAAAATTAGTGCAGCAACGCCTATACCTACATACATAGCAATTTTTTTCCAATCCATACCACTTCCAGATCCTGATCTTATCGTCAATTTACAATTTTTATCTGAAGGGTGTAAGGCGTGTATTATATAATTTTCCTGACTTGATGGAACAAAACATGTTTTACATATTTCATCATAGAGCGCTTTTTCTGTGAGTCTGAAACGTTTTGTGTCATCATCATCGGAGGTTGACACTGATAACTTTCCTTCTTTATCGGAACAGTCAAATTTCCATGCTAAAAATTTTGTTGGATCACTGTCGAGATTGAGTTGTTTAGTAGTTGAGTTATAATTCCACCCAATGATTTTATTAGTTTTACCGACAGTTCCATCTTTTAAAAGGACCCTATCATCTTTGAAACTTATGATATATACTCCGTCATCCACAGCTTCCCCAGGATTATATGGTATAGACTTTACTATTTGGAACGTACCTTCAGTCGTAGAACAACGTGTTGTTTTAACGGTGTCATTTTCTATTCCAATACAGTAATCAACTATTACATCTACATCTAATCCGAAAATTTGATTACTTGTGACAATCCAACCACTAGCATCTTGAGGATCTGTAGTTAAAGTTAGTGGATCACTAAATTTTAAATACAAAGGATTATTAAGGGGTATATATAATAGTAATGTATCATTTTCATATTTCCATACATACGAATCATTATAATCTACTAAAACAATACTATATGCTCCACCATCATTGGCATACCAAAGAGATTTAGTTCCGTCTGATGTTTTAATAGCATACATGCCATCTCCTAATTGTGGATCTTCTACTGGTGTAAATACCCATTTATCGTAAGTAGTATCACTTGGATCATGTACAGGAACTATAATTCCAGAGTCATCCAGACCCATGTACACACCACATCGTTCATTGAAAATGCTATTAGAAGTTATATAAAAATTTTTTCCTTCCGGGGCACTCATATTAAACTTACTACAGTCGCCATCTAATTGTATATTAAATGCACCACGATAAATAGACAGTTCTTTGTTTTTATATGTCCAAATTTGACTATAACTTCCAGCATTCTCATTTTCCATAGTTGCTAATTTTTCACCTTCATCGGGTATACTTGTTAAAAATTTCCCATTATTTGATATTGTATACATACCATCTTTCCGTTGCTGTTCTGTGGGTCTTGGTATAATTTTAGTCGGAGAGTTCCATGTATCACCCGTTGTGTAGCAATTTTGTAAGGAAACCATGTTTATTATACGACTATATTTTATTTGGTATAAAACAAATGAATGATACGAAAAATAAAATATTACTCCAGAACAAATATATACACAAAAATCTCTCAAAACTAACCACATGCGCAATAAACATAAGGAAACAAAAAAATTTAAAACAAGTATCAACGCCTATTGTTAACAATATTCTATTGAATAACTTTGACAATGGTTCTGATATGAATGCTGTGGTTTGTTTATTCGATACTCTGTTTCTTAGATCTAAAAAGAATGGTTTGTATCGATTATCTGTACATGTATCGAAATGGGTTAAGCAATTTGAGAGAATAGATATTGAAAGTTCATCAGGGTATGTTTATTTTTCTGATATACTTAATGGGGTTAAAGTAATCATTAAAACTCCTAAACACCCTGACGACTACGATGATCTAATTAGAGAATATTTTATCGGAGTAACAGAGATTAATAAACTGCGTTATACAGTACCAAACTTTGTATATACGTTTGGGGCTTTTTTAAGCCCTCCAGATCGTAAGAGTCCATCAATACGCGAAATAAAAAGAGAAAAAGATTTTATACCTTTTATCATATTTGAAAAGATTCCGGGTAAAAATATACAAGAACTATTGGAATCGGATAAATTAACCTTTCCCCAATACTTGGGTATGTTTGTTCAGATACTAATCGCTATGGAAGTAGCCCAGCGCTCTATCTTATTTTGTCATTATGATTTTCATACATCGAATCTCATGTGTAGAACAATCAATACAAACTGTAAATATACAGTACCTTTGGATGATAACATCTATGAAATTACAGCGAGTGAATATCTCCCTGTTATCATTGATTTTGGATTATCGACAGTCTGTCATAAAAATAATATTGTCGGATCTTATACTTTTCCTGAACACGGAATGATGCCGTACATGTTACAAGGAGTAGACATGTACAAATTTTTATTTTACAGTTGCTATTTTTCTAGGGGGAATTTACAGAGACAGATTATGAATTTACTTACTTTCTATGGTAAAGATGATCCATATAAATTATTAATCCATGGTGATAATGGTTTTGATAGTGCTCAGAAAGAATATGTTGCAAAGGCCAGCTACTCAAAAGTAGCTACTAAAACACCATTAGAATTTCTGGATTGGGTATTAAAAATACCAGAATATAAGCAGATATTATCCAAATATATTAAAAAGAAAGAGAGAACTATCTATATACCACTGAGATTCTCAACTACGATACAAACATACGATAATATATTCCAACGGTCTGAACGTGGAAGACAAAAAGCTATTGAACTTGTAAATAATTGTATTGGCACTGATTCTAGCTATATAATGTCAAAATATTCAATGTATGTGTTAAAAGGGTACAACAGTAAATTGACATCGTCAATTTTGACGATAGACACAAAAACCCTTAAGAAAAAGATGGATAAAAAATGGAAAAGTATGGTTCAAAATGATCGTGTAATGCTCTTTAATTATCAGGAATTAAAACTTCCCGATGTTAAAAAGATTAGAAATTATTCTAGACGTATTCTAAACATAAAAATTAATTCTAAAAAATCTAGAAAAAGTATTTCGCGCTTGATTAATACATTTTTCCAGAATGTTGTATTTTTTGACGAGATAATACCATACTTGCAGTTCGTGTATACAATCAGAGAAATTGGGGCAACAAAGTTGTTTAATAATTTTTTAACCAATTTTATATCATCCCCTCACTACAAGATATACACACAAAATTTCGCATTGATCAATAAAACATACAGATGGTGTGATTCATTGATCAGTGGTATAGTTTAAACTTATCCTAAAGATAAAGACTTGTATAATAAATGATAAGTTCTGAAGATATTTTAATGATTTCCCAGCCAGAAGAATTAAAAGTCGATCTATATCAACACCAACTCGCTAGTGTATACCAAATGGAAAAAAGAGAACGCGAACAACAAATTATATTTGACGATACCATCATAGAGACAAATATCGGGATTAATGCCGATATGACCGGATATGGTAAAACACTCAGTATGATAACTCTCATAATGCGAGATAAAATGAAATGGGATTTAAACGAACCTTTTACTCAATCTTGTGTAACTACCCATGCCGGTGGTAGAATAAAAAAATCTGAGATAAAAAGATATAATAAACTCGATACAACCTTAGTATTGGCAAACCAATCTATCATACATCAATGGTACAAAGAATTTCAGAAGTCTCCCGTATCAGTAGCAATGATTACTTCACGAAAATTGATCGATACAACTATTGTTGAAAATTACGACGCTATTCTTGTCACTCCATCAATGTATAATCGTTTAATCTGTAAATATTTTAACATGGCCTGGAAACGATTCATATTTGATGAACCAGGACACATAAAGGTAGGGGGGATGCAAAGAATTATCACTGGATTTATTTGGTTAGTCACGGCTACCCCAGATGCTATAATAAGTAAACACAAGAATTGTCGAACTAGTTTTATGTACGAGATTATTGGTAGGACTGGGCCAAGATTCATAAATTATTTCTTGACAATCTTCAAATATTTGATAATAAAGAACCCTGATAATTTTGTACAAAAGTCGTTCTTAATGCCACCCACTCATCACCATCATTACAAATGTTATAATCCTATATATAAAACAGTAAGTAGATTTGTAACACCTCTTATAAGTGAAATGATTTCTGCTGGAAATATACAAGGAGCTCTTAAGGCTCTGGGAGGTGGGGAAACAAAAAATATAGCTGAATTGGTTCGGCTGAAGAAATTAGATGAACTCGAAGTATACAAGACCAGGTTGCAAATTCTTGAAATAAGAAATAAAAGAAAACAAATCGATTTAATTAAAAATAAGATCGAGAGAATCTCAAATCAGATTCGCGAACTTGACCAAAGATACAGAGAAATTTTATCCGGTGATTGTTCTATTTGCTATGATAAAATTAAAGAACCCATCATGGAACCTGGATGTCAAAATGTCTTTTGTGGACAATGCTTACTTAAATGGTTAGAATCTAAACATTCTTGTCCTTTATGTCGTGCCCATATAAATCCCAATGAACTCATATACATAAAAAATAATGGAAAAGGTACAATATCTCCTGAATCAGAAAATAAAACCCCTAAAACCAAAATCAAAACTGTTATTAATCTAATTAGGGATAAACCACTCGGGAAATTTATAATATTCTCTGCTTGGGATGAGACATTTGCTCCTATTCGTAATACCTTGTCTAAAAATAACATTGGCTTTATCGAGGTGAGGGGAAATGTTAAATCACGAGTTAAAAATATTAATGATTTTAGAAATGGTAATATCAACGTCATTTTTCTTAATTCAAGATTCAATGGATCTGGTATCAACCTACAAGAGGCAACAGATATAATAGTCTACCATAGAATGAAAAAAACAACGCTAAATCAAATTATCGGAAGGGCCAATAGAATCGGGCGAACTAAACCACTAGACATACATCACCTACAAATTTAGTGATATAAGGAGCAAGGAGCATAAGGAGCATAAGGAATATAAGAGAATATCGAGAATTATAATAAAGAGTAGGAATGACATCAAAAGTTATACAGACATACCATTGTCCAAACGGGTGTTGTCCGGTAAAAATTAAATCATACAACCCAAAACCGCGATACTTTAACAGAAACTATCGTAAAGCCGGTGTTTTTATTTACGATCCCAAAGAAGACAAAGTACTCCTCGTACAATCTAGAGGACATTTATGGGGACCCGCGAAAGGTTCGCTAAATATTGGTGAACAGCCGATAGATTGCGCCGTCAGAGAGGTAAAAGAAGAGACTGGTCTAGAGATTTTTAGTAAAGATTTTACTAAATCGGTCAAGATACGAAATAGAGCAGTCTATTATTACTTAGAAATGGATACATGTGAAGTAGATATTCAAGATAATATCGAAGATAACGATGCTAATGGTATCACATGGATAAAAATGACTTGTTTAGAAGATGCAATAGCTACTGGAAATATCGTTCTAAATCATTACGCAAGGATTGTTTTTTATAGGTTAATGAAAAAGCGTTTTCCCAAACCAAATTGGATCAAAGTTGAACGAAAACGTAGACCAAATAAACAAAACTTAATTAATTTATTGCCAAAAATAAATGGCAATAAAATTTCAGACACTCGACTTTACTTCGATTCTCCCAAAAAATACAGGAGACACATTATTTAATCCCTCGATATCCCACTGGAAAAACAATCTCTATTTATGCGCATATAGAGAATTTACCCGGTATAAAGACCTAAAAGACTCGGAATTTAAAGATGACCCACTCACAGACCCCAATCACCCATGGCTCGGATCTGATAAAGCATGGCCAGTTTATTGGAGATCAAACTATGGATACGACAGAACAAAATTAGTCCTATTGTCCATCAAAAAAAGTGAAGATTCCATTGATATTGACGTTGAGCAAGATTATGGTTGGATATACGGAGTTGATGCCAGATTACTCAAGCTTGATGAAAATACATTTGTCATGTCGAATAATAGGTGGATAGATGCAGAAACTGGATCTAAAGAAAAGATAGATCTCAGGAGCGGTAAAACATGTGATAACGGTTGCATGCTCATCGAAACCAGACTTATTACTGTTTCGAAAGGTGGCAGATCTATTTCTGCATCCAAAGGTAAAATTCTGTGTCCTGAGATCTCTCATACCACAGAAAAAAATTGGGCCTTTTGGAAAACGATAGAAGACCGCCTTGTGTTTTCTTATGGATTGTCTCCTCATCATGAAGTATTTAGCCTAAAACGTGTAGGCAATTCTATCCAATGCGACGGAATCCGCAAAATATACAGCAAAAACGACTTCTTCAAAAGATTCGAAAAATACTACAAGGGCATTGTCTATGTCTCAGTATCTACTCCTGCATTACTACAAGAAAACGGTAAATATCTAGCTCTTGGGCATATAAAATATAAATACAGAAAAATTGAAGACAGTAAAGACTTTACCGAAGAAGAATACGGTTCAGGAGTCAGATCAAGCCCGGAACGTAAAATTGTTAAATTTAAAAATACAAGACTTGCCAGGTTTCATAAAAAACTCCTGAACAACGATAAAAAATTTCACCCTTCGTTCGTTTATTTAATGTTTTTATACGAATTTGAGCCTGTACCTCCTTACGAAGTAACCAGAATTAGTTCTATGTTTATTCCAGAATCACCGTATGCATTAAGCTTTCCAAGTAATTTAACATATTCACCAGAACTAGATTCTTATATTATTTCTTATGGAGACTATGATTCAAGGTGTAAAATGCTTATCATGTCTCCAAAACAAGTAAAAAATGCTCTGAAACCTATCTCTAGTCCCAGAAATGTCAAGTTTGAAATGATAAAACCAATCACTAATATATCCTTGGATGAAGATATATTCTAGGATATTCTAGGATATATTCTAACAAAAAATACGTTTCAGGAAATTCCCCTTATAACCATCTGCCCCAACAAAATCAAGATATACGAACACACTAGTACCTATCATCAGTAAGATCGACGTTACCAAAGTAAAGATAGATAATAGTTCGCCATTTTTGGCATATGATTTTGATACGTGACAAGCGCTATCAAATTCATTATCTCCTGAATACTGTTTGGATGCCTCTTTAAGACGTATGTGGATGTTTAAATTCCATGCTGATATAGTAACAAGCTTAACAGAAACTATTAACAATATTATTAAACAAGTTCTCATTTATTTGATCATATTATTATTATTATTATCGCCGTTTTTTGATAAGAACATACTAGACAAAAATAATAGAATAATCCCCACAAAAACAAGAATTAATGCGGGATTTTTCATCCCGTAGGAATAAGACCCTTTATAAGATTCCTTAAACTTTTCTAAAGACGAAACCCCGGGTACAGTTTTTAATTCTGGCGAATTTGGTTCTTCTGCGTCGACACCCCCCTGTAACCCGAATATTTCACAAGTACCTAAACAATCTGGGTATCCGTACCATCCTGCTTGTAATACAATAACATAGAGACCAGTTTTTTTAAAGAAATTTGGACGACAATTGGGTATCTCAGAACTCTTAGCAAAAACGCCGTATATAGATTTTCCCCCATAAATACTAGACGGATTATTGATTTTTACAAGAAGGGCATCCTTATTATCAGATGCAAATTTCAACAGTTTATCATCTGGTTTAACATAAATAATAGGGACCGGATCTGTACCATTTCTAAACAACACTGCATCCCATCTCTCAATATTATAGACTTGTCTATTTTCACTCATTTATTATAGATCCAGAATTTATATTTTATTGTAGTCTTAATTATCCAATTCTAAATTATATCTTTCCTGTACTGAAAAATCTACCCCCGATTATGCTTATTACAAAAAACAGTTATTCCACTTCTTATCATAAATCAGATATAAACATTTAAATACTATACAAAAATGAGCGAAATCATGCTTGATTTAGAAACATTATCTGTGCGTCCTAATGCTGTTATTGTAGTTATAGGAGCCATCAAATTCAACAGATACGATGAATTACCCGAAAAAATTGACGAAAAATGCTTGAGAAATCTTAACACTTTTTACGAACGAGTACACATAGAATCATGTCAAGAACTCGGCATGTGTATTGATGATGCTACCTTGTCTTGGTGGGAAGCTCAAGACAAAGATGCTAAACATGAAGCCTTGCAAAATCCAAAACGTCTTCCTCTGAAAACAGCTTTAGCCAAATTCTCAAAATGGTTTGGCACAGAATCTTATACCAAAATCTGGGGAAACGGGTCTTCTTTTGACTGCACTATTCTAGGAGAAGCATACAAAAGATGTAATATGACACCACCATGGAAGTTTTGGATGGAAAGGGATCTTCGTACTATCTTGGATATTGGCAGAATTAGAGTATCTGATCTACCACAATACAAAAAGCATCACGCATTGTACGACTGTTACAGACAAATTATCGGGTTCCAACGGGCATTTAAGAATATACGAGGTAGAGTTTGAATGATATAAGTTTATATAACTTAAATTAAGTTATATAAACTTATCCGAATATTACAAAGAATATCTTATTCCTGAGCTGTACATTTGTAGCAAAAAATCCAACTCCATCAAGAAAACCATCATCTCAAATTTTTTTATTCTTTGTCTATATATTCTCGGTAATATACGCGATCTTACAAATTCTATAGCCCTACTGTGTTTTTTCGTAAGGCTCGGGGGACGATACAAAATAACCTCGGGTTGCCCCAGAAACGTTAATATTAAAGGTATCGTATCGGTTAACATTTTGCTCCCATACTTAGTCGCAAAAAACTCACCAACACTTGTTTCTTTCGTCGGATTGTGAAATTTAGAAGGCATGTGTGGATAGAAACTAACTGTATAAATACCAGTAATTTCTCCGAAGAATGTAGTGATAACATATACATGTCTTCCGTTGGTGGACATTTTGTAACCTTAAAATATATAATTTAAAAATCATTTTAAATCTAAAGGGTATAGAAATCGTCAACTTTAATATAACCGACGAACCTTTCTAAATCTTATAGAACGAAGATATTCAACCATATCTTGGTCCCCATTTTCATGAGCAAAACCAAACGCATCAGATGTGAAATAGGCTCCGATTGAATATAGATATTCAACAACGTGTGAAAATCCATGTTTAACGGCCAAATCCATAGCATTTGATGAACAACTCTTTCCTATGGAATGAAGATATCTGAGCATCCCCAAATCGCCATTCTCTGCTGCAAAATCCATTGCATATTCTGTACAACCAATACCTTTAGAATGAAGGTACTTCACAACCTTAGTGTGACCATTTCGGGAAGCAAAATCCATCGCATTAGTAGTACATATCTTTCTTACTTCGCACAGAAACTGTACTACTTCTAGATGACCATTTATGGCTGCTCTATCAATTGGTTCTGTCGAAACCAATCCTTCAGTTGAAACAATATGTTGTACAATCTCTAGATATCCAAAACAAGATGCCTTCTCCAAAGGTATGGACAAAACTGTTTGTTTACAATAAGATTTGATATCAACCGGGTAGCCAGTTTTCTTTAATTTATATACTTCTTTCGGGGTCAAAAACGATATCCATAGTTGATCCAAGCTTCTCGGAAACATTTTTGGAAATTTATTCTTCTCAATGATAAATTTCAATTTAATACTTAGTTACATTTAATCATCTCTTTATCTTGTCTACTAATCTATGACCTACTCTACTAACTTTTTCCTTAGATTTCTCCTTAGTCTCCCTCCCATTACCACACAATCATCACCCAAACTATTAGGAAGAGGTGCGGTAGGGATCACCATCAAGACACTAAATTAATTAAAGTTTTGTAATATTTTACTACAAAACTTAATCCTTATTCTAAAATACTCTTGTTACTACCCCAACTATCTTCGTCCTTCCTTCCGCCATCAACAACTTGAATCCAGGCTTGATGTACTCTGAATGGTATATGAAACGAAACCGTGCAGTTGCCTTATCACCAGTCCTCAGAATTGAATCGTCATCCGATATAGTATCTCTACCATTAATTTTATCTGTAATATTAATCAGCTTAGCCGATTGCCTAGTCGTACATGTATGGATAATAGGTTCATATCCAGGTCTAATTGTTGTACTATGCGCTTTTAATACCGTAATATCTGCGTCAAATTCTCTTACAGATATTTGTGGGCTGTATTGTGAAACCAATACATTACCCCTATGAACACTCTTACGATCCACTTTTCTTAGACCCAAACACACATACGCCCCATAATTAACAGTCTGCATTGGGACACGTTTACAGTGAATACTTCTTACTTGAACTTCCTGATATTCTCCTTCTCTGGGTCCTAACAGAAGTTTATCACCAATACTGATGGTTCCAGACAATAATTGACCTCCGACAACGGTACCAACTCCTGGTACTAAGAAGGTTGTGTCGATGTGGTATTCAACGTCTTTCACATCCTCCCTAATGTTAGTAGACACCTTTCCCAAAAGATTCAAAAACTGCTTGAGAAATGGAATGCCGGCATTAGTCACACTCGATATGTGAAAAATCGGTACAACACTCTCAGATCTAACATTTTTTGCACACAATATAACATCATCAACAGAAGTGACCTTGTATGGAATTCGGCGTAATCCTGGCAGTTTGAGCAACTTGTTGATAGATCTAATAGTTTCCTTCATCACCTTCTTACGATTTACACAGATATCTATCTTAGTCAAAACAATCGCAAACGGGATCTTCAATGTAACACATAAAAAGATATGTTCATTCGTCATCCGAGTCATACCCATATTCGCCCCAACCAAAATTAGACAGAGATCGGGGAAAGAAGATGTAAGTCCCATTATAGTTGTCCTTAAATACCTTTCATGTCCACACAAATCATAAAAAGATATGATTTTGGAACTATCCCTCACAATATCAGGCCAACTCTTCTTATGCATACCAGAATAATTCGTAATATGACCCTTATCGTTAAAACCAAGAATATGGTGAGCTATACTTGATGTTCTGCCACTAAATACCTCATGCCTGAAATTAAACACTGCAAGACGCGCCGAACCTCTTCCATTATCATTTTGACCAGATATAAGAACCCCCAAAAGTGAACTTTTTCCAACATCAACGGATCCTGCAACGGCTACTTTTATGTCAATATATTTTTGATCATTCTTTTCACGAACGAGTAACTCATATACCTTCTTGATTTGAGATTTACCCTTATATTTACCCTTATATTCACCCTTATATTCACCCTTATATTCACCCTTATATTCACCCTTATATTTCTCCAATACTTTCTTTCTTCTCTTAATGCGCGAATTTCTCTTTTGAGTCTTAAGATCCCTCGACGCTAACATTGTGATAGAATAATTATTTTCCCTGGCAGCCAACGACAGATTATTAAAACTTTCTATAAATTCAGAGTCATCTACTCCCTCCAGATTTCCATCATCCGTAACACCAATAACATATATCGCTTCACCAGATCCCTCATCCACTCTATAACGCATCTGACTAGCTAGCCCCTGTATTCTTGATTTATCTTTATTAATCAACATTGTTTTATACTCAATATTACCATCGTCCTTTTCTGGAGATAGTTTGTTGGTTTGCATTTTATTTTGATACAATAAACCTTAAACTTACAATTCAATTTTATTCAATTTAGTATCATTCTAGCCGAGGTAATTCAGATTCATATTCCACACCACTTAATCTATTCACTTGTCTAGCTAAAAAGTCTAAAGGTGATCTCAACGTCTCATAAGTCCCCTCAACAAAATCTATATGTTGATCCATTTTAGAACAAGATTCTGCTAATCTGTTAACAGCTTTAGTTAGTTGTTCAACGGTTCGTTTCAAGTCTTCGATATCTTCTCTTATCAGATTAAATTCAGTTTGTGACATTTATTAACATGACTAATATCTTCTTAATTAATAATAAATGACAAAAAACCCTTCAAATAAAACTTTAATAAGAGTCGCCGTAATCGGAAATGAAGCAGTTGGAAAAACATCTTTATGTAAAGCCCTCGCAGGTAAAGATTTAGATAACTGTCATATACCAACAATAGGTATCGATTTACACGTCGCATATATAAATACAGCTAGAGGTCAAATAAAAATTGCTTTATGGGATCTATCGGGTCAAGGAAGATTTGATATTATTCTAACTTGTTATGTAGAGACGTATCCAAGTTTGATATTTTGTTATAGTGCAGATAGTTCTAAAAATTTCAGTGTAATGGTAAACAAATACGACTACTACAAAAATTTAGGTTATTTAAACAATAAACATGTTATTATTTGTGCTACAAAAATAGACTCGCCTGAAACAAATAATGAACTTATCGAAAAAGGAAAAATTTTCTCCCAAAAATACAATCACTCATTCATCAAAACTAGTGCTTATAACAAAACAGGTTTATCAGATCTACTACAACTTATAAAAGAACCCTATGTATTTCGTAATACTCAACCTAACACAATTATAGTCTCACCGCCACCTCCCAAACGATTTTATCACAATTTTTGTAACATCTTATAATCTATCTATAACCTGTCTTATACATACCATACCCCTGCCTAACATTTCCTCTATACACAGCACCACTTCCTCCAAATGCAGTCTGGATAGTTCCTCCTGGTATAACTCCACCAGATCCATACAAAACATTTTTACCAGAACTTACATATTGAACCCATTGGGGATATGATAATGTAACTGGTGGAACATAAAGCTCCAACAATCTCCCTTTGGTCGACTCCCTCCGGTCGAGCGCATAGCGAGAGCACAAGCCCGCGTATTCACTAGTATACGCGGGTCCCCAGCGAGATCCCTTACTAGGGGCATTCAAACTATATTTTTCTAAACCATTCCAACAATTCTTTAACTGTGTGTAAGTTGCCATTTATTATACCAAAAATAATAAATGCTTAAATTAGAGATTAACCCATCCAGTAAGTAGCAAGCATTATTAAGAAAGTTGCTAAATATTGTATAAAAACGTCACTAATAATGTTTGATTTCCCCCAAATAAATTCTGCAATAAGATCCCGAAACACATTTCAAATATCTTAATATCCTTAGTATTTATTACGGCGGTCTATTAAACCCTGCTGGTTCCTCTGCAGCAACAAATCCCGCTATATTTGATATATTACCTGTTACAAAATTACCTTGATCTCCTACAGCAGTTGTTATACTAATAGAAGGTGTCTTATTACCAGAAATAACACAATCAAAAGGATGATTAGTAAATGTTAAATCTGACGTTAATACATTTGAATTAAACACACACCCAGTAGCAGAAAATATTAGCATCTGTGATGAATTGTTTGCAGTAAAAGTGTTACTAGATACAGGTCCAGTAATACAGTTAATAATGTCTGCCCTATTTGACGTAACAGAACAATTTTTAACATCATTATTAAACTTTATATCCATTTTCGCTGTATTTGAATTAAATGTTGAATCTGAAATAGGACCAAAAACATCAATACCCCCATTACAAAAATTTGCTTGTATTAAAGATGTATCAATAACTGTAGCATTCATAGCATCTCCAAATACTAAATTATTACACGTGTTATTTGTTACCTCAGTATCGCTAACATTGTCGTTAAATATAAAATTTCCTTGTGTTCCGGGGGTTACGGAAGAATATGAATACACATTATTAGCAACCAAACACCCTTGATCTAATGTAGAATCTATAGTCATTGAATCAAACGAATTTCCAATAATTCTAGATCCTTTTATCCCATCGTTAGTTTCTATAATTAAAGTTGAAGCAGACGCACCAGAACTATAATTCACAATTGTATTGTAAGATATTACACTCCCCAAAAGTTCATCAAATGTTAGAGATATTGTATTGCCAGCAAAAGCATTACCTCTATTATGAGAAATATCGCAGTTTACTTTTCCCGGAATACTTACAAAAATATTGGAGTAAGAATTATTTTGAACACTTAAATTATATACTTGACCCGTGTTAGTAGAACTAACATTCAATATTCCAGCATCATTTCCGTCCCCAAAATTATTATTGGTAATATTTAAATTAGACATATTACCAGAACCTTCTATCATAAGAGTAGAACTACCATTAAGAGTATTTCCATCTATTTGATGAGCCCTATTTCCAGTATTACCACCTGAATTATCATATTTAAAGTCCCCAAAAAAATGATTACTCGTAACGAATAATCCCCATAATTCTCCCCCTCCAGATACATCTATAGTCAACGCTGGATTTGCAGGCACCAACCTATTCCTAAAACGACAATTAGAAATCATAACAGTAGGTAAACCATCAGTCACGCTCAAAACACACTCATCCAAAAAACTTGAATTTATTATTTGGATATCTGGAACTCTTCCTGGAAGAGGTCCAGGATCGTTATATGTTATATTAAAACTTTGTAAAGTGCTATTTGTTATAAATGTTGGACATATAGTAGTCACTTTCATATCAGGAGTCCCATTTTCAGCATTTCCTTCACAGTTAGACATAAATAAATATCCACCAGAATTTGTCATATTTATAGTTAAGACACCAACTCTAGCTGTTACGTTATTCATAAACAATTGGTTTACACAATTAATTGTCCCTCCTCCATTGGGGGTATTAACATCAATATCAGTAATAATAGTACTTTCCGTATTATCTATTGTTAACATATTATTAAGTGACAGTGAAGCCGGTGATAATCTTAATATGCCACCAACAGCATTTATCGTAGAATTTGAAGCCGCAGCTAGACGCAATTGACCAGGTCCCCAAATATCTAGCCTATTTTGTGCTGTTATACTTACATTGTTTGATATAGTTAATATAACGTCGGACCTAATATATATGTTTCCTTGAGTTGTAAATGTAACATCACCGGTTATCAGATGATTAACGGTGACACAAATATCTGTTCTACCGTTACTAACAGCATCTACTATAGAAGCAAATTCGTTTTCACAACAAGGATTTGGGTTAGAAACAATATATGCATCAAATGCCTGTGTACATTGTTGTACATATAAACAATCATTATTAGGACCTGTCAAGCCTAAACAACCTGTGTAACATAATTCAATACAATTGTTTTGATTAATAAAAAGAGGTTCCTCAACACACGGAAGCGGAAGTTCTGTTGGATCAACATATAAACAATCATTATTTGGTCCTGTTAACCCTAAAGCACCTGTGTAACATAATTCAATACAGCCAAGTGCATTAACTTGAAGGGGTTCTTCGACACATGGAATGCCTGATTCTCTTGCATCATCTATTGTACTCGGTTCAAGGGGACTTTTTGTTCCATGAGCAACTATTACAAATTTAGACATTTATTATAAATAAATATAATAAATGTCCATAAATACACTCCAGAATTTTATTATCCTTTGTAACATCTTTTTGTTACAAAGGGTTTTGCATTATTAATTCTTATATTCTTATATTCTTATATTATTATATTCTTATATTATTCTTATCCTTATTTCATACTACTCAACCAAAATCAATTCTCCAACAATTGTTCCAAAATACTCATCCACATACCTAGTAAAATACATCTTAAACACTGCTTGGTGCATTTTTAGATTTCCAATTTTGATAAGAATCTTTAATATATTCTTAACCCTCTTCTCATCAATATTCCCAATAAAAAGAAGATCTGTCGCAAACATACCCTCACTATCGGGCACATTCGGATTTGCTTTTAGATCTAAACACACCTTAACTCCGTCTGTATTACGAAGACGGCAATACATTGCAAGTGGTGTGCTTTGGTACTTACTCTGATACTTGGTCTTTTCTTTGGTCGCCTGTAATGCATTCAAATCATTCCCCCACTTGCGCTGAACACTCTCACATGTTACCACTTCAGCCTTCATATCTACCCTATCATTAAAACGCTGATATATGACTGGAACAGGCTTAGACCACCCCTGTTTTTTAAGTGTGTCAAGAGCATTTACAGCTGCATTTTGCTGAGCATCAGCCTTCAAGGCAGCAGAACCCTCACCAATTTTGACATAACGACCTCCCATAATCTTCTTCTTATTGATTGATCCATCTGGTCGCTCTTGATATCTTCCATTCTGGACGCGAAATACAGTTGAGTAAGTAATCGAATCATGTTTTCGCTCCCGATACACAAGAGGCCCTAATTTACTCTCATACATATCAAACAACTCCTTTAGACGAGTTTTAGCATCGTACAGATCCTCGTATCGAAGCGAAATATCCATCTCATCAAATATATTCGCCAAGATATCATACACAATAGCATAACCAACTCCAACACGCTTTCTCTTGTCCAAGATCCTTTCCGTCGCTCCCAGAAACGCCTCAAACACATCCTCCAATAAAGGTTTCATTTTCCGTTGACGAAGATCTGTCGTCGCTGAAATGAAATTCCAAAATCCAAGCCTGCGAGCAATCTCTGAAAAGCTTTGTTTAGCCCCATAATTGATTCGCAAACGAGCAACCACTTTAACACCCTCAGCACAATCCAACTGAGGAAATTTCTCATACATGTAGTTAACAATAAACTTATTACCCGTCAAATCACCAACCTGCTCCAATACCTGGTAGTTATTCACAGGATCTACCAACTCCGAGGTAAATGCTGCCGAATATATTCTCATTGACCGCTCATCAGTCAACATTTTGATATACTTACTCTTCAGATTGCCTTTTCTCAAGACACTCTTTATAAGCGATTTGAAGTCTTCTCCACGACTTCCAAGATATATTCCGAGTTTTTTTTCCGTGCATATCATCTCGTTATTTGATCTCATTTTCTTTCTAAATTTCAATTATATTTTATCCAAATGAATTTAACTATCATCACCCTTACATTCATCTTTACAAAACTCTATGATTTGAGCTGCCAATTCTGCCAACCCCGTTGTAGAACCACTCATCATATCTTGTATTATAACAACCGGATCTATTTCTTTTTCCATATTTTTCACTATACAATTAGTACATTCTTCAGAAAGTTTTATTAACAACATCGTCTGCTTTACAAAATCTTTTAGCACACTAGACCATGCTCCTTTTTTCCCCAAACACGATCCTAAATCTCCCACATGATTTGCTATATATTGCACCTTCTCAGTTGCACTTTTAGCAGAATAATCCTCATAAGAAATTCCCTTCGATATCTCAGTAATTATACATCTCATCAGAGGCTCCGCATAAGACATACGTCCATCTCCAGTGAACTGATTAACAGCCTCCTGTATCTCATCATTAGTCCAACTCTTAGATCCTGATCCCTTAGTAAAATACCATACTAAAATACCTATCAAAGCTGCCACCAATAAAACTAAAAACGCTTTAACCCACGGACTTTCCCATAATCTCGATAAGGATCCCCCCATATTATAGGTATAACTGGTAGCATCATCCACACCAATATCATTGTCATCTCCATGACTTAGTCTTAATTCTGATTCCATTTATTGACCATAAGAAAATATAATTTAATAAGAACTAATATAAGAACTAATATAACAACTAATATAACAACCATGCAATGTGAATATCTTAAAAAATGTTTCCTATCTTTATACAACAAATTTTATGAAGGATTTTATGATATATGGAACTATTGTTACCTGCAACCATATACATATAATTTTATCCCTGTAGTACCTCCAAACGATGAATATGATACTGAATCGTACATTTCCCATAGCAAAGATTCAAATTTAGACCTAGAACTGGGTTTAGGAGTAAATTATATATCTTATAAACAACCTCCAAGTCTAATACATCGCGCAATTAACCCAGAATCCGAATCAGATAATAAACCAGATATAGATTCTGATTCGGATTCTGATTCGGATTCTGATTCGGATTCTGATTCGGATTTTATTATCCTATAAAATCAACCCATAATATCAGTTATTAGTTTATAATATCCAACCCAACCCCGGTGTATCCTCGGGATATGATGCCCAAACAGTTCCCCCGACAAGTCTACCAGTCACTAAAGCATGGTTATAATCCGCCGCATAGTTATACATCTCATAATTTTGTACTCCACAAAATACACTCAAAAATAATATCAACAACACAAGAAATATAAAAAATAACATTGTAGTCCTTTCCATATCTTTATCTTTATTAAAATTAAAGATAAAGATATAATGACATATAATAAAATATGTCCATCTTCAAACAATTCTTCGACCTATTCGACCAAAAACGTGAAACTCACATAAATTGGAACTTATACCGGCTATACCCATCTTTCTACCCGTATATTTTATACCCATCTTATCCCATCCTATATCCGCTCTTATACCCTAAATCATATTTTCCCTCCTTATACCCCTCCTTATACCCCTCCTTATACCCCTCCTTATACCCCTCCTTATACCCCTCCTCTGCAAAACCCGAAAAACCAAAGGTTGAAGTAAAACCATTTTCAATCAATACCGAATTTTACAAACCGTTTTATTTCGGACTTTATTTCGGATATGATACATGGATTTATCCTGAATTTTACTCAGGGTTTTTAGGCTCCGACGAAGAATAATTCCGATTGCGTTTTTCTGAATTCTAAAGGAAGCAGAGATCGCCTCGAGAAATCGCTTACATCGCTTAAAGATTTGTCATTTATGATTAAATGACAAATCATAATGAAAATAAATTGATAAAGAGCCCGACCAAAAGCTCATCTTTATCTAATAATAAATTACAGGTCTTTAAACCGAATTTGGTAAAAGTTTCCGAGAATATTTTTAACTGTAAATTCGCTGATGCAACTGGTAATCTAATCACCGTTCCTATGAGGAAAGATGGTTATGTTAATCTAACATTATTATGTAAGGCTGGTGGAAAGCAATTAAAAAATTGGTATCAAAACAAACAAACTAAAGCCTTAATACGGGCTTTGGAATGTGAAGCTGGAATTCCAGCTTCACAATTAATAGAGGTGAAACGGGGTAATAGTTCTAAATTTAAACAAGGGAGTTGGGGTCATCCTGATTTAGCGATTCAGTGCGCTCAATGGGTATCTCCTTCTTTCGCGATCCAGGTATCAAGATGGACCCGAGAACTCCTTATCACAGGTTCCGTTACCCTTGGCCAGGAGAAATCAAACAGAGAATTGGAAGAGCAGTTTCAGAAAAAGATAGCCCTTCTGGAACAGCAAAACTTCGCTCTCCAGAAGAAGCACAACGCTTTGGTCCGTAGGCATTTCTATTACAAATTCAAACAGAAAGGTCCAAGTCTCTATATCATTACGAGTATTAGAGAAGGTATAATGAGGTTATTCAGGCGACTTAAAGATTTGTCATTTAATCATAAATGACAAAACAAAATAAAACGACGGGAATTGTCCGCAAAAACACACCCCCGTCTAATAATATTATTCAAGTATTTAAATCTGAATTAACGAAAGGTCGTGAATTTCGAATCCTAGGATCTCCGTCAGATCCATATTTTGTTGCTAAGGACATTGCCTTGTTCTTAGATTACAAGGATACTAAAAAAGCTATCGTGAGTCATGTTGATAACGAAGATAAATTAGACTGGAAAGAGTTTAAAAATTTTAAGGGGGGTAAATTACCCCCCTTAAAATTACACCCTAAAACCAAGCTGATTAATGAATCAGGACTTTATAGCCTGATTCTTAGATCAAAAAATAAAAAAGCCAAAATGTTTAAACGTTGGGTCACGTCTGAGGTTCTCCCATCCATCAGAAAAAACGGGGAATATAAATTAAACCAGAAGATAGCCCTTCTGGAGCAGCAAAACTTCGCTCTCCAGAAGAAGCACAATGCTTTGGTCCGTAGGCATTTCTATTACAAATTCAAACAGAAAGGTCCAAGTCTCTATATTATTACGAGTGGTTTGGAGTATAAGGACGGTGTTACGAGAATAAAATTTGGAATATGTGGTTGTCCAAAGCGGAAGATTTCGACTTGTCCGCATTGTAAGAAGAATTTGGAGGATGGTAAGGATAATGACAGTATAGACAATAGATTAAGTACACATAGGACGTTATGGCCTAGATTGTTGGTTAAATTTGTAGTATATACACCAGACGCTAGACTGCTGGAAAAATGTCTGAAACGAGTGTATAGGAATCAGATTAATCCTTCTGGTCATGAGATTGTAGAAGGAGTTACTGTCTCCGAGATTGTTGATAGGACTAAGAGGTATCTGGAGATGTTTAATGTTTTTAATGATGAACCAGATTATACAGTAGAAAAGAATGTTAATAAATATAATCAACGTACTCTAGAAATTATGAAGGATAGTTCTTCTGAAAAAAAGAATCTTATGCTGGATCATTTGTCACAGATATCCTTAGATGGATCGGAGGAGTTGGAGGAGGAATTGGGGGAAGAGTTGGAAGAAGAATCTGGACAGGAATCTGGGGAGGGCTCCGAAGGGGAATCGGATATGTTTATCGTAGAATCTGAATCTGAGGAGGAAGAATCTGAGGATGAGGAAGCCAGGTTGGAGGAAGCCAGGTTGGAGGAAGAGAGAAGGAGAAAGGAAGCAGCCAAAGAAGAACAGGTTAAGCGAGAATTTGATGCAAAACAGAAGGAGTATTTTGAGGGGTTATTGAGGGATTTGAAGACGTATACGGATAAGAGGTTAAAAGAGTTGCTTAGGGAGTGGAGATTACCATTGTCTGGTTTGAAGGCGAAGAAAAAGGAGAGGGTTGAGGGGTATTTGAGGAAAAAGCTTAATATAGAGGGTAAGAAGATAGTGTGTCAGAGTTGTAGGGAAGAGAAGAATGTTGGGAGTGATAATTTTAGGCTTACAGAAAGAAAGTTGTATTCTAGGGTATGTTTGGTGTGTGAGGTGAAGAAAACGAAGACGACGTATTTATACCGGACAGATGTCTATACGACAATAAAGCCGAGTGAGAAAACAAAGAAGTGTACGAAGTGTAAGAAGATGTTGTCGTTTAATGATTTCCATAACAATAGGAGTCGAAAGGATGGTAAGGAGTATCAGTGTAAGAACTGTAGTTCTAAGCGTAAGGCGAAGTCGGGTAAAGTGAGATTAGAAAAGAAGAGACCTAGTGTTCCGGATGGTTGTAAGTGGTGTCCAAAGTGTGAGGTTACAAAGAGTCGGGATGCGTTTAGGAATGCTAGTAGGCGGAAGGATGGTTTGCAGGGTATGTGTAGGAATTGTGATAATGAGACAAGGAGAAGGAATAGGTTGAAGAAAAAGTTGCAAAGATAATAATCTCAATTTATTATACCGTGGTATAATAAATGTCTGGACGCAATATAATAGGTGCCTTGACGCAGAGTGATGTGTCATTTCAGATGCACCCTAACAGAACGGACGGTCTTTTAACGGCTCCGTTAGTACCTGCGAGCGCAGTAATGGATAAATTGAGAGGTCTAGGTCTTGCAGCAGCAACCGATATACCTGAGGAGTTTGACTGGAGAAATGTACCGGGAGTTGAGTTAAGTCCTGTGATGAATCAAGGTCATTGTGGTAACTGTTGGGCAATGGCGGCTACGAGTACGTTTACGGACCGCTGGATGATTGATGCGGATAAAACGGGTCTTGTTCTGGACCCTCTTGCTACTACAGTGTGTGTCGAGGGGCAGAGTAATAGATGTAACGGGGGTTTACCCGAGGAGTGTCAAGGTTATTTTGAGAGCATAGGGGCGTCTATGGCAGATGGATGTCAATCTTGGAAGGATTTTTGTAAAAATACAGACTGCTGTCCGAGTTGTACCAAAAATAATATGAGCAAAGTGCCTAGTATGTCTTGTAATGAGCTCGGATGCTCTGGTGGTTTTAAAGCAGAGAAAGGTCGAATGAAATCTGGAACTGTCGGGTCTGGCACTAATGTTGATAGAGAAGCAACTATTCATTCTATTAAGACAGATATTATGAGGGGACCTGTTGTGGGTAAGTATCAAGTGTTTGGTGATTTTATGGTTTCTGATTCCGGTCTAGTGACAGCTGCTGGAAAATCTTTTCAATGGGAAAAAACTAATGGCATATATCTCCATGGTTACTATGACGATACATTATCCACTATTTTTCGTAATCTCGCTGCAGATACTCCCTCTGGCAACCCCGAAAAACTTAAGATCCTTTCTGACGGTCAGATGCCTGTTATGAAAGAAGGTCAAATTGTTGGAGAGGCACCTTCACAAACATCAATGGGGTTTCACGCCGTTGAGATAGTTGGATGGGGTAAAGACACGGAATGGGGTGAATACTGGATTGTTAAAAATTCTTGGGGTCCTGAATGGGGGGAGGATGGATACTTTAAATTTGGAATGAATACCGATGGGGTTAGAAATGCTGAATGTGGTATGGATATTCCTACAGTAATAAGTGATGGGAAAACTTCTGCATTGTTTGGGGGAACTGTTACATATTCTCCTAATATAGCTACAGATCACCCCGATTGGGAAGGCGTTAGTGGTGGACAAGCTAAAGCTGGTGGAACTATCTGGAAATGGGTTATCTCGATTGCTATTATAGTGTTAGCCCTAATAGGGATATTTTTCATAGCGCGTAAATATATTTTCGGAAGGGGAAGATATATTTCGAAAAGGAATGGCCGCACTAGATCAATTCAACCAGTAAGAGGATTATCTTATACACCCGTATCTTATCCACCGCCAGCTTATTCCCCAGCTTATTCGCCGTCTTATACACCCGCTGCTTATTCCTAGATTATTCTTAGCTTAATCATAGACAAAAATAATTTTCTAAAAATCTGAATACAAATGTGTCAACTCGATCCTTGTTTATGTTGTACAAGCACAAAGCTAAACTTATGATATTTAGTAAGGCACAGACTTTGATCCATCTGTTATTATTCCGATGAATTAATTCACTCTCGCGTAGGTGGGTCATGATTTCGTCATGAAGATTATTTTTCTCCTTGCCCTCTTTCTTATCCTCTTCTTTACCCTCAACTCCAGAAAAATCAGATTCTTCAGAGAAATCAGATACATTCAAGTCAAATTCGGCTTCAGCTTCAGGTTCAGCTTCAGCTTCTATCTTTTCGACTAATTTTCTTTTCTTAGCCTGAGGAATAACAGTCTTATGTAGAGAAACGTTCGGGACCGGTAAACTGTTCATTTTGGTAACATACCTTTGCATTTTGGATAGGTGTTTCTTGCTAAAAATCCATCCTGCTCCTCCTCTGAGACTGTAATTCCACTTCCCACCATGTGCGGAAAATTCTGATCTGTAGGGTCGAGTATTACCACGTATGACAAAAGATTTGTCAGAATATCCTGTGATTGTCAAATTTGCAGACATTTGAAAACTATTGTCTAGTAAAAAATTTTTTCAATTTTTTGCGTTTAAGTATTTATATCGATTTTTGCTTTCTCTATAGGCAACATTAGGATTTATGAGTAGTAGTTGTCGTTTAATTTCTAAAGGAGAAGTAATTTATATAAATGTAATATTTATATAAGTTTACATGGGTTCTCGCTTGCGCTCTCGCTATGCGCTCGACCGGAGGGAGTCGACCAAAGGGAGATGCAATCTAAAAAATCCCATTATCCTCGGCATTAAAAGACCCTTGGCAACCTTGACAGCGTTCATTTTGCCAGCAATCATTAGAGATTGTCGTATACTTAAATCCACAACCAGGCATGCCTACAAAACCTGTGCCACAATCGTAGCGATCAATTTCGGCACGACCTGCCTGTGTTTTTGCCAACTCTTGGCACATTTTTCCTGTTGCAGTATTTCCTTGGTGCATATATGCACCACCACGGCATAATTTTCCGGCACTTATGCATAATTGGTTGGGAGCCTGGGAAGAGTTTGAGGAAGGGTCTGTTGTATATTTTGGCGTATATTTTGGCGTATATTTTGGCGTATATCTTGACGTATATCTTGACGAGGAGTATTTTGCTGAATATTTTTCTCCGCCGCATCCTCCACAGATGCCTTTCATTCCTAGATATATCAGGCCAGAGAATATAACGAAGCCTGCTGTCCATCCAAATAGTTTTATTTTCTGGGTTGTGTTCATTACACTGTCTTTATAGCATTGAAAATATGTAAATGTTCCGTATAAAAGTGCGATGATGATAAAGTAGATTATTTCTAAAGCTGTCGATAACATTTATTGAATCAAAGAAAATAATTTCTATCTTGTATAATAAATGGGAAATACTATCGATTGTTTTGGTAGAGATTTAGATCTCATAAATCAGAACAACAAGTTGACGAAAGAAAACGACAAACATCTAGCTAAAATTGATAATTTGAAGAATACAATAGTGACACTAAACAAAGAAATCCAAAAAATTAGACAAGATTTGGTGAAAAGTATAGATTACGCCACTGCTATTAATCTGGAGAAAGAAAAACAAGGAGTAAAAATAGTCGAACTAAAAAAAATCATCCGTCAATATCGGGTCAAATTCAATCATCTCCAGAACGATTTTGACGCGTTATCCGAGATAGAAGAAGACCAAACATGGGAAGTATTTACGGTATCAGAAATAGAAGGGGGTGGGAAGGATATTGAGACCGATATAGAATAAGCTGATATAAATTATTTGATATCAGCTTATCTTAATCACATTCACGTAGATGCAGTGCACAGTAAGCTGAACACATAGACCCTTTAGTGTTATTATTCATATACAAATTAATTGTATCTCCCCCTTTGAAACAACTTTTGAAAAACATAAAGAATGTTGCTTGCCCTGGTGAAGATTGCATTGACAAATTATTACATTCTATCTCTATATCATCAACAGTTTTGGATACTTTAAAATCTACATTATTGTTATCCAATTCTTTATACTCTTTCCCATATAAACCGAAAAATACATTAGTAACCATAGGCTCTGTATAATATCCACCTGGAATTGTTAATGATACTTTACTAGCAATCGCAGTGGTAGACAGACGAATAAGTTCAATTCTTTCTGATTGATCGTATATTATAAAACTTGCTAATACTTTTAGATCCTCGGTTTTTGACCCCCATACTACTAGTCTATCACCACCAGACATATAGAAATCTTCAAAATCTTCAAAATTTGAATCAGCATATGTGTCTGTCCTATCAAACAAATAATATAGATTATCATCTTCATCAATAACACCAACCATAAGCCCGTACCCAGGTCCATTAACAGAAAAATCACATACGCGAGCATTTCTTTCCTGAGGGATGTTATACAAAATTAAAGGAGTTTGATCCGGATTAATATCCTTCCCATAAACGTGACAATCTGCTGGCACTACCATAGCGACCGTGTGGATTTGTTTTGCTGTTGTTTCCATTTATTAACACTAGAACTATATTTTTAAATGATCAATTGTAATTTGCAAACCTCTTGTCAAAAATACCACCGGTTCCCAATCCAACAATTCACGTGCTCTAGAAATATCAGGGCAACGTTTTGTAGGATCATCTTTCGGTAAAGGGATAAATTCAATATCGGATTTGGATTCTGTCAATTGGATCACCAATTTAGCCAACGCGAGTATGCTGCATTCTTCCGGATTCCCTAAATTAACTGGACCTGTAATATCGCTATCCATCATTTTAACCAAACCCAGCACCATATCATCTATAAAACAAAAGCTTCTGGTCTGTTTACCATCCCCATATACTGTTAAAGGCTCCCCTCTCAAAGCTTGTCCTATAAAATTTGTGACAACTCGACCATCGTCTAATCTCATTTTTGGGCCATACGTATTAAAAATACGAACTATTCTCACATCAACATTATGGACACGTTTATATTCCATAGTAATTGTTTCAGAAAGTCTTTTACTCTCATCGTAGCAAGCTCTTATACCTAATGTGTTAACATTTCCCCTATATTCCTCCTTCTGCGGGTGCTCAAGAGGTTCCCCATATATTTCTGATGTTGATGTTATCAAGAATCTGGCCTTGTTTTTATGAGCAAACTCTAGCGCATGTTGGGTTCCAATAACACAGGTTTCTATAGTATACAATGGATCTTTTTGGTAAAATACAGGGGAAGCTGGACATGCCAAATGATATATTTGGGCAAACTTTAGAACAGTCAAAATGTTAGGCCATTTTTTCTCTCGAATATCATGTTTAACAAAAAGAAAATTTCTATGTTTCTGTAAATCTTCTATGTTTTCCATCGATCCAGAATGTAAATTATCAATAGCCACCACTATATTCCCTTGTTCAAGCAAGTATCTACATAGGTGACCACCTATGAATCCTGCTCCTCCAGTTACTAAAATTCTCATTTATTATCAATATCTCTATATTTAGATCAATTCCTTCTCCTTCCCTCCTTCTTCGTATCCCCTTTTCCTTCCCTCCTTCTTCGTATCCCCTTTTCCTTCCCTCCTCTCATACGCATCTGTTGTAATTTTCTTTCCCTTTCTCTAATTTGGTCAATATTGCCATGCCAGAATGCACTTATTTTTGTATTTTTTGCAATGACATGTCTGTATCCTCTCCTAACGAACATAATAAATCTATCGGTATATTGAGCTCCCTCATCTGTAGAATAATTCATCACTACCAAAACATTTGTCGGTCTCGGATCTTTATATTGATATATTTTTATTCCTCCTATTAGCTTGGGCATCCTACCAGATGAGAATGCTTCAGACATTCCCAAGTCAATACGCCATACTTTACCATCACAATATACAGGAATACCTTCCTGTTGAATAGAATGACCCAATACAAAGGCACCTTTACTCCAACTCATTCCAGTTAGCTCGAATATTCTCTGCATATTTTGTAGACAGTACTTCTTTGCTTGTCTATTACCTCTACCCATAGTGATTGCATATTTGTTAATATCCCAATCTTCACCTCGTCCCAAAATTTTTTCTTTACTCCATGTTCTGTCCCATGCAGTGTTAGTTACTGCTTTACTAATTTTGTTATCTGGACTAAAGAAACCATTAGCAAGATTCTGGTTAACCATACCAAAAAATCGCCTTGGGTATCGAATGTTAAGTTGATCGTATATTTGTTCAATAAGATTCAAAGTTAGACCTCCATGCATAAAGACATACCAGCCAACCTGTAAAATAAGCACTGTATGAAGTGCCATATATCTAGCCATTTTCCCCCCTGGTTGGAATAATAATTTCATATTTTCTTGACCACCCCATCCAATTGATTGATTACCAATATATTTCCTATAATCTGGGCTAGATCTTATCTTTCTTCTTCCCATCTCATCAATACTCTCGATAGTTTTACCCTCGTAATTTTTCCACAAAACACGAGCGATGTCGTGATTACCCAATACCCAATAAACACCTCCCCCTTTTCTTTGAGCAACCAAGTTTAGGTAATAAAGATATTGAACAATATCTACTTCCTCTCGTACATTATCTGTAACAATAGATGCTGATCGCCCGGCTCTATCTAACACATCCCCACATAATACTACTATAGAATTATTTCCAATCCAATTACCCCTCAGATCAATCATGCCCATCAAGTACAAAGTTCCTAACAAAACTAATAAATCAGCATGAATATCTCCTATACCCACAACGGTTTGGGAATTTTTTATATCTATCGGAGTTGATATAGGCTGATCCTTATTCTCGTTAACGGTCCTAAAAAAATTATCTGGTGTCTGAAATTGACAAGGCCCCAACGAACCAAGCTCATTAGATGTATATCTCATATTCATGAAATTATTTATTGCTGGAACCATTGCACATTTTGCACTAACAGCCTGACACGGTCTTACAAAGCTCATTTATTATATTATGATATAAATTATACAATTATACAATTGTATAATTGTATAATTTATATCATAATTATGATTATTATGATTATTATGATTATTTATGTCTTAACATATGCATACCCTGTTCCATTCGGTATTTGTTAATATTCGCATACATTATAGATTCTCTAATAGCTTCATCCATATCATACTTTTCTTTTTCTTCTGGAGTCATATTCTCAATTATTTTCTTCCTCTCTTCTTCCTCTCTTAGCTCCTTTTTTAATTTCCACAATTTTAACGAATAGTCTAAATGTTTACCCTCTTTCCTCTTATCAAACCTTTCAGAGTTTTTCTGATGGTGTATACATAGTACCACACCGCATTTTTTACCCTTTCTTTTTCCTCTCGTAAGAACATGATCACATTCCAGAGTTTTGGGTATCGAAGACATCATAAAATACAATTCATCAGGATTTAAATTATACTCTTTCCCAATTGCTGTAGACGCCTTTTTAAGGATACAATCAATAATTTTAGCCGATCTCTGAGACATTTATTATATATGGTCTGTCTATAAATTATAATTTATAGACAAATGTATTAAAATAAATAATGCAGGCAATTGCAAAGGTAGACTACACTAAAGAAAATGTTGTAATCAACGATGTTCTATCAGATCTAGGAGAATCGTTAACGTCCCACATGATTGAACATGATAATATTCCACCAGGAACAAGATACCTGGGTTCTATCCAAATGATTGATTCATCTGGAATGACTAGATTATGTTGGGGATGGTCCGAAGACAAGAAAGAAAACAAGGAATGTAACCATTACCAATCTATCTCACTCAAAGAACTACATGACATAAAATATAACAATAACTTACATAACTTGTTAGACTATGATTCAGGCATTATTGCCCCGGTAATGTTTATTTTCCCATGCCTAGAATGTATACGCAGATATTACAACAAAACAATTCACTTCATACATAGAGAAAAAAAGACACTATTATTTATTTAAATTTTATTATAACACCTATAATAAAATGGTTAGAAAATCCCGTAGAAAATCCCGTAGAAAATCCCGTAAACGAAGGTGTCACTACGGTGTAAAAAAAGCCGGGGGTTGTAAAAAGAAACCCGGTCCCAAAAAGAGATCCCGTAGAAAATCAAGAAGGAGATCAAGAAGGAGATCCAGACGCAAAAGTAGATCAAGAAGGAGATCCCGTAGAAAATCAAGAAGGAGATCAAGAAGGAGATCAAGAAGGAGATCCAGACGCAAGAGTAGATCAAAAAGGAGATCCCGTAGAAAATCAAGAAGGAGATCCAGACGTAGATCCAGACGCAAGAGTAGATCAAAAAGGAGATCCCGTAGAAAATCAAGAAGGAGATCAAGAAGGAGATCCAGACGCAAGAGTAGATCAAAAAGGAGATCCCGTAGAAAATCAAGAAGGAGATCAAGAAGGAGATCAAGAAGGAGATCCAGACGCAAGAGTAGATCAAGAAAAAGAACTTACATGACTGCTGCTAGATGTAAAACAGCTCTACAAGAAAAAATTAGAGAGAACATGAGAGAGTGGAAAGCAGGGCGTTATTCGAGTAAACAACAGGCTATTGCGGTGGCATACTCAATTATAGGACGCAAATACCCTAACTGTAAAAGACTATTTAAGATAATTAAATAATTAAGCACTAGAAACTCTAGATCCCTTACTTATTAACTTAATCACCTTATTACAAAAATCGTTCTCTCTACCATTGGCATACCTAGCTATTGCTAGAGCAGTTTCCATACAGTTATACGTTTTTAGCTCTTCCTCTGTAAATTGTTCTGATAATTTTTCATAGTGTTCTTGGCACAAATCGAATGTGCGATCCTTCAATGCTCCACATAACTTGGTCATCATCTTCCTAAATCCATTATCTTCTATTACATCACCATCATCATTCTTATACTTAATCTTATTTCTATTAACATCGACACAAACTATCTTATCCTTAAAAGGAAACTCAAGAGCGAATTCTGCATATCCTTCTGGCCCCTTAACATGATGATCCAGAGTTAACATAGGAACAGATTCTTTTATATCTTCCAACTTTAATGGTTCCATACCCTGAATATAGTTATTGATCTGGACATTTTTCATACTCATTGTAGGTCTCTTTACCGCCGTTAAAGAGAGCTTTTCATATCTTTTCTGTTCATTGGATAACGATTCACGTAACATATTATTTTCCTTTTTTAGAAGGCTGTTTGCTTCTTTTAATTTTTTAATTTCTGTCATGAATTTTATTATGTTCGGATTATTTCTTTCACATATTCTACTATGATTCTGTAGATGATATTTTACCATAAAATCTTTTCCGCACATAGAACATAAAAAATCACCCTTTTTTATGGGCTTCCCCTGTATTTTTAAACAATATTTAGTTCTCTTCTGATGAACCTTAAGAGAACTTTTAGTAGCCAAAATTTTTTTACAATATTGACACTCCATTTCTTATTATTAAGAATAAATTTCTTTAAATTAAGAAAATAATTTTCTTTTACTGAAGAAATATTAAGAAATATTAAGAAATATTAAGAAACGGATTTAAACTGAAATGCCTTGATTTTTTGATTTTTGGGAACCTCTACAAACATTGTGTTGTGGCGATGTATTATATTTGGAAGATTTGGATTTTCCGGAAAACGGAGGAAAATGTTTTCCGGAGATCAGAAATTATTTTCCGGGAATCTCAAAAAATAATTATTATAAATCTTACAATTATTTTATCTTGATGAAGAATGTCTTTCCTCCGTTTTCCGGAAATCCGCTAAAACGCAAAAAAGCCCTCAACCAGATCCAATCATAAAGCCCCGGAAGAGGGGCTTTTTGCATATATTCTATTTACTAATTATAAAATATGTTGCTTTGTAATAAATGTCAAAATTTGTTGTGGTAGCTCACGGCACTAAAAGTTCATTAGAACCTTCTATTATAAGTTCTGCAAGATCCTTAGAAGAGCAAAAAATATGTGGAACCACTATAAATATAGGTGAGAATGGTGATTTTTTAACAATAAATGACGGTCTAAATTACGCAATAAGCCAAGGGGTTTCCAACGGTAACCCATACGTATTAAACCTTTGCGGTCCAAATTATACAGAAAATGTACAACTAAGAGACGGTATAACAATAGAAGGTAATACTTTTTCTATCACAGGTCAAATACAGTTACAGACATCTGGTTTTTCTAGAATGTATAACTTAACCATAACACCGCCGGATAATAATACTCCTGCCATAAGTGCAAACGGTGGGGTGGGTATTTTTTTATTTGGTAATCAACTCAACATTATTGGATCAACCACAGTTGCTTTAACACGATTTCAAAATACCAGTGGCAATATCGTTATCAGGGATTCCGGAATAAATCAACTAGGTTCCGGATCAGCAATAGATATTAAAGATACCAAAACTCTAACAATAGACCAAACCGGTGTCGGGGGACGAATTCGTGTTGGAGGTAACTCCAGTATAGATAAAAGATTTGGTACTTTTAACCAAGTTGGAGGTTCTCCAGCTCAAATACAGAGCAGTGGGGGAGGAAATGAAATAGATTTGTCATTTGAGTATATAGTAAATAATGTATCAGTGTTTGACTCAACGGCTGATGATGTCACGAGTGTAATACGGATAACTAACACTTATTGGGATAACGATAATGTGGCGTCTCCGTTACACTCTGGAGATGCCACATTTAGTTGGGGTGCTGTTGTAAATGCGGGAGGAGGGGTTGGACCTATAGGTCCAAATGTCCAACCAATATTGCCATTTGTTTAAAAGTTACCAAAAAGTTACAAAGATAATGTTTAGACATTTATATCTAACGCAAAAAAGCCCCTCAACCAGATCCAATCATAAAGATCAGACCCGGAAGAGGGGCTTTTTTGCATATTCTTTTTTCCTAATTAAACCTAAATTATATTCTTTTCACATCGTTTCAACACCTTGTATTACTGGAGTGGTAAAACACTCGGCAATGATCGGCATTGTATCTTTCCCAACAAGGTCTTGAACCAGAGCGCTGATAGAGGCACTTAACCCGGGAACCGTTGGAGACAGGAGAACCATGTCTGTGTTTTGCGAAGTGATAGAAAAACTTGCGATGTTCCCGGTCGTGCCGTTTGTTGCAGACACCTGAGTTCTTTAATTCTTCAGGGCATGGCAACATTTTCCGTGAAGTCACCAGCCGCCGTCGCTTATTCTCGGTCAGTGCAGACCACTCTGTATCAGAATCGTTGAATTCTTCTAGAGTATAACTGCGACGTAGCCAACTGTGAATTTGCCTACCTTCGATGACAGAAATAATGGTGGCGCTATCTGATTCAAGAGCGCCGAAGTATTTCTTGTCATCGACAACAATGCCTCTGTTTGATGGCAAATAGGGCAACATATCAAAGATATTCTTTTGATTGGTTTGGGAAGCCATATCTGTTAGATTATCAGTAATTATTTGTAATTTTCAAATTTATTTTGATGTATATTTATACATCAAAATAAGCTATATAAGCTGATCATAAACTTATTTATTCAGAATCTGATTGTGATTCGATAACCTCTTCTTCTGCTGGAGAATTGGCTCTATCAATATAATCTTCCTTTTCAGACGCAGACAATGATCTCCAAGTTCGTCCGAGTTCTTGAGTCACTTGTTGGCTAGTCCATTCTGGATTCTCTTCCTTAAATACTTCTCTTTCTTCCTGACAGAAGAGAATGTAGCCGGACTTTTTCCTGGGCTTGGAAGCTTTGGTCTTATTATTCTTACGACTAGATTTATTATCCTTACTCTTTGTTTTGGCCTTACGACTAGATGTCTTACCCTTCGTCTTACCTTTACCCTTACTCGAGACTGCTGTTTTACCTTCTGTTTTACCTTCTGTTTTACCTTCTGTTTTTAACCATTCCGCCTTTTCTTTTTCGTATCTGGTTTTGTCTTTCTTGGCCAATCGTTCGAAAGGTTTTCTTTCCTTATCGCTAAGTTTTTTCCATCTAGCACCGAGAGATGCAGTGATTTCCTTAGTCGATAATTCAGGATTTTCTTCCTTCAGTCGTGGTCTATTTTCCTTACAGAAGTAAATATATGCCGTCAAACCTCTTTTTGGCCCCTTACGGGGAGATTTCTTGGGTTTTTGCTCAACATAACCTAAATCCGGGACAACATATGTCTCCATTTCTTTTTCATAACGTTGCTTGTCTTGGGTGGACATTTCAACGTAGTGTTGCTTTTCATCATCAGACATATCCTCTTTCCATATTCTACCAAGTTCCCTAATAATCTCTTTGGCGCCCATATCAGGGTTGGCTTCTTTGATCTCTTCACGTTTATCCATACAGAAGAAAATATAGCTGGACTTTCCGCGTTTTGGGGCGTTTGGGTCCTTTACCTTCTTCATAGTAACAGTCTTTTGATCAGAAGTCATTCGCATAATCTTAACTAGAGAAGAACAATTATCCTGAACCAATTGTTGAACATCCTCCTCTTGAAGATTAGTGCAAGGAACAACGTGTTCAACTAAAAAGGTTGTTAGGGCTGACAACATAGGTTGCATAGTTTTCATAGTTTTCTTCGAAACGGATTTTGCAGACATATTTCTAGTTCGTTTTGATGATCGATTTTTATTTTTCATTTTTTATTTTCTGTATTACTTTCTGTACTGTAGATTTGTCTTTATATACCTATTTCTAAACAGTATATAAAGTTTAGAAATATTGAATAATTATGCATAATTTGGCAACAAATTTAGTATGACCCCGAACTGGGGCTGGATTTAGGACTGGATTTGGGGCTGGATTTGGGGCTGGATTTGGGGCTTGCCGATGTGGGTGAGTTCAGGGGATCTCGCTCCTGTTCTTCATAGTCATAAAGTTTACTGCAATCCATACACCGGTATAATCGATATATATTACGATATGCATAAAAATATTTGGTTGGCGCATCACAGAAATAACACCCATGAATCCAACCATTAAGAGGAAATAGTTTATTTTTTCCAACGTATATAGTCATGTTTAGGTTTTCAATGAATCTTGTTGTCATATCTAATTAATCTAATTATTAAAATTAGATCTACAGAACTTACACAATCCACCAGCCTCATATCCACATCCGGGGCAACATTCATAGCTAGCACACCTCCTGCACATGATTATACCTTCACTGTTAAAAACGCTATAGTAATGTTGTACATTATCATTACCGTTACAATATTCACATCTCACAAGAGCAAGAGAAATTGCACAATGTGCACATAAGTATGCACCTTCTATCACTGGCGTTTTGTACTCTCTAACAAAAAAGTCCCACCCACAGTCATCACAAACACATTCTTCACAATCTTCATCATATTCTTCATACTCCACAACATGCGTTTTTCTCCTCGAAGTTTTTCTCATCCTCGAACGGTTTTGCTTGATTATCCTGGCTCTCCTATCACTCCGTTTATCCTTCCTTTTATCCTTCCTTTTATCCTTCCTTTTATCCTTCCTTTTATCCCTCCGTTTATCCTTCCATTTAGGGATTTTGGCAATATATTTATATTCACCCTCAAAATTACGAACACACGTAATTTTAGAATCAGACTTGGAATCAGACTTGGAATCAGACTTGGAATCAGACTTTAATTTACGAGCAATCCTGGATTGATTCCTGTAAATGTCATCTAGGGGTAGACCATGTAAAAAGACATTGGCCCACGTAGATCTATCTGTTATAACCACGGCGGTACCATTCTTAATACCATAGGAGTTTCCGTCTAGAAAATTCCCGATTGGTCTGATTTCTTGGATTATATTCTCGGTAGTGTTGTCATCCAAAGACATCTCATATATTCTATATATTTACATTTATATTTTCATTTATTTGGATGACGCAAAAAAGCCCTTGTAACTAATTTAATAGTTACAAGGGCTTTTTTGCTTATATTCTTATATTCTTATATTCTTATATTCTTATCGATTACTCCTATTAAGTCTATAGACTTATTGTTTAACTCCATAGTAATATTCTGAGATAATAAAGCTTACATTAGGTAGGATGCCAGTCGTTTCCGAAATTGTCACAGCGCGATTTCGGAATGTGTTTGTGTGAATGTGGCAGTAACGGCGTGTATTCACGCTTTTCGCGCATCTTCGACCAAGCACAGTGTATGCTGAACAGTAAAGTTTGAAACCTAATATTTCGTTGACGTTGCGGAAAAATTCCTGGTTCTTGGGGCCTATCTTCTTGTATTCTAAAATTAAGAGTAATTTTTCCCTGACAATTTTATTAAGTTTTTTAGAAATCTTTTTCCATCCAATGTCTTCGCAAAGAAACTTAAACAGATTTTTCAAGATCTCGATACGTTCTGACAGATCCAGCATTTTTGACTCTTCGTAGTGTTCTAGGTAAAGTTGTACTGTATTACGCCATTCAATAATATGCTTTTGTTCTGACCATTCAGTCATACTTGTTAATTATAGAAAATTATACTGAAAATTTCAATTTTAATATAACCTAATTTAAAGATATGCAACTCTTAATATAGTAAGTGTGTAGTTCCTAGAGCGCGCAACCAAGTAGCTGCAGATGCCTGGTACTGGAACAACCAGCAAGTTTTAAATAATAATGATAATAAGTTTTAGAATGGTTAGCGTTTGGTATATGACGTTATTACGTCCAAGACGCTAAAACTACAGTTGGCTTTATAATCTGGCGTGTTCAGATAAATTAGAACCTTATCTACCTAACTAGGTTGTATTAACTAATTGGTCATGTGTATAGTGGATGTAAGATAATTATAGTCCAATGCACATGATTTTATATTGATATAATCATATCAATATAAAACCTGAATCCCACTCAATATGGGAACATATTCTTAAGCTCGTATGCTCGTATACATAGAATGCAGAACCCAGTTTTTCAACAGACAGCTTGTAAGTCTCCGCAATAAAATGCGTGTAAGGTAAGCTTTGACCGTACTTTGTGCGAAAAACTAGGTATATTTACGATACATCCAGATTCTCCCATTGTCCCTACATGTGGGAAAGTTTGAGTATAATACTACGCAAGTTTGTTTTCCCACTACTCGGAAGACCATAGAAGCAGAATATATTTTATGTAGATGCAAAAAACCCCACAACCAAATCCTAATCTCCTGCAGAGAGAGCAAGCGAGTAGGATCCAGAAGTGGGTTTTGCATATCCTTGCGTTATATTCTTGCGTTATATTCTTGCGTTATATCCTTAGCCTTAGTTATTCATTTCTTCCCTCCATTTCGTCGTGATTTTGGCGTCCATTTTCCTAACATACAAAACCATCCTGTACCTTCCCATAAATCCAGAATACTTTTTATTCATCCTGTACCAGTTTTCACCACTTGTTGATAAGTATCTGGCCCTAGAACAGTTGCATTCTATTTTTACGCATTTGGCGCAAAATGTTACTCGCATTTTTTTATTGATGACAAAACCATTTACGTTAAGATAGGTTTTGACATCTTTTCGTTCCACAGACGGGAACATATTCCTTCCGTTTTTCTTGTTGGAAGATCCCATCATGTTTGTTATTATATGGATCTAAATTTTTAATTTTCAATTAATTATCAATCAACCGTCAATCAACTGAATATAATTATCTATCTTCCCCAAAAAATGGGATTATCACGGTTGGTCTTTTTTGGTGCACTTTTTTGTATCCCTATCTTGTGATCCTTTATAGTACTTATAGTACTTATAGTCGGTCGTGTTAAAAACCACATTATCCAACTACGATTGTGGTTTTTAGTACCACAATTATATTCTTGACTGTTGTTGACATCGCTCATGTTCGAAAATATATTCAGTTTAGAAATATATTTTCGATTTTAAATTACCCTTACATTGCAAGCCTCATCCGAGCAGTCCCACACATCCTTTCTTCCTTACCGACTTTAACTCCTTATTGACATCGGTCTCATCATCCTTAACCTTTTCGCTGTAGAGCAAAACTTTCTTTAAATAGCTAGCTAATACTCCATTAACACGACCACCACATCGAAGTCTAATACTGTACAACCTTTCCGGCATATCACCAGTCATAACAGTCATTGGATAGAACCCGCATATTTGCCCGTACTCAATGGTATAATTCTTTTGGTCAGGATGGAAGTGCATCAATTTAACCTTGGTTCCATACGGGATATTATTCTCAACTCCAAAATCGTTGTCTTGGAGAATTTTCTTTTCCTCCTCATACTCACCAGAATAAGGATGATAATTCAGATCATGAACGTGTTCACACGGCATTTCTATTCTTAAATTAAAACTAAAAATAAATTTCAATTAAAAATTTCTGACCCATAATCTTCCTTCATCAGTAGCATCATCTTATTTAAAACCGTTAGATGAATTAGACATTTATTTAAAAAAATATTCCTTAAGATATGGATTAAAATGACTTCTTTAAAAGATCCGTGCAAATATTCCTTTGAAGATCTAGTCAAAGCAGCCAACCAAAAAGTCAATCTTAAACTGTTATATGCAATGGAACAATCAGAAATAAATGCCACAGTCAAATGGCTTTGTAATAAAGCTGGATGGTACTACGAAGACGTTGAGGGCAAAGATGGTGAGACATATACAGCATTTTCTCCTGAAAAAGATTAGGTTTAATTTATTTAGAATGTCTCAAATAAATTAAAAGATATTTCATAGGAAACAATACATGTTTCAGGGTTTATTTTAATTATTCGCAGAACCCTGAAACGGTGTAGGAGAATATTAGATACAATACTGGAGATACGCTTGCAAACATAAGATGAAGAGCTCTGGAATCGGGAGTAGCGCTGCTACATTTAAGAGCCCTCCAGAAAGCCCAAACCAATAAGAGAACAATGAGAACCAAGGAGATGGCATATGCAACACCGTCGTCACCTTTACCACCGTTACCGTTACCTTTTTGAGCGGCACCCTTTACAGAATTGAGAATTGATAATTCAAGCATTTATTGATTGTAAGAAAATAATTTTTGTCGATAAATTACTTCACCTATAATAAAATGAAGAGCCAGATTTATTTAAATTTTGAAACAACATACGTATGTAATTTATTTGATTTTCATTTGTTTTAAAAGCACAGCGTCAGAGATATAAATGTCTGAAGTAAAACAAGAGAGTAAATTATCTTCAAACCCGACTTCAAAATCTCCAGAACCGCTGCCGGAAAGTTCCCGGGAACTTTCCCGAGATAGCATAACGTTTGGGAAGTATAATGGAAAGACATTACAAAACGTATTGAAAGATCGTTCATATTGTGAATGGTTGTTGAAACAAGAATGGTTTCAAAAAAATTATGCATATCTTCATAATAGGGTGCAAGAATATGAGCCTCTCCCATATTTTTGTAATACTCCACCTTCGGAAGGAGATTTCCTACAACGTTATCTGTTCTTCAATCTTAAACCAGTTGAAGAGGTGGGACTCCCGTTAACTCCAGATGAGAAGAAATGCTATGAGTATTATTTGAGGATGGCTGGTGAACTTAAACAGAAGATAACAGACCGTTTAGAGACAGATAATCCGTATGCTATTAAGGCTCCGTGTAGATGGTTGAAAAGGTTTGAACGAGAGTATGAACTCAAGAGAGATGTGTTCAAGACTTTTCTATCTGCATATGAGTTACCGAATATACCGTATCTTGTCGAGAGGATAAAGAAGGAAGGTGGAATAGAATATAAAGGAGCTCGGTCGTTTAATATAGCGAAGAAGCGATCTAAGGAGCAGGAGACGTATTGGGAGAAGTTGTTGAAGGGTAGGTATGGGGAGGATTTGGGGACGCAGTTTCAGTTTGAGAAATGTATTTTTGATTTTATTAATATATCTACGAATACGATTTTTGAATGTAAGTTGGGTCTTAAGGATTTTGATTTGAAACAGTATCAAAAGTATAGGAAAGTTTTGGGGAAATATCGAATCATATACCTGATAGGATATGATTGCGTTATTAGTATGGAAAGGGGTACTATATATACATCTAATGTGAATAAATATATGGTATATCAGTTTAAGATTCCGATGATGAAGAAGCCGTCGAAGTTTGATGAATTGATAAAGGAGTTTGAGATAGTGTATAGGGAAGATTTGTCGTTGTTGTTTGGGACTAGCGAATGAAATTTTCTAGCATATTCTAATCTTACTTTTTGCCATTGGGTAGAGGCAGGGGAAATTCCATAATCAATCTAGCTAGTAGGAAGAATACGATCCAGTGGAGAATCCATCCGAACCATGTAGGAGAACGGCCGATATAAGTTGGCAGATTAAACATACCGAATAACAAATTTGTGAGCATGAAAGTCAGTGGGTTAAAAACAATGATTGCCAATAAAGCTGAGTAGACAGAGATTGTCCATTTATCGGCACCGGAAGACATTTATTTATATCAATATAAATAAATTTGATCAAATTATGTGGAATGAATCAGAAGAAAGTAAAAAATTTAATGTAGCCATAATGTAGCCATAATGTAGCCATAATGAAGGTTTTGGCACTTAAGGAAACCTCCTAGAGATAATGTTAAAATATATGGATTATTTAAGCAAGCGACACGTGATAAATTTTAGATTCTTTGACTTTCTTTACAGAATGCATTTGGGTTAAAAATCAAACCCAAATTATTTAAGCTTAAATAAGCTTAAATAAAGGTGGCAATTTTAAATGTGATATCATCGGGTAGATTAAAGAATTGGGACATCCATTTTTGTTTTTTCATGATTTGTTTCAAATGGGAGTAACAATAATCCCCATGACGAATTTTATTTCCACACCTATGTTTTGTTTTTGTTAGTACAGAGCAATATCTATAGAATCCTAATTTTTCTTGGACGTGTCTGAAATAATCCCTAGTTGTTGGGTCAATACGCGGGTTGGATAATAGATCATTTAATTTTCTTTTTGTTGAGACTATAAGTAATTCGGTTTCTGGGTTTTTTTGCCAAGAAGGGTCTTCTATTAGAAAATCTAATAAATCACAAACTGTTGCGATTTTATCTTTAAAAGAATTTGCTATAAAGTGATTTTTTAAGAGAAGAAGAGTGGTTGTTGTCCATAATTTTTTATCTAGAGTTCTGGTCATACTAGTTTAATTACTTTCACTATAATTTATTATTACGATTTATTATTACGATTTATTATTACGATTTATAATATGAATAAATCTTTATCGGCGCTCCAGTGGATGATGTTACAATATTTCCAAGGTCAATGAAAGGTTCAAAAGGACTTGTTGTCCCGTACGCTATATTGAATGACATTTATTTACAAAAATAAATGTCAATCTAATGATATAATTTTAGCATATAATTAACTAATTATGTCATATCAAGGCGGTAAACAAAGACTTGGGAAACGTATATTCAAAGTTCTCAATAAATTAGATACCACTCAATTAGATTATCTCGAACCATTTGTAGGATTCTGTGGAGTAATGAAGCATTTTGGGAATAAAGGTGATAGAAAACTTATGGGGCGTGACATAAACAAAGATGTCATAGCAATGTGGAAAGCTACTCAACAAGGATGGAATCCTCCAATGACTTGCAGCAAAGAGAAATATAAAGAACTTAGAGATGACCCAAGAACATCTGCTGAACGCGGTTTTATCGGAGTAGCATGTAGTTATTCTGGGATTTTTTTTGTAGGGTATAGGGGTAAACAGACATTTCGGAATAAAAGTAAAAACGGTAAAGTCAAGAGTACAGTAGTAGAATCTGCTGCGATGACGGCGAGAAGTGTTAATAGAATGGCAAAGATGCTCAAAAATGTTGACTTTAAAGCATGTAAATACCAATCTCTCAATCCGAAAAATATGTTGGTATATTGTGACCCTCCCTATGCATCTAATGATTATAAACAAAACAAATATTTTAACTTTGATTCTAAAGAGTTTTGGGGTATAATAAGGAAATGGTCTAACGATAATATTGTTGTTGTTTCTGAGTACAAAGCTCCCTCAGATTTTAGAGAGATATGGCAAAGTAAAAACGATGTTATACATCATGGGAAGAGAAATATTAAGATCGAAAAACTATTCATTCACAAAAATTTATACGATAGTATAAGTGAAGAAACTAAAACTAAAATACGACAGATATAATTAGCCCAAATTCTAGTTAACTAGTTTATATATTTTAGTTCGTAATATCGATTAACCTGGCGCATAAATAAACCTTTCGAACCATTCTTATGGTATTTTTTATTCGTAAACCAATGCCATGTAATATTTTGATATGTTTGTTTCCTAAAAATATCAGATTTTTTAACCCACATACCTATATTTTTGCCGAGATGTTCAACAGCATAATCATATAGATAACGACGGTTTGGTGGTAATTTGGCCCTGTCGATTAGGATCTCACCGGAAGATTTATTCTCCTTAGATTCATTCTCCTTTTGTAAGAAACGAGCAATGAGCTTTCTGCGGCGCCTATGTCCGTATTTATTGGGATTGATCATCTGTAGATTACTCAACGTTCGTTTATCACGAACGAACGACTCCTCTTCTATATTTGCATATGGATTGGAAATAGTTATGAACGTTTTTTGTGCACCTTTAATCTCTCCGTAATAATTTTTTGGTACCCGATTAGAAAATACCTGATACCCTTCAAGGTGATCTAATACTCTACCATCATTTGCTGCGAATTTTAAGTTGCATATTTCTTTAATTTGCTGTCTTTGAAGATTGAAACCCTTGATGAGCTTCTTCTTTTCCGATAAACACATCCAAATAGTTCCCCGCATGACATTACCACGAATATCCTTGTCACCATGATTACCATTGATACGACCACTTGATTGTTCAACAGCATCTGCAGATGCTGTTTCGCCCATTCGACTGTATATATCAGTCAGGTGAATGTTCCCACATGTTTCTGGTGTTGATCCCCATTTACTCCCGAAAGTGATTCCTTCTGCTGCTGATTTATAAGAAAAGGTAACCATGCGGGGAAATCTACTTACCCCACCGTGGCTCCATAACCAGTGCCATACATCCTCAATCTGTACAAGATCACGAGGAAATAGGAATTCTCCTGAATCATATATATCTATAAATGTCCTGTCACAAATTTCAATCGTTTCGTTTCGTAAGGAATCATCATACAACCTTATTCCGTGCATATTAAACACCATAACGCACCATTTAGTGTCAATTATTTTTTGATGTTCTGGACTCAATACTTGGGCGTCTGGTTTCATTGCCTGTAGTAACATATGCTGACCCTCATTAGTAATCTCAAATTTGGCCATCAAATTAATTGGATGATGATCTTGGATATTAAATCTGTTTATCCTCTCAATTGGCTCTAGATCAGATAAAGAAGCCATTGTATTCAAAAAAGACACTGGTATTTTAGAAGTGATGACTTTTCCAGCAGTATTTGGGTGGTTGAATTCAATGTATTTTTCGTCTTTGCGAGAAGGAATGAGAGATATTGACCATTTATCAAGACCGCAATAGTCTTTACCTTCGGGGACAATAACAATTCCATTTGAGTATAGTTCTGGTTCCGCAATAATTATTCGTTGAGGAGTGGCAGTAATGAGGAAAATTTTATGTGAAAATGCTTTAATATTGAGGTATAAACGATCGTAACTATTCTCATCTTTATCTGTGCTCGTTGTATACTCGGTATTGTTTCCTAATTTTTTATATGCGCCTAACTTATGCGCTTCATCAACAAAAAGAATAATTTTTGTTTGGGGAGTAATATTGTTGTAAATACGCTGTAGGTGGATGTAGTTATGGATACATATTATCGATCTTCGTTCCGTCCTATTCAGAGTTGCTCTCAGTTGGTTCATAAACTTTTTTGATGAACCCATTGAACTATCGTGATAAAGGGGTTTGTTAAACAATCTAATGCTGCCTTCGGAAAATCCTGCTTTTTTCAGTGCCTTTTGGAGCTCCTTTGAATCGTCTATTTTTCTACTCATGAATTGGGTTTTTTGGCTAGTATCTTTGACAATAAAGATAGAGTCGTATCCTAATGCTGTATAGATATGACTTAGAGCTATTGTTAGAAATGTCTTTCCGCTTTGGGTACTTGCTGTGATTAAAGAAATCCATCTTTTGCGGTAATCAATGCCGTCAGGATTGTCATATACGAGATGCAATAACTGAAATGATTCGTGAAGTAGAATAGTGTTGTCTGCATTTATGGCTTCATTAAATTTGTGCCTATAATAACGAAACACATAATCACGGAGTTTCTTCTTCTCATCAAGTTCTTCTTCTGTGATAATGGGTCCAGCTTCCGATTCAGCCATCCACACGTTATTCATCTGTTTGATAATGTTTTTTTGTTCTCTGATACTTGCCCTGTTACTCCCTCTTATCTGTTTATACTTTTCTCTTAAAGACAACATTGTGATAGATGGATGCTTATCGGCATACTCATTCACAATGTGATCATATCTCCATTTTAAAGGTTTTAGTTTAAATACTTTGTTGATATGCAGGATATCATTCTCCATATTAGCCCTTTCGAATCTTGAAGACATTTAGATTCGAAATAAATACAAAGTCGGATTTTCAATTTTATTCGATTAGGACATCATGTGAACGCAAAAAAGCCCTTATACCAACCGAAGTCAGTATAAGGGCTTTTTTGACCAAGTCCGTCTGACTTGGGTTTCACCTGTCTCAGAGATAGCTGAGTCTAAGCGTCTTCAACTCCACCTGTCCCGCCACAACGGGTTGGGCCTAACAAACACTTATTCTTATTTCTTATTTCTTATCTTATTTCTTATCTTATTTCTTATCTTATCTACTCAATCAGGACTTTGACATTGAATTGACCACGATCGAAGGCTGCTTTGAGAGCGATAGCTGCCAGTTGTTCTGTTGGGACTCGGATGATATGAGGCTCGTGAATACTCTTGTGAACAATTTGAGTTCTCTCTCGGGTTCGACCAGAGGAATACCTACGTCTCGCTCTTCTTTCGCGACGTCGGGATCTGTAGTCGCTTTCGGAATCGGAACTTGAGGAATCGTCGGAAGAGGAGTATCGAGATCTTCTGCTTGTCCGATGTCGTGATTGTCTCGTGTAATCACTATCAGAGCTATCAGAGCTATCAGAGCTATCAGAGCTATCAGAGCTATCAATTTTTGGCTGCCTCAATTGGGTTTCAACTGGAGCTTCTGCTAATGGAGGACCGAATCTTGTTTTGTGTCGCCGAGGGACTTGATTCGGCTGCCCCCACTGAGATTGGATTGGTTTGGTGATTGGCTTGGTGATTGGCTTGGTGATTGGCTTGGTGATTGGCTTGGTGACTGGTTTGGTGATTGGCTTGGTGACTGGTTTGGTGATTTGCGTTGGTTTGCGAGATTGGATGGAAGTTTGTGGAAGCTCTGGAAGCCGCACCTTGGTTCGCTTCAACCACTCTTCTTGTGTTTCGTTGCTGTGCCAAAATTTGCATTGACTATTAGGGATGATCTTTCCAGTTTGGCGGTCACGTCTCCCATGGAAAAAGCGACAAGTTGCATCGAATGAACACGCGGGAGGTTGTAACTCTTCCATAGAATGAGCGAATGTGCAGACCGGTCGTGTGCATACTCCGAAGTTGCCCTTTGCGTCACGAGTAGTGACATTACGACATGCTTTGGTGCATGTAAGCTTTGAAGCAATGATCTTCTTATCGGACATGGTAGCAAAGGCAGCAGAGCGAGGATCGAGCTGAACAGATTGATTTTGGAGAACAGTTGCACGCATCATTGCGAAATTGTTAGATTCAATCTTCTTCCTTTCAGCTTTTGTGGGAATGGTTGAGCTGAGTGCCGGAAAATTACCCATGATTGGCGCAGCCTGAGGCTCTTTTGAGTCATCTGTAGGAACGAGGCATTGAACCCTTCGAAGATTGTCTTCAGATGCCTTCTTTGCTTCCTTCTTTGTTTCCTTCTTTGTTTCCTTCTTTGTTTCCTTCTTTGTTTCCTTCTTTGTTTCCTTCTTTGTTTCCTTCTTTGCCTTTCTCTTAAGAGTTCTCCTAAGATTTCTTTTCTGCGCAGTTGTCATCTGAAACGAATCGTTAGCAACCTGAGAAGCAGAAACCTGAGAAGCAGAAACCTGAGAAGCAGAAACCTGAGTAGAAATGGCAGAGTCAACAATAGTTGACATATTCTGAGAGATGGTCTTAGAAGCCATGTTCGATATTTTTATCTTTAATTATTTGGATTTTTCATTTTTATTTTTAACAGAAAGATTATGTCATAGAAAGAGTATAGAAATCAATAAACAGCAATTAAACGCAAAAACCCTTATACCAACCGAAGTCAGTCTCTTTTCATTTTAATGGTACCTGATCCAAACGCAAAAAAGCCCCACAACCAAGTCCAAATCTCCTGCGTCGAGCGCAAGCGAGTAGGACCCAGAAGTGGGGCTTTAGCGGGTATCTAGTTCCCTTTCCTCCGGAGAGGTCGAGCGAAGCTAGGAGTACCTTTAAGGGACGGGAGTAGACATTATGAGCCGCTACTCAGTCGGCTGAACACCATCTTTCGAGTGAGTTTGTGTTGACAACGACTCAATAATTTCTTCTCAGTGAGAACCGAGACCGATTAATTAAGGGCGTTAATAGAATCAAGTTCTAAACCTTTAGGCGCGCGCAGTTGTCACACTAGTAGTCAAGGGACGGGAGTAGACTGGCCGCTACTTGGTCGGCTGAGACGATCCTCTTACTCTTGCGAGTGGTAGGGTAAAGATGGTTCCGTCGCATACTGAAATGCGTCCAAATATTTCACTCTCCGTGTAAAGATAAACAGTACGTGCGGAGGCCGAAGCGCCGAAGCTGGAATATTTGGAGCCCGAAGGCGCTACCAGATCTCTCGGTAGTTTCTGTCAAGTTGATTGACAAGATCAATTTTTGGACGCTCCTATCAAGAGATAGGTAGCTTCAAGTTACGCCCATGTACTCGTACTATTCTAGTTAAGTTTATTAATCAAATTTATTTACTTACCTGGTGCCGTCTGCACCGCGCCTTAGCTTCACCTGTCCCGCCACAACGGGTTGGGCCTGTAAACAGAAGGGACGGGGAGTAGACATTGTGAGCCGCTACTCGGTCGGCTTAAGGGACGGGGAGTAGACATTGTGAGCCGCTACTCGGTCGGCTTAAGGGACGGGGAGTAGACATTGTGAGCCGCTACTCGGTCGGCTGGGTTCTGACACCTCTTTGGTTTCGGGCGCTCCTAACCGAGCCGAAGATCAGTAGGTAGCTTCAAGTTACGCCCATGTACTCGTACTATTCTAGTTAAGTTTATTAATCAAATTTATTTACTTACCTGGTGCCGTCTGCACTTACTGCTCGTAAGCAGCCTTTTCTTCTTCGTCCATATCCTGCCAAATCCGACCGAGCTCAGCAGAGATCTGCTTTCTAGACCACTCAGGATTTTCAGACCTGAGTTGTTCGCGCTGATCAGCTGCGAAAGCTGCGAAAGCATTTCCTCTCGTCTTTTTCTTGGAGTTCTTGCTCTTGCTCTTGCTCTTGCTCTTGCTCTTTTTCTTGCTCTTGGCCCGAGTCCGCTGAGCAGGAGCAGAGTCAGAGTCCGAGTCCGAGACTACGATCTGTGTCTTAGTCTCGGACCTAGACAGAACAGTCTGTGGGATTGGAATTGCGACTTTGTCCTCCTTCTCTTCGCCAGAAGGATGTTCATCGTCCCAGGCCGCCTTTTCCTTAGCGTACCTTTCCTTGTCATTTTCGGCTAGTTTGACAAAGCGCTGAAGCTGAGACTCATCCCCCTTGCATTCTTGCCAAAGACGAGCCAATTCCTTGATCACGTCTTTGGATGTCATGTCAGGATTCTGACTCTTAACTTCAGGTCTCGTCTCTTTGCAGAAGAAGATGTAAGCTGTAGATGGCTTCTTGGGCCCAGCCTTGCGTGCTTTTTTCTTACGCCTCTGCTTCTTCTCTTCCCCGGAATCGGCTTCCTGCTGAGCCAGCCACTCGGGGGACGGAGTGTATTCTTCCATCTCCGAATTGTACCGCAAACGGTCCCGATGCGCAGCTTCCTCGTAAGTCTTTTTCTCCGACTCACCAAGCGCGCGCCACATTCGGCCAAGCTCTCGAGTCACATCCGTTCCCTTCCATTCCTCATGCGCTTCCTTGACCCCGGGCCGAGCGTCTTGACAGAAGAGGATGTAGGAAGATCTAGCGCCTTTGGGAGCGTTAGGATCTTTCTTCTTCCTCTTGCCTTTCCGCACGGTCTTGCGAATCACCTTGGTCGGCATGTTGGCCTGGATGAGAGTGGCTAGAGCCTCTTGAGCTTTGGCGTCCTTGATCGCAGCGATTGCCTGCTTTGCGTACTTGTCCTTGAGAGTGTTAGATAAGATATTGGTCAAAAACTCCGTAAGAGCGAATGACATATTCTTGATTTGTGTCTGTTGAGCCATATCTGCTCTTCCCATACCCTTTTGATCGAGATTTTCAATTTCTTCCCCTTTGCTCTCAGAATTCCGCTCAGACGCCTTCTTCTCCGCCTTCTTCTCCGTCTTCTTCTCCGTCTTCTTCTCCGTCTTCTTCTCCGTCTTCTTCTCCGTCTTCTTCTCCGCCTTCTTCTCCGCGGCCTTCTTGTGAGTCGGACACAAGTCGCTTAGAGACGCCGTGTCCTTCCCACAGGCATGTCCCTTGTTCTTCCCTCTCGTGAAGACATAGGAACAAGTCTTCTTCTCATCCTCGTTCTCGTCCTCGTTCTCGTCCTCGTTCTCGTCCTCGTTCTCGTCCTCGTCCTTGTTCTCCTCGTCCCGATGACTCTCAATCTTTTTAATCAATTTTTGAAGCTCAGCGGTCGACATATGGCTCACGGGTTCCGACATAGTCCCAGTCAGATCAATAATCCGCTGCAAGAGTCCCTTACGCTGAGCTTCACCGTCTTCATCATCTTCATCAGATCCGAATGATTGCTCCATATCCTCATTAGCCTCTTCCTGGAAATCGGCTTGATCGTATGGAACAGTGGCCTGACTGTCATCAAGGCCTAAACTATTCTGGATAGCAAGCTCGGCTTTCATCTCCGTCTTCCTCTCCGTCTTCCTCTCCGTCTTCCTCTCCGTCTTCCTCTCCGTCTTCTTTTCCGTCTTCCTCTCCGTCTTCCTCTCCCCGACATGCTTCTTAAGATGCTTGGCGCAGTAGTCGGAACTGGGACCAGAGGTCGCTTTCCCACACTTTCTCTTACCGTGCTTCTTATGAATGCATTTCTTCTCAGTCTTCTTCTCAGTCTTCTTCTCAGTCTTCTTCTCAGTCTTCTTCTTCCTCGATCTGGTCTTGTGAGCCGAGCCGACCGAGGCTATCTCCAAGATTCTCATACAATCCTCGACATTTTCCTCTCCGCACTTGTCATCTTGATTAACTAAGTAACATTGGTTTTCTTCATCCCAACCGGCCCATCCGGTCCCATCATCAGCACAGTGAATACCTTCATCACCATTAAGGTTGCAATTAACACTCCATGAAAGAGTGACATCAATGGTTTCATCGGACCATTCAATCTCGAATTCATCCTCATCGCCGAAGATGCCTCCTTTCTGAATTCGAGCCTGAATTCCGTCGCGTCCATTGAACTTGTCTTCTCCTAATCGTCCTTGCGGACGGTACATGCGAGTGCTCCTGCGGTTAATGTCCCTAAAATCGGCGCTAAAAGAAGAATCGCTGTCGTTACCTGTAGAGTATTGGTTGAAAGACTGCTCGTGAGAGCGCCCAGCCATGCCGGACATATTCTTTTTGTTGGTCTTGGAGGCCATACTCGTTCATATACAGTCCTGTCGATTGGATTTTTCATTTTTTTCCCTAAAATTTATTTTACTAAGTCGAGAAACCACTTGACATCTCAGCCTGAACCGAGATGGGACGGCCTGTGCTAAGCCGAGGAGCCGAGCCGAAGGACGTCTACAAGCCCCTAAGCTACTCTTGGCTATGTCGGCTCGGCCTATGCTCTAAGTCGAGGAGTCATCCAGCTGGAGCTCTAAGTCGAGGAGCCGAGCCGAAGGACGTCTACAAGCCCTAAGCTACTCTTGGCTATGTCGGCTCGGCCTATGCTCTAAGTCGAGGAGTCATCCAGCTGGAGCTCTAAGTCGAGGAGTCATCCAGCTGGAGCTCTAAGCCGAGGAGCCGAGCCGAAGGACGTCTACAAGCCCTAAGCTACTCTTGGCTATGTCGGCTCGGCCTGTCCAATCTGACTAAGCTGAAGCTAAACTTTCGACTTAGAGATTTTACACAGAGTTTCCCATGGATGCGTGGGAGCCATGGTCAAAATTGAAATTTTCAAATGACCGTAGAGGATATGAGTGAAGAGGCTTGGAGTGTCTCTAGAGGAGTGATGGGCGTAGCTGGAAGATACCAAGTGGTACTTGGGACGCCTGACCGGGTGGTTGGTGGATGGACCTACGGCTTGGTCCAGTGGAGTACTTGAATCGGATGATGACACTTAGTGTTGAGGATACAGGAGACCGGAGAAATCCGGGCGGTAGTTGATCACCCTTCTACCGTAGTGGATATAGTTACGGGCCCGGCTAAGCTCTTCGGAGTCGGCTGGCTGCCTCCCCTGTCCACTCAGCTCTGTTAGTCTGAAACGCCTCTATTGGGATCATAACCAGTAGAGGAGGCTACAGGGCGCCAGGCATTCTTTTCGTAGCTGTTAGAATGGCCTGGACTTTCGAGGTCCCAACATTAGGAAGAGATTCATCTGTGAAGAGTACGAAGCTGGACCGCTAAGCTGTCGGTCTTGAAGCCGATCTTGTGGTGCCCTATACCACACTTTAAACAACCATGATTTCACGAACTTACGAAAATAATCAGGGTGCTTCAAACAGCTACAACTGGGGTCAGGGAAAAATTGAAAATTCTTTTGGAAGATACAGAAAGTCATCGAGTATGGCTGACCAGTTCGACCAGAAGAATATGTACTCCTCTGACGAGGAGTGCGACTACTCTACCCCTGAATTCGGTGATTACTCCGATCTCGAATTTGAAACTCAAGGAGACAGGTACGCCGAAGAACAGGAACTTACTTTGGCACAAATTCTCAAGCAGCAACAGGAAGAAGAAGAACAGCAACGCTTTGAAGAAGCTCGGCGGAAACGCGCTGAACGATTCACAATCCGAGATCCCGCTGATATGAAGACCGTCCGTCCGCCTATGGTTTTACCAAGCGTCGATGAGATGGAGTCTGAATACCAACAGCATCTTCAAGCTGAACATCAACAGAAGCTCATCATCTGGGCCGTTCTCGTGATCGAGTGCGTCGTAAGCGCTTGGCTCCCACGAAGACGAGCTCAGAAGGAGGTTGAGCTTCGCAGACAGCAAGATCGCGAACTCCGCTACTGGAACCGCATTCGATCTAAGCCTAGACGTGGCATCCGTCAGCTCGGCGTTCTTGAAACTAAGAAGGAGAGTTTCAAGCCGACTTACAGATTCATGATCAAGCAGAAGAAGATCAATGCCGAGATCCAAGCAGCTCTCAATGAGCGTGCCCGCATGATCGCTGTCCGAGCCGAGAACGAGCGAAAACGAATTGCTCGACAACGGCTTCAAGCCAAAAGGGCCAAAGCTCGCGCCCGTGCCAAGATGGGAATGAACAAAAAGTCTGCCTGGCACAAAGACCGAGCTCAACAGTCTCTGGCATGTGTCCGCAACGGTGGAAGACGTGGACAACATGTGGCTCGAGAGGCTAACGGAGTTGAGGGTACCGGCAAGCGTGCGATGAGGAAGAAGCGTATCGCAAAAGAAATTGCCCAAGCCAAGAAAGATCCTCCTCCCAAAGACGACTCCAACAAGATCGTCTTTGTTAACTTTATCACTGAAGAGAAAGAAGAGGAAGAGATCGATCCGACTTTGACTGAAGAACAGATCGAAGAGAAGAATAAAGAGAGAGAAGAGGAGAAGAAAGCTGAAGCTGACGCTGAAGCTGAAGCATTAGCAGCACTTAGCAGACACATAGCGAAGAAAACTGAAGAAGCTGAAGAGAAGAAGAAGAAAGACGAAGAAGAGAAGAAGGAGCAAGCTGAACAAGCCGAAGAAGAAGATCATTTCCTAGCAACGATGAGCCGAAACATGGGTCTGGTTGTGAAGAAAGCCGAGAAGAAGAAAGCCGAGAAGAAGAAGAGACAGAGACAGAGACAGAGAAAGACGGTTATCCACATCGAGGGTAAGAGTTTCCTTGAGAAGTCTCGAGAAAAACGATGCGCATCGGACTCTAAGTACGCCAAGCGCACCGAAGCTTTTGATCTCCTGACCGACAAGAAGAAGCAGGCTGAGGCTCTGAAATTCACTCGACTGTGTCGTTCCGTCACAAGCGGCAAGAAGTGTTACCACAAGTCTTGCCGCTTTGCACACTCGGTCGATCAGTTGCAGATTAGAGAGTGTCGCTTCGGCTCGTCTTGTCTCTTTGTCAAGCATGTCAGAGGACCCTGGTACAAGAACACACCTTCCAAGCGATCCGGTAAAATCTGCGACTGCTATCACGAGGGAGAGACCAAGGAGACCTTCAGCAAACGCATGGGTCTCAAATACACTCCCGAGAAGAAAGCCGAGATCAAGGTCGAGAAGAAAGCAGAAGTCAAGATCGCTAAGACCAGGACGGTCAACAAGACCATTGTCTGGAGTGGTTTGGTCCGAAAGTCTTTGACCGCTGATGAGAAGCAAGGGCTCTACGGAAAGGGAGCAGCGATCCTGGGTGAGATCGAAGAGAAGAAGGACGTTGTCCCGGTAGCTCTGACCCTGACCAAAACGACTCGTCAGCATGGAGACCGACGGGGACTTGGCTATGAGGGAGAAACCGAGCGCAAGGAGACAGATCTTCTGTCTGGGATTACCTTTGTTCAGGGAGCAACTCTCGAGCCGGAGAAGAAGAAGGAGAAGAAGAAGGAGAAGAAGCCGATTGCTGTGGTGGTCAAGAGGTCCACAGTCTCGGTCTCTGCTCCAGGCTTTAGCTGGGCCAAGGGGACGGTCAAGCGCGAACGAAAAAGCCGAAAGAGAAGATGGGATCAGGTCGATCCGATGGTCAAAGTTCGGAGCGTAGTCTCTGCGCTCAACCAACGGATCCAAGATCAGTCTTCAAATCGTAAGACCGAGATCCAAAGCCGGGTCGCAGCGGCTAAGGCCAAGGCAGCCGAGATCAACAAGCGTCTGGCTGATAAGCTCCTGGCCGAACGGGTCGCAGCGGCTAAGGCCAAGGCAGCCGAGATCAACAAGCGTCTGGCTGATAAGCTCCTGACCGAACGGGTCACAGCAGCCAAGGCCAAGGCAGCCGAGATCAACTTGGTCCTAGCTAAGAAAACCCGAGCCCGAGCTGCAGCCGACAAGGTAAGCAAAAGGATTGCTCGTCGATCGGCTCGGCGCGAAGCCCGGAGACTCGAGCGAAAGGAACGCCGAGAGGGATGGACCAAAGTTAAGTCCTCCCGTCACAAGACCACCCACAAACCGAAAAAGACAAAGTCCGAGACGGTGGTCTTTAGGATCCCACGAGAGCACGAGGAAATGGCTCTGCTCTCAGCGATCCGAAGCGGTATAGTAGACTTTAGGATAGAGTACTTGGACTAGATAGGATTAGGACTTAGGATAGGATTAGGACTTAGGATAGGATTAGGACATATCACATACACACATACAGGACTAGCCATCCTGACCGCATGCGCGCTAAGCCGACCGAGTAGCGGCCCAAGTCTACTCACCGACCCAAGAGAAAAGAGGAACAAAGGGGTGTCAGAACCTTAAGATGGATTAAGCCGACCGAGTAGCGGCCCAAGTCTACTCACCGACCCAAGAGAAAAGAGTAACAAAGGGGTGTCAGAGCCTTAAGATGGATTAATCCGACCGAGTAGCGGCCCAAGTCTACTCACCGACCCAAGAGAAAAGAGGAACAAACTATGAGTACATGGGTGTAACTGGAAGCTACCTGTACTGCCTGATCACCAGTGCTAGGAACACCCCGCAAATCCCATACCAAGCTACATTAGACTTGGTATGGGATTTTTTGCGTTAAGTGATCTTGCCATAATAATCCGTAGTCAAATTTGAAAATGAAATATAATTTGACCTTAAGATAATCTGTCAAGTATGGCATCACCGACTCTAAAGAAGAATATGATTTGTGTCGTTTTTGCGTTAATCGTATACGCATTATATGCAGACGATTCAGCTATGACAGAATCGTCTGTCCTGAAATTCTTCGACGCAATCATTACTTTCATCTTAGAGATGATGATGTTGATGATTGAGGTACTATACGTCTTGTTACCACTATTCGACCCCTGTTTAGATCCAGACCCAAGTATGATGTCATTTCTCGAATGTCTTTCTAGTTAGAGAACATTTTTAGGCCCAACCCGTTGTGGCGGGACAGGTCGAGTTGAAGACGCTTAGACTCAGCTATCTCTGAGACAGGTTAAACCCAAGTAAGAAGTACTTGGTCATTAAAGCCCTATACCAACACATTGTTGGTATAGGGCTTTTTTGCGTTCAAAATAATTGATTTTTATTTTCAATTCAACGGAGAATAGCAAGTATGTCCATCTACTGGGCCGCACAGAATATTTATCGTCTGATTCAGTCTGCACCTGCTATTTTAAAGGGCACTGTACAGTATTGTTTCTATGATGATCAGTCCTATGATGATCAGTCCTATGATGATCAGTCCTATAGCAATCAATCTATTAGCTCGACCAGTCCCGAAGAATCGACAACACCTTTGAACGATGAAAAGTTGCTCTATACTTTTTATGGTATAATTGTCAAAAACATCGCGGGGGGTGGGGGATTTTCTTCTGTCAGACATGCAAATCGTGAATACGACGACAGAAAATATATTCTTAAGAGTGTGTGTGAAGATGATAAAGACGGCACGGCAGACAGAGAAAGGGCTATTCTTATCCATCTCAAAGGGTGCCCTTACGTCATAAAATTTTATGGCATGTTCAAGTTTTCGCAGAAACATTTACTCTTCGAGTTTGGTGGGCGTACTCTGCTAGACATTCTTGAGAATGATAATCTGAGCGACATCCGCATTATGTCCTACATGATACAACTCGCAGAAGCCATCTTGCATGTTCACGACAGAGGAGTAATGCATCGCGACATCAAACTCGAGAACATTGTGATCGATTCTTCTGGTCAGCTCAAGCTTATTGATTTTGGATTGAGCACAACCAGTCGAAAGAGCAATAGTCATGTCGGCACACTCACAAGCATGGCCCCCGAAGTAATACAATTCCAGAACTATACTGCAAGTATTGATTGGTGGGCGTTTGGAATTGTATTTTTCGAACTGATTAATGGCTTCAACCCATTTCAACACATCCAGGACGATAATCAGATTCGACGGGCTATTAGCCAGATTGACATAAAATACCCTTTCACGATGCCGATCAAAACTCAGCAATTCTTGAGAAGGATCTTGTGTCGAAATCGGCTTGGCGGGAAAGAGATCATTCATGTACTATCAAGTCTCCTGGTTGATGGCAAATTCGTGTGAGTAAATAATTGAAAAATAAGCTTAAATTATAGGATACTAGCGAGTATGGTGACCCAGAACCAACGAGAGAATATTATCATTCATCAATTTTTTCAATTGATGAACAAGAACTTTGTGATGTTTTGCATCTTGGTGATTGCTATTGTTTCAGTTATAGCAATTGCTATCGTCGCAATTGTTGCAATGTATTTGACATTTCTGATAAATATTACTATTTTTGTGGCGGTTCTGGGATTCGCTCTGTTATTGTCACCGCAGTTAATTGCATATTAGAATGCTATAGGCCCAACCCGTTGTGGCGGGACAGGTGGAGTTGAAGACGCTTAGACTCAGCTATCTCTGAGACAGGTAAACCCAAGTCAGACGGACTTGGTCAAAAAAGCCCTTATACCAATGATGTTTGGTATAAGGGCTTTTTTGCGTTAAGCCGAAATTGAAAAAAACGATAAAAATTTGAAATAGGAGCAAGTATGTCTCTGCAACTGTATGAGCATCAGAATATGGCGTTACCAATTCTTCGCAGAATGGAACGTCAGGGTAGAGGTGGTTTCCTATGTGATGGAATGGGGATGGGCAAATGCCTCCACCCGGACACTAAAGTTCTCTTGTGGAAAGGAGGATATAAACTCGCAAAAGATATTATACAGGGTGATCTTTTAATAGGAGACAACTCATCTCCTCGGACAGTGTTATCGACATGTACTGGCACAGAAATGATGTACACAATCCAGCAGCATAAAGGTGAAAACTATACCGTAAACGAATCTCACATATTGTCTCTCAAAATTTCAGGTCATAAGGGGTGGTACTGGTATCAGAACAAAAAACAGTATATTGTAAATTGGTTTGATCAAAAAGAAAAACGTTTTAGGAGCAAATGTTTCGGTCCTAATTATGGTTCTCCAAAAGATTCTAAAAATGCGATGATGAATTTTATGTCTACGATTCCAGACAAAGATATCATTGATCTTACCGTAAAAGAATATTTATCGCTGAATAAATCAACCAGAGCGGTTCTGAAAGGATTTAAAGTTGGGGTTGATTTCCCAGAACAAAAGATCCATATTGACCCATATGTTTTGGGTGCATGGTTAGGAGATGGCGGTAAAAGGGGACACAGTTTTCATAATATCGACGATGAATGCCTATCGTATTTTCAAGCTAGCATGAATGAAATCGGATGTGAATTGATTCAAACTGACGACGTATCTCACAGAATATCTGGGATTACTAGGGGTGAAAATCTTTTCCTCAAAAGATTGGACCACTATAATCTTCGTAATAACAAGCATATACCTGTCGAATATCTTAATAATAGTAGAAAGGTCAGAATGCAAGTTCTTGCAGGACTCATTGACACTGATGGGTACTTAGTAGATAAATGTTATGAAATTACCCAAAAAAGACGTAAACTTTCTGAAGATATCGCATATCTAGCTAGGTCTCTCGGGTTTTTTGTCTTGTTTAGGGAAGTCAAAAAGTCGTGTATGTATAAAGGAAAAAAGAAAGAAGGCATCTACTATAAGTGTGTTATCAGTGGAAAAGGAACAAACATTATACCAGTTCTTATTTCTCGCAAAAAATGTGATGCGAGAAAACAGAAAAAAGATGTTATGGTAACAAATATAACCATCAAACAGGTTGGAGTTGGGAAATATTGTGGGTTTACAATTGATGGCAATCGAAGATTTTTACTAAACGATTTCACAGTAACACATAATACCGTAACAATGGCCACCCATTTAGCTCGTAATAAGATTTCAGGAAAGAAAGATCTCATTGTGTGTCCTCTTTCTCTTATGAACCAGTGGAAGAAGGAAGTGAAAAGAGTGTATAAAGCCAGTGAACTACCAAAGCCCAAAATCCTGTTATTTCACGGCCCCAACAGGATGGAAAAACTTGGCAGAAAAAAATGGGACTTTATAATCACCACATATTCAATCATAGGTTCCGGTCAGCTCAATAAGAAAAAATGGGGGCGAGTTGTTCTTGATGAATCACATTACATCAAGAATGGACTTCGATCCAAAAAGACTAAATGTGCGGTTGCTGCGTTTGAAATTGGCAAACGCAGCAAATACAACTGGTGTGTCACTGGTACACCTTTTTGTAACAGTATGTCTGATATAGCCTCACAGTGCAAATTCGTTGGTACTAGACCATACAACGATCCTGCTTGGTGGAAATCAAAATCTGGAGGACTCGACCAGGACAACGTCACGGTATGGAGAGAAAGGTTTGTACTTAGACGTACCAAAGAAAATATACTAGCACCACCACAGTATCATGATATAGAAGTTATACCAACAAAACAGGAAACAAAACTAACAGAAACACTCAGATCGGAAGCACAGAAAAAATTCGAGCGTTGGAAGCGTGCCAAGGGACTGTCAAAGATTACTCTACAAGGACAGATTTTAGGATTGATCCAGAGACTTAGAATAGTTTCGGACTCTTACTATTGCGGTGAACAGAATATAAATATAGATCAGGTATCTAGAGATAATGCCAAAGTTGACAAAATGGTTGAGTTACTCGATCAAAAACTTTGGCTAGATCCAAGCAAGGCTGTAGTTGTGTTTTCTCAGTTCACGTCTTATCTCGATCTATTAAAACGAGTAATAGAAGAGGATATGGTAGGCGTCGAAGTTTTGAAGTTTACTGGAGGTATGAACCAAAGGGAACGCAGTGATGTTGTCGAGAAGTTCACAACATCAAAACACCCAAGGATATTACTCATCTCATTGTTGGCAGGAGGTTGTGGACTGAATCTGATGCCATGTGCGACAGTGTTCTTATCGGAGCCGTACTACAATCCTTTCGTCGAGAAGCAAGCCGAAGAAAGGGTTCATCGATTGGGGCAAAAGAATCAGGTCAATGTTTATAGGTTCTCGATGGCTAACTCTGTTGAGACATGGATCAATGGCTTGAAGCAGAAGAAGTTGTACATGGCATCTGGTTTGGATCTTCTGTGTAAGCACGATGCTACTCCTGCTGAGTTTTCATTTGAAGATCTTGCAGATTTGTTTGTCGATTTGGTAGGGTTCAGGAAGAATGATGAGAAAAAGAAGAGAAAGAAGAAACCTAAACCGCCTGTACCCCAAAACATCGGAATCGACTGTGTCATTTGCTTGGAAGATTGTTTAACAAAACGCGCGTGTAACTTGGCGTGCGGTCACATATTTCATGTGAAATGTTTAAACACTTGGCGAAGAATAAATGATTCTTGTCCGTTGTGTAAGCGACCCGTACAAATCATCTAACAAAAAAATGAAAATTAGGTTAATCTACTAAGGAAATTGTGATCATGTACGTTATTGCAGACAATAAGAATATTAAACCAACCAGATCAACTATTGCTAGGTATACCATGATTAACGGACAATTCGACTCTAATCCAGCTTTGTTTCCAAGATTAAAAAATCACATGCTTAGCTCACAAAAATTTTCTGTTTTCAAGCCCAGGTCTGAAAAAATCACAATCCCATTCAGAGGAACGTGGTACAAACCGTATCAACTGTTTGGAGCGCTGAATAACAGAACCATTAGACCTCATACTGTTTTCTCTGACAGGTGGAATGTCCGTTGTCTGCTAAAAGAAGGTGTCAAAATCGGGGTATACAAACCGTCGAATGGACGTGGTTCAATGTTTCTGCTAAAATGGCGAGAATGTGTATACAAAACTCGTAATGGAAATCTAAAAATTGACATACGAACAAATTCAATCGGTACTTGTCTCGAAAACAAAGTTGTTTACAAACCCGTTAACACACCATGTTTTACAGCATTCACGATGACTCATCATAAGATCGGAAAGTATTCAGCCATCATGCAATGCGAAACTGACGCCTTCACACACAACAATACCCCAATCGAAATAACATGCAGACCCAGAGGTGCCCGTGCTATGATGCCAGATAAGATGATTGCTTGTTACCTTGGTAACATACCCTACATACATATCTTCAATCATGATAATATTCCCCAGTCACGACGACGCACGCCTCGAAATGTCGAAGCCGAATTCCATGATATAAGGAGAATCAGGATTAGTGATGAACTCCAAAGGATCACAGAAGCGTTTGAGTTTATCGACAAAAATACTAAGCTTGGAGAATTACAAATCTTCATCCGCAACGGAAAGAAATTGGTGATCGACAAAAATATCAACGCCGTTGATCAGGCAATGTTCGACTTGGGAAAAAATAACGTCGATAGGGTACTTGCGCACATACCTCTACCAGATATCAAGGAGGAAGAGGCTAAGAAAGAAGATAGGAAGGTATCAAGGAAGGTATCAAGGAAGGTATCACCAAAACGCAACAGGCTTATCTATACCAATAGTCAACCTCATGCTATCCCCAAGGTTGTTTCTAAGGTTATTCCGAAATTATCCAATGTTAATCAGAAGCACTTTAACTGGGCAAAAGGCAAGGTTATCAAGCAAAAGCCCAGACGCACTGGAGTATGCATTCCATATAACTGTAACACATAAGACATGTTCGTTAGGCCCAACCCGTTGTGGCGGGACAGGAGGGACGCTTTAGGAGTTAAAGACGCTTAGACTCAGCTATCTCTGAGACAGCTTAAACCCAAGTAAGAAGTACTTGGTCATTAAAGCCCTTATACTGACTTCGGTTGGTATAAGGGCTTTAATGCGTTAAGCCGAAATTGAAAAAAACGAGGGCGATGTGTACAAAAGAGTAGTATATAAAATTTTCGATAACTACTTATTGTCTCTTTCTATCATACCAGAAAACAATAAAATTTAAATTGAGAACCAAAAGAATTCTTTTGGTTCTTAGCTATCGTTTGATAAGCAAGAAATATTGACACAACCAGCAACACAGTATGACACATGGCTTTCACCCAGATTTCCGTCATACGCGCCTAGTGTGTTTTTGGATACCAAAAATGTTTTCATTTTGGTATTTAATAAAATGTATGTATAAATAAATTTCCAAATTCGTAGTAGTAGCACACGGTACAAAAAGTGCGTTAGAACCTAGTGATAATGCGATATCAGCAGGTCCACCAGTAATAGAAAGTAAATTTTGGGATCTAGTAGAATTTAAAAACTTTCGTATTCGTCGTATCAGCGGTATAATAACTCCAGGGCAAGATCTTACATTGTTATCCCCTGATCCAATTAATCATTATTTAGTATTAGAAACACAAGTATTTACTGACAGTAATTATACTCAAGAAGTAAAAAATTCTGCAGTACAAATTTATTTAGATAACCAATATCCGTTAGGAGCTTATAGTGGTCCTTTTGCATCTGGCAGACCATTTCAAAACGCAAATAACATAAATGCAACATTAATCATCACGAGTGACCCAACTATTTCAGTGCTAAGTGGTAAATCTATTACTTTGCGTAATACTACTACGTTAGATAATTCTTTTTACTATAGACTAGATTATATTGAATTGGATGGAACTCTACCAACTCAACTAAGAACAATAGGTGTACTAGATCCAATGCCCAACACAACGGTACAATTTTATTCTGCTCAAACAGATGTAGCACCTTTTCCTCTTGGGTATGATAACAAAAGAGGAGCTTCCGACAATTCTAACATAACTGTTATGAATGGTTCTGCAAGTAATATAGATTCTGTGGTGGTTGAACAAAATGGTAATGTAGTTGAAGGCATCCAACAAGCTCAAGGTACAAATTCTGCAAGATTATTATTTCCACAAGGAGGTGTTTTTGCTGAGACTGGAGATACGTTATCCGTAAATATAGGGACATCGGGAACATTGGTTAATTCTGGTATTTTTACTACTGTTCAACTTGTATAATTTAAAAAGAAGATTTATCAAGAAATAAGAACGTTAGTCTCAGAGATAGCTGAGTCAGGTTAAACCCAAGCACTTCTTACTTGGTCATTAAAGCCCTTATCCAATGATGTTTGGTACAAGGGCTTTAATGCGTTAAATGTTTATTATCCTTGAGGATAATAAACTGTGTAGTAAACTAACCGAAGGTTAACTCTCATATATTTAAGCTTTCCCTCGCCTCGTTCATATCCACAAAGTCATGGTATTTCACTGGCGATATAATATCTCATATATCTCCCATGTATTTCTATACCTTTCGTTTCTTGTTTGCTGGCTCTACACAAATTGCCAATTAAACTTGATTAACTTTCTGATTAACTTTCTGATTAACTTTCTGATTAACTTTCTGATTAACTTTCTGATTAACTTTCTGATTTTCTTTCTTATATTTTTTCATAGCAATATGTTGTGGTATTATCGGAGCAGATGCATTCAAACCATCAATTCTCATCTGTATTTTTTGTAAAAACGTATCTGCCGAAATACGAAACTGAGCATGCTTAACTAATTCCATCCTAATATCCGTAAGAATATCAGAATACCTAGCAGAAATGTCAAAATGCTTCTGACTCTTTTTACCATAGCTAAAATACTGTGCAGTACCTGCAAGAAGAGCAATGGTAGCATATGCTGCTGCATTCAATACCTTAATAGTTGTATCATCATCACATGAATCCAATAATGTGGATATAGGTACCATAACACCAGCCAATACAACGCTGGGATACCCCCACCTAGCATCCAGCCCACGATAGTAATACCCAGATTGATCATGTTTCTTAATCTTGTCTTTTAATTCTTCCGTCATATCACCAAACAAATCCTCGATACGACTACTCCAAGGCTCCTCAATTCTCATACGATCATGGAGACTTTGTGATACCGATGCTCTTTTATTTACAGCTACACTTTTTTCATACAGTGGTTCCTGTTTTAAATTTTTAGACTCTTGATCCATTTATATCTTTTTAACATTTCCTTAAATACTGTTAGTATTATACATTGAACTTGGATTAATCTCAGGAATTCATTATTATGTATAATAATGAATTATGGTTCGTTTTTGCAATAGGAGGAGCGTCTAGGGTCCCGCTGGGGCTCTCGCTCACGCTCGACCGGAGGGAGATCGGCAAGGAGCCTCGTTTTGCGGGTTTAGCGACGCAATAGGAGCTAAATATAATTTATCTATATTTATAATTGTTTTATGAACGGGTAAATAAATTTTTAAATACGCTTTCAAGCTCTTGAAAAAATATTTGACAGCTTGGTTCTGTGTTTTCTTGTGTAAGAGTCCAACTTGTTGTGTATTCGTATATGTTACCCGTTAAGGCATCCATATATACAGATCCTGATAGTACAGATCTAACTGGAGGTCCCCATCCCTGTGCTAAAAATATGGTTTCTACCCATTCAGACCCATTGTAAGAATACAATTTTCTCTCCGAAGAAATCAATACGTTTTCCATTTTACTTTTTTCAGGCGAGATAGGAAGATTTTCTTGCGTATTTTCGGCCGTTGCTATAAGACGTAAGAAAGTATTGGGATTTATCACCCAGGTGTTTGATACATAATCATAAATTTTCCCTGTAAATAGGTCGATATATAAATTAACCCCGTAATCTTCAATAGGACTTCCAAATCCAGATACTATATTTGACATTTATTAATATCAATATTTAAGATATTAAACCATTAAAATGATATCCTTCATTTTGATTACCACCTGTTATTACGATTGGTACATAAGTTGGAACCATATCTAAACTTTCGTTGCAGAATACATTTATAGTTTTAAGGGGAAAATTAATATTAGGAGTAGTTGTTGAAAATGGTCCAGACACATTTGGTCCAGGTGTTGTATTAGTAGTTACAACTAGTTCTCTTAATATTGGAGATCTAACAGCTGTCGTATTAAGTTGAAAAACATTGTGTAAATTAGTTACATCTGCTCCTGTATAAGCAATTCTACCTGAAATATGCATATTTGTAGGTGCATTTGTTAGATTAAGGAAACATTTATCTACGGCTCCTATATTAGGACCAAAAACTTTCATATGTATGTTTAAGTTTAATCTTGAGTCAGCACCAATACCATTTAAATTATTAGTCGAAAAAGCATTTGGATTTCTATCCATTATTAGTTTTCCTTCTATCTCGATGTTACCATATGATGGATTTGTGTTACCTCCCAATGTTATTATAGGATTACCGCGTAAACCGTAAAAAACTGGTCCGGTACCTTGTATAGGACTTTTAATACCACGTAAACGTATGTCATAATCTGCTGAACAGGCTTGAAAACATAAAATTGGGTCTGCTTCATTAGATGGCAAAAATTTTACTATACTATCAACATGGATTTTAATATATCCACGTACAGTGCCACAATATATAATTGCTTCTGGGGAATTTCCAATAGACATTTCTAATTTTCCTACTTTTGCAGTTATTTGTCCTCTTCCAAATGTATTCCTAAAATCTAATTGGGTAAATGGGGTACCAGTTACACGTAATCCTGTTGCCATATCTACAGTATATTTATAATTTCCGTTTGTACTAACAGTAGGTCTAAATCTTTGTATATGACCCATATTAGTTGATGTATCTCTTCTTATTCTCATATCCATACTTGCGGTATTAAAATTTTCATGCCTCCACCCATGATTAAATGTATCACATTCAAAAATGAATCTATTATTTTCATTAGATGTTAACATATACATACTAAAATTAATATTAGCGGTGATTGTTACCTGAACCCACGCATAACCTCTAAACTCCCCAATTAGTAAAGTATTTCCAGGGGTGGTAGAAAGAGGAGTACCAGCCGGTACAAATATATTTGCCAATGCGGCGATAATAAAAAATGAATCATCCAATATGAAAACATTTGGTAAACAAAACACTCTAACACCATTTCTAACAATTCTTCTATTAAATGTTCCAACAGGTCCAAAAGGGGGCGCATTTCTTCGATATCTTCCCGGAAATACATACACTGTATCACCAGGATTAGCAGCAGCCACGGCAGTCCAAGGAGTTGCATAAGGACAATCTAATCTATTTGGCAACGCATTAAAATCATCTCCTGATGGTGTAACAAATAATATATTTCCAAAACCTAATTGAAAATCTACATTAACACCATCAGGAGGTTTCAGAGTTCTTATAAACCCGCATGGATCGGTGCAAAATACACCTAAGGGTCCTGTACAACCTGTCATATCATTCATTGGACCTGTAGGAGATGAACCCGTAGGGCTTTCTCCGCCTCCTCCTAATGTAGAGTCAGGGCCTGGTTCATATGCGCTCCTTGTTGCGTGAGCAAAAATTTTGAAAAGTGACATTTATTATAACATATATTATATAAAAAAACTTGTGTTATAATAAATATCAATGTTTAAAATAGTCGCACACGCAACAAGGAGCGCATATGAACCCGGACCAGATCCAGATTTTGCTAGTCCGGGTCCTACTGGCGCTACAGGACCTACAGGTCCTACAGGACCAGTAGGTCCTACAGGTCCTACAGGCGCAACTCAAGAAGTATGTTTTACCGGGTGTGCATTTACAGGGGCAGGACCAAATTTTTCAGCTCCTATAGGGTCGATTGATAACTGTTTAGAATTTGCACCAAGATACGCTCATACAATCTTTGTAACTCCGACAGGAAGCGATATATTAGGGGAGAGAGAACGATTGGATTGTCCCTACGCAACTCCATGGGCTGCTGTTGCAGACGCAGTTTCGGGAACGCCAAATTTAGACCCGGCTGATCCAGGATTTATTCCAGGCGATTTAATTTATGTTTTACCTGGAACTTATGATGCCGGTTCTGCTTCTTTAAGACTTGTAAAAGATGGTGTAAAAATGTGGTGTTTACCAGGAGTGGTTATTAACAATATCGAGGAACCGTTTTTTGATGATGGAGCTCCTATGAGAAATTCGGAAATAAGAGGAATGGCTACTATAAATATGGTAGGGACAACTAATAGAGTACTTACAAATCCTTTGAGTAATATTGTTATCGAAGCAAATGAATTTACACAAGAAGCCCCATTTTTATCAACAGCTGGAACGGAATTCTTTATGACTGTAAAAATTATAACAACAGAGACGGAAGCATTACAATTTAGATTGGGAAATGCCAACATAGAATATATAAAATATCATGTAAACCAATTAACAGCGCTAACAGCTCCAAATGTTATCGAATTAACAGATGTTGGTGCATTACCTCCAGATAATATCACTGCACATATTGATGTTCACATTGGGGAATTAAATGTTACTCAAATTTTAGATGACGATCTTAGTATTGTATTTCTAAACAACAATACAGCACATCAAAAAATATTTATCGATTCTGTTTTACAACAAGACCTGGGTGGCGCTGTCCCTAACGCTAATTATGTACTTCGTATCAACAATGTAGGAGGTACATATGATATCAAATTTAGCGCTATATTTGGAGGAGGAACTGGTAATATAAGAATACCATATGAAGGTAACAGTATTGTTACGACAGGAACTCCAATAGCAGACTTATCGACGGCTGGTACGATAGAAATGTCTGGTAATTGGTTATTGTCCGACGGTCCACTATCAAACGATATCTCAAATTTTGATAACGCCAATAATGTTACTCTAATATTCAATGCAGATGTTGCCGGCATTAACGGGGTTATTAGATCGTTTATCAACGCAACTAGTTCTCCTGCGGAACTTTTTGTTACCGGTAGAATCTCATATACAGGTCTCGATACATCACCGTTATACAATGCTATTCAGTTAGAAGCAAATGGTGGTTCTGCACCAACATTCAGAGAATTGGTTGTAACTACAACAAATTCTTTAGGTCCATTTGGAACCACAACAGCCGGCCCTCTTACTGTAAATATGTATAATGTTTTTAGTAATATTAATTTAGACGCAAATTATACGCCGATAGTTATAACAGGAGGATCTCAAATTGAAGGGTTTCATTTCAATCCTGGAGTTGTTGCATAAAGTAAATTTACAAAATATCACAAAAACAAATCGCAAGTATATTTTAGAGTTAGGTTTTGTTATTTTTCTACTAGTTCATCTAAACCTTCTTTAATGTACGAGCTTGTTTTGATAATGATATGATTATGTTTTCGTGAAAACTCTTCACCTTTTTGGATAAAATCATACCTAATTTATTTGCATTATATAAATGGATCCTGTTTTTATATTTCTGATCATTGCAGCTCTAGCTGTAAGTGGTTTTATCATCTATGAATATTTCTTCAAAGACAGAAGCAGAATATGTATACCTCCGTGCAGTGATAATCAACGGTGTGTTGACGGTACATGCTGCGATACAAAATGCGACGGTAAGGAATGCGGCCGTGACAATTGTGGAGGCGAATGTGGGTCGTGCAGTGATAATCAACGGTGTGTTGATGGTACATGCTGCGATATAAATTGCGACGGTAAGGAATGCGGTCGTGACAATTGTGGAGGCGAATGTGGGTCGTGCAGTGATAATCAACGGTGTGTTGATGGTACATGCTGCGATATAAATTGCGACGGTAAGGAATGCGGCCGTGACAATTGTGGAGGCGAATGTGGGTCATGCAAGAAAAATCAAACATGTGTTAACAACAAATGTCAAACTACGGGCTGGAATTGGTCAGCCTATGATGAGATTTCGTCCAGCACAACATCAAATGCAGATAAATGCGCAGAATTATGTGATCAAAGTTGTAAATATTGGTCATATGATACAGGCAATAACAAATGTACTTTATATAAGGACAGCAATGAAGTATGTTCTTACAAATCAGACAATATGCTATCATACGACACGACAAGGCAAAAATTTGCATCTAGCGCGGGACTATGCAATTGTGATCTACTCCCCGCATGTGATCTAAGTAAAGATGGGTGTTGTCCCGTTACCGCAGATGGGGAATTGCTGATATCCGGTTGGAGTAAGGAGGATGGAAAATGGAAACAAAAAGCTGACTGTGTAGATTCAAATGGTGAAACCGTTTGTTGCTCAAGTAGTGAATATAGAACCGGATACGATGAATGTATAAAAAATCATCCAAATTGTGCAGATCTAACAGGAGCATACCCTCCATATGGGATCACATACAGCTGTGCCATTAAAGGTGATCCCATACATTTATCAGATCTCTTTGATCATGCTGATGAGTTAACACAAGCATGTGAAGGGAAAAATAATCACGATGAATGTTCGTTCTCATCGTCAGCATTCTCTTTTGAAGGCAGATGTACTGACAAATACGATACTTCCTCACCGCCAGTATGTTCTCCAAAACAATTGTGCATACCCCTAGGCGATGATTTAAGTATTTTTACTAAACCGAAAGGATATTGTGTCCCATTACCCATCTAAATAAGTGTAATGGGTAATCAGTATAATAAATTTATTTTAAACATTAAAATGTTTAAAATAAATGGATTATTCTTCTCTACAACAATTATCTTTCACAGACCTAAAAAAGATGGCCCGAGAAATGGGTCTCAAAACTCGGAGGAGTAAAATAGAATATATACAGGATATTCAACAAGCTTTCAAAGAATATGAGGAATACAAAACCGACAAAATAGATAAATACACACGTATAAGACAATTAGGTAATAAAGGCAAGGAAGGTACAACATATCTTGTAAGAGATAAAAAAGACAGAGAGTTCGCTATGAAGACTTTTCGCAAAACTAAAGCTACCAGTACCCTAAAATTAGAGTATGCTCTTCAGAAAAAAGCCGCTAAGGCTGGTATAGCTCCTAGAGTTGTAGAATACGATACCGTGTCTAAATATATAGTTATGGAAAAGATGGATCATCACCTTATCGACGATATGAAGAAACAAAAAGGATGTCTTCGTCGTAATCAACAGTTACAGATCATAGAAATCTTTAGGCAATTGGATAAAGTGGGTGTTTTTCATGCAGATTCAAATATCCTGAATTATATGATGAAAAATAATAAGATTTACATCATAGATTTTGGTTTTGCCAAAGAAATAACCCCTAGGTTGTGTAAAAAGTTAGGAACTACATGTCCAAATGTGAAAATAATGACACTGGGTTTTATATTAAAGCTGAAGGAATTAAGATGTCCCCCAAGTTCTTGGAAACATCTGAAAAAATACATATCGGAAGAAGAAAAAAATAGATTCCAGATATAAGTTATTTTAAATTTCTCAATTTAAAATCGTTACTTATTAAACTGTCAATAATAGACAGTTTTTGGTATACTTCAAATAATTACCAGATACTGCAGTATGTCAATTCTTATACGAATATAAATTATAAATATTAGGGATTTTATTTATTTTGGATTTAAAATATTTTGTAGATAATATTTTAAAATCGGGACAATCTATATTCTAATCTAATATTTATAATTAGGAGGAAGAAATACTACTTTAATTTTATTTTTCGGATTTTTGGAGATATATAAAATGGCTACACACACAAAAAATTGTGTAGCGCCCAAAAGTAATTTTTTTAAGGTGAGTCAGTTTAACAGCTCTTCCTCATTCTTCTTCAATCTTCAACAATCTTCATCGTTCTTCATTTCGGAAGAATAGAGATTTAAAAGCTTAAAATGGTCAATAAATGAAATGCAAATTTTGTAAAAACAACTTTAGTACCAAGTCATCATTAAATACTCATCAAAGGACTGCTAAGTATTGTTTAAAAATTCGGAATATTAGTGTTGAGAAATACCATTGTGAAAGTTGTAGAAAGTCTTTCTCAACATTAACGAATCTTAACAGACATCAAAAATCATGTAAAATAGGAAATATAATTTCTGTTAATGTTGAAGAAATAAATATATTGCGACAAGAATTAAAAGAGTGTAAATTACTACTCAATCAAAAAGATAGTATAATAAAAGAACAAAAACAGACTATCCAGGATCTCCAGAATAAGTTGGAGAATGTTGCGTTGAAAGCTGTTTCTAGACCCACTACGAGTAAGACACAGATAAATAACTTCATACAGAGTATGCAACCAATTACGTCTGAACATCTTCTAGAGCATACTCCCCAACTTACTCTAGAACATATTCAGAAAGGTGCTTCAGGGTATGCAGAGTATGCTTTGGAACATCCTCTCAAGGATAGGGTGATATGTGTTGATTATGCGAGGAGAAAAATTAAATTTAAGGATACCGATGGGAAGTTAGTTACGGATCCAGAAATGCAGAGATTGGCTCCGATGTTTTTTGACAGTATAAAAGCCAAAAGTAGTGAAATAGTGTTTGCTCAAAATACACCGGATATGGATTCTGCAATGTTTGAGCAGGTAGCCAAGCTTTTTAATACCAATGCAGATGTTAAAAATGCAGCTGACGGGATAAAGAACGAATTCCTGTTAGATTTTATTAAGCATGTATGTTCTGGAACGGTTGTAGAGTAACTATGGATCGTCTATATAATTTTAACATATTACCGGCTTGCAAGACCATCCAAAAATGTCCAAAAATGTCCAAAAATGTCCAAAAATGGTAGCACTATCTTTAAGCGCAAAATACATATAGTTTGTAAAAAAATGTTAACTTTATATAAAATGACAAACATTGTAGTAATTCTTCTGGCAGTTCTTGCATTAATTTTGTCTGCAGTTGCTTTGGGATTTGCCTTAAAATCTAGCTCCAATCCAACCCCTCCTGCTCCAGGTCCTGCTCCAGGACCTGATCCAGGACATGTTACTAAAGGGGATTATGATCTTATTGATTATTGGAGTGGCCATAACTTCTTTGATCCAAACAATAATCCTTGGTATTTTTGGAATCCTTACAATGAGACGTGTCAAGGATTATGGGATAATGAACAGAACGAGTGGATTTGCCCATACAGTGATCCTACTCATGGTCTTGTTTGGTATGGTGATTGGCGTCATCTTCAACATGATGAGTTGATCGCCTTTCCTGATAATAAGTTAAGAATGGGCGTTGAAGCCATGGGATATGAAGGTAAACGAGGCACGAATGGACTCATGGATTTCCGCAAGTCAACCCGCATTTACACCAAGAATCAGTACCAATATGGATTATTTATTTTTGATATTCAACATATGCCAGAAGGTGCCACTGTTTGGCCAGCACTGTGGTTTACGGCAGCCGAACAACCACCGAAACAATGGGCATGTGGTGGTGAAATTGATCTCATGGAATCTGTGAATTCAGTTGATCAAAGTACTAGTTTTAATCATGTAGCTTTACACACTCAAGAGGAATGTTCTCAAACCGACCCCAATGATAATGGTCGCAAAATCGCATGTAATACCGTTCAACCAGATCAAGATCGCCCAGCAACTGGTACATGTGGTTGTGATGGTAATGAACCATGTCCATTTACAGGATGCGGTTGGACTGTATCTAAGCCTAACACTTGTGGGTGGGGTTTGAATAGAGAGAATGGTGGGGTGTATGCCATGCTGTGGACTGAAAGTGGAATTGACATTTGGATTTTTAGGAGAAACACGGATGGTATCCCGGATGACATTACAAAATTGGATCCAGATCCCAAAAAATGGGGAACACCGGATGCGCATTTTGATGCCTGTACATCTCCTAAAGCTTTACAGCCTATGAATCTCGTGATCAACACAACATTGTCTGGAGATTGGGCGGGTGGTATATATCAAGGAGGGCAGGCAGAGGCGGATAAGTATGTACTAGATGTTAATAATAATCCCGCCTTTTTAGATGCATACTGGCTAATTAATTCAGTGCAAGTTTATAAGCATAAGTAAATAAAAAACCATGGGTATTCAAAAAACGTATATAATTATACGATTATACGATTATACGATTATACGGTTATAATTATATAGAACTGTTTTCAATTTAAACATGTTTGTTCATAAATACAGTAATGCAAACGAAACTAAAGAAAGAACCTTTCTGGAAAAAGAAATGGGACGGTAAGATATGTGGTATTACCCGAGGGAGACTTAGACCGGGGAAAAATAGATATGGTTTAACTCATGTAGTTTTTTTAAATTGTACTCATGGATTTTATAGAAACGCACTTGTAGAATGGGTAAGAAACTGTCCTACGGAAACTCCAACGTGTCCCATGTGCCGGCAAGGATTTGAAATAGGAGAGATATTATATTAATTATCTAAGGCCAAGAAGAGTTTTCCTTCCTTCTTTTAACAACTTGACATTTTCGAGACAATTTTTTCTACTTTGGCCTCGTAGTTTTTGACAAGCCCTCTCTTCATTTCGTATAGCTCTTAGTAGATCACGATCTTCCTTTTGAGCCTTACGTTTTTCCATTCGGGCCTTTATTCTCTGTACTTTTTTTGTTTCTCTTTGTGCTTGGGCAATAGCCCGTCTTTGTTGACGAAGTCTTGCACGAGTCTGCTGACCTTCTCGTAAAGCAGATTCGGTTTCTTCAAGTATGCCTGTTGGTTCTTGTTGTTGACGATCTTTCGACAATGCCATTACAATGGCCCCCACTACTAAAACACCGACGCCTATGAGCAACCACCCCCACCAAGGAAAACCTCCATTCCCATTCCCTCCATTAGTACCTCTTAATCTGCGATTTCTTAATTTCCTCATTCTACTCATGTAACTGTTCCCATTCCCGTTCCCGTTCCCATTCCCATTCCCATTCCCGTTCCCGTTGCAATAGCCTGTGCAGTATGGTCGAGAGCTACATTTACATACGGAACAAGCAGCCATTCCGGTATTATCCTGAACAACCCGTTGTTTCCATAACTGATTCCTGGGAGTGACATTGCCGACGGTATTCCAAGCAAAGGCATTTCTTGAATTATTTGAATTACACGAAGGACAGAATCCTTGACCTTGATAACCTTCAACGGTATCTTCGCATGTGTTCTGATATTGCACAGAACCTTGCCATGTGGAAGAAAGGGGTGTATAATCGCCGCAGCTTGGGCAATTTTTTCCTCGTCCCTTGTAACCTTCGACGGAACCCCCGCAAGTATCTTGATATTGGACAGATCCGGCCCATGTGGAGGCTAGATCCAAGTAATCGCCACAACCTGGGCAATTCTTTCCGGTGTAGCATTCGACAGAGTTTGGGTATGGGCTCCAGTTTACACGAGATAATGAGCCTTTTTGGGTCCATGTGGAATCAAGATCCACGTATTCACCACAGTTTGGACATTGCATTTTATATATACAAAATATAAAATATCAATTACTGAATATATTTATGCGGTATGCTTGCAATACAAATAACTTCCTTTTTCTAGAGAATGCAGTGAATTAACATTATTGCAAATTTCTGATGTTAAATTCATCCTTTCACATTTTTCATTAACACAGTCCATTACAAACACAACAGTATTCGAATTAAACTTGTATTTATCTGGTATATTAACCTCAATGGCTCCATATATTTGTTCTATCGATTGAAGCGGTAGTCTATCGTATTGTTTCTTCTTTTTGTTCATCCTAGATTCAACAACATCGAATAAAACACCTTCCATATTTTTAGCGAGGCATAACAAGGAACATAACATTTTTTCGAAATGGATACCTTTAGGGGAACAATAATTTGCGACACAGTTGATTCGTTCGTAGATAGATTTCCTGAAGTATCGAATAGCTCGTTTTCTGAAGCGCCTGTGTAGGTAATCTGATCTAACTTCCCGTGCTACATCAACAATACCTTTAAGAATATATAGATTAAAGAAGGGATTCCCAATCTCGTTTTCGATTTTAATAAATTCTTTGAGGAATGTGGTATAACTTTGGTCTATGTTATCGTAATTTTGTTCTTCTAGTGGTAGGATAATTAGGGACTGAATCAAGTCTATGCAATAGTGGTCATAATTATCGAATAGATTTGATTTTGTATTGTATCCTTGTAACATTTCAGTTACAAAATCAGATGCACCTTTTTCTTCTCCAACATCCCATCCGGACATCCAGTCTATTTTAAGTCCACCAAAAATGTTTTTTATTATACGCTTAAACTTGTTAGATTTCCTATTAGGACGCTTTTTCCTCATTTCAGCTGCTACTGTTACAAGAAAGAGCTTTGGATCTGCTACCCAATCAAAACGATCACTCATAAAGCCAACATCAGTGTGAGACATACTAGGCCATGCCGGACCGTCTTCCATATCGGATATGTAGGAGAAACCAAAATCGATAATAACTGGGTAATGCCCGTGGGTGGGAACACAGAATTGATTTTCTTCATCTAAGACATAGAGGAATACCACGTCCTTATTACATTTTTTCATCATGATGTTGTAAGAATGTAGGTCGTAGTGTGTGAATTGTTTTTTACGTTGTGCGATGGCAATCCCCATAAGCACCTGTTTAATTGTAGAGTATAAGATTTCATTACTGATTCTTTTACTCCTTATGTAGTTATAAAATTTACACGAATCGCTGATATATTCAGTCAATAATACTTCTTTTTCGATTGGGTGCCTAGTTGTGATTAGGAAGGGGTTACCGGATTTTCTCGTTTGTGGATCTACTTCACACATAATAGCACCTATCATTTTGCAGAAATGGGGGCAGTATGGGGATAATTCATTTAATCCTTTCATGACTGTATATTCATGCTGGACTAAATAATTAATATACTGGGATATTTTGAAGACAATATTTAAGGGTTTCCTAGATTTGCCTAAGGTAGATTTAGAATCAGCTCCAGAATCAGCTCCAGACTTAGATTTAAATAATCCTACCAATCCTTGTTTGCCTGGCTTGTCGAATGTGTGATCAAACTTGAGCCATTCTTTCCAGGTTTTCTCTTTGTTTTGTTCGTAATATTCGGCGAGAAGGTCAAAACCGGAAAGTTGGTTTAGGGGATCTCGGTAAGTATGAATTAGGGGGCTTGATGATTTTTTCTTTTCCCGTTTTATCATTTATTCGATGCCTGTAATTGTTTAATTGGGAATTATTCCCATTTAACTATTATAATATCGGTAATATAAATGCCCAGACATTATTTAGAAGATTGTGAGAAACCAAGAAAACCTAAATCTACGCGTAAATCTCCGCGTATATCAAGATCTACCAAATTGCGTAAGTATGCAAGTGTGTATAAATCATATGTAAGGAAATCAGAACAGTCTAAGATAAATAAAAGCCCTAGAAGATCTAGGAGAAACAAAGAATCAGGAACTGACACACATACTCGAAGAAAGACTCGAGATAAAAAGAAAACACGCAAACCCAGGAAGAAGCATACCAGTACTCATCGAAGAAAATCTCTCAATCCATATCAAAAATTCGTACAATCGGAAAGTAAAAAAGAAAAATATAAGTCTCTACCTGGAAAACAACGACTGAGTGCTATTGCCAAGGAATGGAAGAAATTAAGTAGGTGAAAGTATAACCCATTGTATATTTAGAATTATTTAAAAAGTATAAACCAACATGTAAATGACAGATGGGAAAACTTTTATCGGCGACCTAGATGATTGTAGCGATAATTCTTTTGTTCTAACAATCCTAGATATGAAGAATACGAAAAATGTGAACGAATTTTTATTGGATGGTACCGTTCCACTCGAAAATAGAATTCAAACTTTGGATAAATATTATGAAACATGTGGTGAGAGTCAATGCATGGAAATAATCAATCGTCTATCTACAATGTACATATTTTCAGGTACCAAAATGCTTGAAAAATATTTATTCAGTATATGTATCAATTGTAATTTACCTTCAGTTATTAAACTGATACCAGCCAAAGCTCTTTGTTCTTTTAACCCAGAAAAAGAACTAGGGTATAAAGCCCTAAATCATGTATGCCAGTTTATGGAAAATGTGGCAACACCATGTCAGATTGATGCTGTATGTTTATTAATGAGGCATGCCTCATTTCAACAGAATTCTAGGGATTATTTTTGTTCCATTATCAATAATGATAGATTAGATTGTGATTATAGATACAAAACCATACTTTCCCTAGAAAACAAGGAAATACATAATCGCCCTTATTTTCTACATGAAGCAGTCTCAGAATTTTTTAATAACATTAAGAATAAAACTTCATATAGAATACTTGCAGGTCAGTACCTTATACAGAAATGCGAAGTAACGGAAGATGAAAGATCTGATGTTGAATTAACCTTGATGAGTTTTGCTCAAGATCCAGATCTAGATTATAACTTGAGAGCAGATTCTGCCGATGTCCTTCTTAAGACAGGGTCTCCAGAAAATAAAAATACAGCTAGAGAGATTATTATGATGTTAGGGAGACATGAAGGTAATGTTAAAACTATCTTCGATAATGCTCAAAATGTCCATGTTGATGAGATTGAGAAAAGTGTGTTGAAAGCGCTAGAGTTTTTAGCCGGAATTGAAATGAAAAAGATATCTAACGATCCTGGTGCTCCAGATATTACTTTTGAGTATGTTAAGAAACAAATCAGTGATATGGTTGAAGAGCAGGAGCCCAAAGAACCTAAGGAATTTAAGGCCGTAGATACAGCTAGAAAGAAAAAGAAGAGAATATCAAAAAAGAAGCTAGAGATTGTTAAAAAATATGAGAAAGAGAAAGAGATATTTGATGAAAAGAAAGATAAGATTGATGTTTCGCTAAATCGTATCTATATGGATAGGGCTCTATATAGCCAATATAACTACACGTTGATACATATTCTACTTAAAATTTGGACTTATATGTTGTCCCATGATTCTGTAGAAGAGATGAAGAAAAGATTATTACAAGAATTGATTGACATGTCAGGAACATGTTCTTCGGGATTTTCCAGCCGTCTAGTCAATGTTATTTCGGGATTTGGAGATTTTAATTTTACTATATCTTGGAGGGATCAACTCGTTGCCAACTTGGCTGGACGCCTTAATTCTAGAGCTAGAGATATAATCAATAAAGATAAAATAGAGGAAAATCGCAAACTTTATGGATTTTTCCCCAAAATTGATGCAAAAACCAAGACTCAAAAGAACATACGAGAAAGGTTAGAAGAATTCCAAGGACAAGTTCTTGAAGAAATGATGATTAACAGCAATGATTATGCATCGAGAACCAATTTTCTCTTATTTTTTCGTAGGAATATGCTCAGTATTAGGGAAGAATTATACGAAGATTTTAAAGACCATATTACTGACGATTCATTTGATCTCTATTTTAGAGCAGCAATTTCCATGTACGAAACCGGTGGTTATGTTTAGATATCGTTAGACATTATCGGATATTATACACATATCCCACTCATCTTCATCAAATTTTATAAACGACGGCGAAGGTTTTATCTCATCAATCTTCGTCGGTTTTATGGGTTCCTTCTTAACTTTGCTATACATGCTATACATGTATACTATAAATACATATGTATATGTTCCTATCTTATATGTAAATCTAAATAGTTCCCAATATTCGTATAGTTTATACAATGTGCATCCTGCTAGGTATCCATAATAAATGTAGTATATCATTTATTATGATAAACATAAAATGCTGATTTTAAACAATCCTTATATTGATATTTTTCTTTTGCATGCCTAACCATACTTTAGAAAAAAGAAATAATAAATATATTTATAATACCCTAAATAAATGTCTAAACAAACGACTAAACCATCTTATACTAAAAAAATAACGGACAACAATGTCTTGTCTGTCAGAAAACAAATTTCCCTAAAGCAAGGTTGTGACCCATTTTTTGCGACAATAAATGATGCAGAATCAGTTATAACTGACATGGATCACTTCCCATACACGAGATTCTTTAGAGGGGTATATTATTCTTCGGATCCAGTTGTATTAGAAAGAGAGGCTGGATGGCGACCACAAAACAACCAATGCTACGAATACGGTTGCGCCGGAGAAGGGCCCTACCCCAACCATTGTTTCGAGAGTGCTTGTAGTGTTGTGTATCCATGCTATCCACAATATCTTCGTAAATATTCTGATCGTCAAGCACTGGATGTACAATTAAATCGTGCCTGTATTGTACAATATAGATAAATTAAGGTAGATATAAGACTTCCATATCTTCTGTTATATCTTCTGTTATATCTTCTGTTATATCTTCTGTTATATCTTCTGTTATATCTTCTGTTATATCTTCTGTTATATCTTCTGTTATATCTTCTGACTGTATTATTTGAAGAATTTTTGTACCAGGGCGGATAATACCTATTACATGCCCAACTAATGTTGCATCCCCCTACCTTTATGTGGACCCCAGCTCAGAAGTGCATCAATTTGTTTTAGTAGGGTATTTTTGATGCAATAGGACCTGTTTATTCTTCACTTGCTAAGACATAGTTGACATCCGAATATGTATTATCTGGATAAAATTTTGATTTGATCAATCCTATAATCTGCTTGTTTTACTTCCGACATTATTATATAAAGCTATATAAAGCTTTATATAGCTTTATATAGCTTTATATAGCTTATTTGTGCTTAAATACCCAATCATCCAAATCTTGGGTCCGGAAGTTTTTCTTTACGTTCACCAAAAATACCAAAACCACCCAATGAAGATTCTGAAGACGGGAGTTGAGATTTTACCTGAGATTTTACCTGAGATTTTGCCTGAGATTTTACCTGAGATTTTGCCTGAGATTTTAGTTCAGGTTCAGATATCCCAAGCTGAGACGATATATTTAATATCTGCTGTTCCTTATTCTTAAGTTCTTGTCTGCGTTTAACTAAAAGAGCCTGAATTGTATCCAATCTTTTTCTGGTATCTCTTAAAACTTGTCTATCACCCTTTAGTCCACTTCGTCTCAATCTATCTATAGATTTTGCTGCCTTACTTCCCTGGTATTCTAAACTCTTAATTTCCCTTTTAAGATCATCTCGAGAGTCTTCAAGATCGGCTTTTCTCTCAGCAACAGCCATTACTTCTTCCTCTTCCTCCGAAAATCCCGATACATCACTTTCAGATTTAGCATCTTCAACATCTTCAGCATCTTCGCCCAATTTCCCCAATACATCAGGATACTTTTGGTAAGCTGTATAAGCCCCATACAGGACAATTACAATAATATCAATTATACCGGCCCATTTCAGAATAGTAGGTAACATACCTAAATCAACGTTGCATTCTGGTTTCTTCAATTCGTCGTCTATACCATAGATAAGGACTAATAAACCAATCCCCATAACTAGAAGGAGGAATAAGAAGAAATAAACCCTCGCCTTCGATCTAACTCCAACATTACAATTACATTTATACCAGCAAAATACATACCCAAAACCTATGGTAAAAATTGCAGATCCCAAGCCGGTCGCAATTCTCAGATATGTTCGGAGTTTATCGGATGTACAACCTTCCGTAAGTTTTTGATACGCCATGAAAGACACGACTATTAAAAGTAAACCAAGGATTGCCATACCGCTCATAAATAACGTAAATAGATGCCATTTATCAAAAAAGCCCATTTATGTTTCTACAATATTTTATTTATATTTAAATTTTAGAGTGGAGATGGATCATCCAAAATATCAGATTGAGACTTTCGTTCAAACTCCTGATGTTTACCCAATTCTGGTAAAAAATCTGATGAGGGATCTGATGAGGGATTTGATGAGAGATCTGATGAGGGATCTGATGAGGGAACTGACGGGATTGCAGCAGCTCCTGATTTTTTCTTCCCCCCATATTTTCCCCCATATGCCTGATATCCTTTATACCCGCCATACAGCACCAATATTCCTGTAGAAATACCCCCAATAATACCCACTACATTTTTACCATAATCCAAATCACAATCGCCCTTCAAACCAGAATAAACAACCCACGAAGTAACAGCCAATGTTAATAATATAACGAGGGTTAATCCTGTATACGGTAAATCATCTTGTTTACATCCACATCCCCAGTAGCATACTATTTGAACTATTGGCACAACTACCATCATAACACTCAGTGCTAATAGGAAGTTTAATCCATTCTGTACCTTAGTATCAATACATTTATTAGATAATTTTGATTGGATATCCCATACCAGCACAGTACATACAATCCCAACAATAAACATGAAAAATGAGAAATAAGCCAACTTTGTATTAATTTTAGCCATTTGTAATAGGCCTATATAATAATTTAATTATTTTTCTAATTTGTGCCATAGAAAAATAATTCTCATCCTATTTTCGCTTCTTCTTTTCAGCCAACTTTCTTGTTTTTTCACAAGCACATACTTTACAATATATACTGTAATAATAATCAATTTTCTTTTTCGGATTGATTATTATTTGATTTAGTTTTCCATTCTGGTCCCATCATCCTCGCTCATGAGTCCAATCTTTCCTCTATAATGTGGTGGCATTCGCGAATAATGTCTAAAAACTCGTAATAGGTGTCGCGCATAAAAGAGGCTTCCATCCCAGAAAATATAACCTTGCCACTATGGAACACAAGGAAGGTATTGTATCTTTTTTTCTTTAATTTTTTTGCAACGTCTTTGGGTTCTAGCATGTTGAGATAATAATCATATGGAACATAGGTTGGTTCTCGCCAATCGTTACCATTAACACAGCAAAGTTGTTTAAGTTTTAATTCTTTGATAGGTTTAGTCAATGGTATCTTGATGTTAACACCAGTGTATCCAAAGCTAGTTTCTAGAAGGGAGTGGTATTCAGTCCATACGTTAAAATATTCGTCTAATTTCTCTCTGTCTATGAGAAAATTGAGAGCAAAATCTATATTGCGCATAGCCGGTACAAAAATCGCCTTCAGTGTTGGGATTTGTTTAGGTTTTGGGTCTGTATCCTCATCAGACTCCTCATCAGACTCCTCATCAGACTCCGAATCTGAGTCCACAAAATAATCGTCATTCCCATCGTTATTCCCATCGTTATCCCCATCGTTATCCCCATCGTTGTTCATTTTATATATACCTTCAGTGTCTTTGATGTAGTGCCAGAACCATTTAACACAGTCTTCTGCGTGTTCATCGCATTTACAGCCAGTCATCTGAAATTTACCGTTACGGCTTACTTTGTAATTAATTTTTTTGTTTCCGATGATCATGACGATGGTGACAGAGTTACGAAAGTAGTTACCACGTGCTTTTTTGTTCTTTTTCTTTTTCTTTTTCATATCGACTCCTCTAATTTTGTGTTGGTATTCTAGGGTGATAATAGATCCTGATCGAATATTTTTATTAGGATCGGCTGGTTCGTTCTTTTTCTTTCGACCTCTTCGTTTGGGTACAAGGATATAATCGGTAATTGGCAGAAAGTGAAACAACTTGTCAATATCAAGGGTCATATTAGTTACTACAATAAAAGTTTTAGTTGATACTTTTATTGAGTCGAAATTTGGAAAAATAAGTTTGTTGTCTTTACCGATTTCCGGATCTGACCGGCCCGGTTGATTATTTTTGATATCTTTGTTTATTGTTAAACTAGCCATTTATTTGGTTTAAAGAAATTATTTCTTTAAATTCGCTTTTATTTTTCCGGTGGGTTTGCGTTTGGAAAATACGATTTGTATTTTCCATAAAATTATTTTCCTATCTCTAATAAATGCCCGAACATAGACAAAGACAATACACAAAAGTCAAAAATAGAACTTTAGATAAGACCTCTGGAGGTCTTACATCAAGAAATATTGGTACAAGGTATGTAAATGGTCAAAAGCAATATTTTTCGAAGAAAAAGAGTAAGCTTGCGAAAAAAAACTTTGGTCCTTGGAATAAAGCTGTCGCAAAAGCTAAGAAAAATCTTGGCATCAAAAAGCATGATATGGTTCTTATTAATGTAGGTAAAAAGGGAATTGCACTTTATAAGGAGGCTGCCAGTATTTATTACGACTGGGACTGACTCAATTTAATATTGAATTTAATTTTTAAAAATTAAATTCAATAGATCATGGAGGCTCGAAATTGGCTTTTGGATATACCTGACGATGTTTTTTCATATATACATTCTCAGTTTCTATACAAAAAAGACCGAATGATGTTGGATTGGTCTTTTACTCAGACTGTGCATAGAGAAATAACAGAAAAAGAGTTAGACGATGCCAGAGAAGCGCAACGAGAATGTGAAGAAGATGAAAGAGAATATTGGGGTTCTTATGACCGTAATCAAAATTATTTTGTGTGTAGATATGAGTGTAGATATGAAGGGATAGACTATTCTTTATATGATAATATATATTACAAAAGAAACCATAAGAAAGAATGGTATAAACAGGCCAGAATGTGTAGTTAATGTCTTTTTGTAGAAATATCAACTAAAGAATATCTTACAAAAAATAATTGAAATAATTGATCAAAAACTCTTTTTTGATCAATTATGGAGTTTCATTGTAACTCAAAAGAATATGTCAAAATACAGCTCAAACAGTTGTATTTTGATGAAAAGGTCGCAGATATGGTAGAGACAAACAATCATATTTTTCCTTCAAGCCTTATGAATAATATTTATGCAACCGATAGTTTTGGTCTAGATCAAAAAAGATTGGAAAGTGTTTTACTTGGATATTCAAAAGGGTTACCCCCTATAGAAATACAAAAAGTTTTAGGTGGTAAATATAATGTTATGAATGGTAGACATCGGGTTTGTGCAACAATTATAAATAAAGGAAATTATGTACCGTGTAGAATCGTTATTTAAAAATGAAATTATAAATAATGAAGAGATTTTAACTAAAAATGTCAAAAATTCATAGAAAGCTAATCTATAACTAATTTAAGCCAATTTAAAAGCGTATGATCAATATAAAAATGGATTCAGTGCGTCAGTATTTAATTCAAGATTTAAATGAGGAAGAACTTGAGTCGTATAACGAATATGTTGCAGGAGATGAGACATCTACAGCATGGATCGAGAAAGCTAGTGAGCGTCGTGAACCACTTTTATTGTTTGAATTGAAGTGTCAATTTGAGGATAAAGAAACAGGTTTATGCGGAAACTGGATTGGTATTAGTGAGACAGGTGAATGTAGATGCAACATTGGACATGAATGTTATGATGTTGTACTTCATTCCATAAGATATATTGAGTTGGGTAAAAAAATTGTTTGAACAATTTTTAAGTAATTTAAATACTATTACATTTTGAATAAATGGCATTCAAAATGAGACGTTTTAATCTACCGGTATCATCTACTAAAACAAAATCTGATCCCTATTCTGAATCTGGCTCAGCTAGTATGTCTGAGTTACACAAAGATCCTTACACGGAAATAGAAAATATGTATGATGAGTTGAAGCAAAATGAAAGAAACTTTGAAATCGTTCAGAAGGAACATGATGAGCTTTCTAAGAGAATCAAAAATAATCAAAAACTTCTTAAAAACTTAGAGATTAAACGAAATAGATTGCTTAATCGAGCAGTAGATATTAAATCAAAGATAAGGACTGAAAAAGAAAAAATAAAGCAGTGTCACGAAGAGGTTATCCGTAAGCTCAGAGAAAATAATAAAATTCTGACACAGTCACTCATTGAAGCTCGTCTTAAATCCAATAACCCAATTATTACTCAATCGGTAGCTTCCGTTAACCCAGACGATGAGTATAACATGTATCGTAAGAATCTACGTAAACATATGGAAAAATATAAATCAGATCCATGGTACGAAATACTCTTATATACGTTTGAATATAGATATATTCCAGAAAATGTTAACGATACTCTCTCCTATGTGAAAAGTATAGCAGACATGCCAATCTGCAACGATTGTTCACAACCTGTGAAATCATGGTTGAATCACAATGAGCCATTATTAAAAAAATCGGTGCTTAATAAGTGTAGACTTTTACATTTTATGATTCTACTAAAAAACATTATACATCGTTGTAAAAAGCAACCTACTATGTCGAAACAGCAATTATTTGCAAAGTATAATATTACACTTTAATTTATATTATATCGACCTCGGGAAATGATTTTTTAAAATCCATAATACGTCCCCCGTGTTCTAGATATGTATTTTTTCTAACCCTATAGTGGCGTTCAAGAATAGGATTTTTATCTACAATATCAAAAATAAGAGGTACTACAGACTCTGTGCGAAAAGTTCTGCCTAAGTATTGGATAAAATATGCCTGAATATCGGTAGCTAATATCATTGCGTTCAGACGAGGATGATCAAATCCAGTACCAGTTTTAGAGCTAATACCGACAAGAATACGACTCTTTTGCTCATATTCTTGTTGTTTACCGATTAGACTTGTAACGTCCTCGTTTTCTTCTTCTAATCTTTGTACTAAATATTCAGCTTGTATAATGCGTTTGCATAAAATAAGAAATACTCTTTCGGAAAAATATTTAACAATCCTAATAATCATCTCATTTCTTTCGTGATTGTTAGCTTGGGATTCTAATATAACACCCCAGTTCACTCTTCCGTTTTTAGCCAATTCTACATTTGGTACAAATGTTGTTTGTACTTTATATACTTTATGGTCTCGGTATAGTTTTCTGTATATCTTTCTATTACCAAAATACATATCCAATAATACATTCATCCCGTCTTCTCTGTAAGGGGTAGCAGATAATCCTAGTACATAACGAGGTACTACAAAACACATACATTTTGATAGAATTTCAGACATAATAAGATGGATCTCGTCCACTATCAAAAAACCAATATCTTTGTAGTAAGATCTATCGTGTTTCGGCACGTTGATGGCGTTCATAATGTAGAAGTCACAGTCCTTTTTCTTAGATTTAGCAGTTAATACTTGCACAGCAGCATCTGGACAGAATTTGGCGATAGTTGACTCCCACTGTTTAATTAAAACTATTCTGTGGGTAATAATCAAGACTTTCATTTTAATTTTAGTTGATATGTAAAGAGCTGTACAGCTCTTTCCAAAGCCTGGGTTGGCTGCAATTATGGTTGATCCATAAATGTTTAAATGTTCGATTGCTTCTCGTTTAACTTCCCGTTGTTTAGGTCTTAATTTTCCGTTAAACTTGACATTGGTTTTGGGGAAAAATTTCTTGTCTGGGCGTGGAAAGGGACCAGAAGAACAATACAGACCATATGCAAATGGTATATATGCATAATCTTCAGTTACATCAATTGGATATATATACTTTGGCTGAGAATTATATGCGAATTTTGAACCTTCAATTTTGATTTGTAATTCTTTCATAAGTTGTTCTCTTGTTTTTTGAGATAAAGAATCAATGTGGAGTTCTCTAGACATGATTGTTTATGTTAGTCAGTAGATTTTTAAGTTCAATTTATTTCTTATTTTTATTTGTTTTAATAAATGAGCAGTGTTAAAAAATATAAAGGAATGTGGAAACCTAAACCGCTTTCTAAAATGAAGAGGAATGAATTGATACGGGAATTAAGGAGATTTCGAGATGCATGGGAAATTGTAACTATGAGAAACCAAGATCTAAGTGATGAGCGACTCGCCTCCGAGACTGTCTCAGAACTTAGATCACATCTTAAATGGTATTATTCACCAGAAGCACAAAAATTAGCATCTAGTTGGCTGAAATTAGATACTGAAGATAAATCTAGGAGGAAATCTAGGAGGAAATCTAGGAGGAAATCTAGGAGGAAATCTAGGAGGAAATCTAGGAGGAAATCTAGAGGAAATCTAGGAGGAAATCTAGGAGGAAATCTAGGAGGAAATCTAGGAGGAAATCTAGGAGGAAATCTAGGAGGAAATCTAGGAGGAAATCTAGGAGGAAATCTAGGAGGAAATCTAGGAGGAAATCTAGGAAAAGGCGTGTTCAAAATCAAGGATTTTGTCAACCGTCTGGACGTAAAAAATACGTAACTCGACCGGGACCGCCATATCCAGCTCAAAATTGCAGATGGATGGAAAAACAGGGAAATAATGGTTTATGGTATGTTTCTAGACCGACTAAAAAGGGTGTATTTAGATGGTTTAAGATAAAGTAGGAGCGTCCTAGAATAAATTTGATTATTTTATATCTTAAATATATAGAATAAATGAAATCTCCTGTAGAAGTTGCTGTATATTACATTGCATCAAAAAAATTGGATCTGTCGGATCTTGCGACAAATTGTAAGGATATCAAGGGAATAATTGAGGTTGTTTTCGATGACGTGATGACTATTACCCATATGAGATCTAAAGTTAAAGGTTATGGGACGGTGTTATTTTTATACGCGTGTGAAGAAGCTAAGAAAAGAAATATTGAATTAGTTGAATTGGATGATTGTTCTGATCGTTACAGGAAGCCGCATAATATTTATATAAAGCTCGGTATGAATTATATAGATGATTATGGTCCAGAAATGATTGGTTGTATTAGAGATATATTGAGTGGAATACAAAAGAGTCCAGAGCATGCTCCTATTGCGTCGCTAAACCCGCAAAACGATGCTCCTTGCCGATCTCCCTCCGGTCGAGCGTGAGCGAGAGCCCCAGCGAGAGCCCCAGCGGGACCCTAGATGCTCTACGATAAGATGTCTTGTGTAATGTTATCGTCTTCATCTTCCTGTTCCGATTTGTCCTGTTCCGATTTGTCCTGTTCCGATTTGTCCTGTTCCGTCCTATTGTCTCTTTCAGTTGCGAGGATAAAGGTATATATGTACCATCCTAGAGTTATGAATTTTATAGCATCCATTGTGTTAAATTCTCCGTTATTTTCGCTGGCTTCAATATCATGTGAAATTGCCTGTTGCATCGTATAAGACATATAAAATTCTCCGACTGATTGTAATAGTTCTGGAGCTAATTCTTCTGACTCGATTTGGTTAGCGATTTCTCTCAAAAATGGTACTAATTTCTGATCCGGATTGTCTAATGGTATTGACATTTATTCTTGTATTTTAAATCTTTACATTGGATTTAAAATTTTTAGAATATTTTTTCTTTATAATAATAAATCATGAATAACGGTAATGCTAATTACAAATCTATCACTGCTCATGGAATAGCTAGTCCATTTGAACCTGCATGTATTTACAAATCATTGACAACCGAAGCTCGAAACCTTTTTACCACTCAGACTTTTGTTGTTGATCCTTCTGATTTTACAGGTGTAGGCAACGTTCTGTCTATTTTTGAAGTCCCTTCTGAAACTGGATGCACTTTACTCTCATGGAAAGTCAGCGGATCACTTGCTGATGCTAATGGTCTTCCGCTTAGTCCTGGCAATGCTGGTTGGCTACTTTGGTTTGGGTCCACTAACACAGGACAGGATACCGCTGTAAACCCAGGTGCTTTTGATTTGGCTGCAACTAACCCGGCTGGTGCTTATGTCTCGCAAACTTGGCCGGCTGGTGAACCTTTCTTGAATCTTGAATTGGATTCTGTTATGGCAACTCTTCCTTTGACTGGAAGTTTACTTTTTGAGTTCACTTATTGGTGCCCGTAATTAAATTATTGTAAATTTATTCTTATTTATACAAATATTGTATAAATAAATGGCCAAATTTCGTGGGAATAATTACCTAAAGAATTTAGGTAAGATAAAAACAACGCATATCCGCCCAAAAAAAATCGATAAAAAACAACAAAAAGGTGTATATGATATTTCACAAGTAATGCATAAAGTAACTTGTACTGCACAATTAAGAAATATTCCTCTTGGAAAATCATTCTCTATTCACACATTTGAAAAAGGCGATACTGTTATGGAAATAAAAATCACTGTCAGAGGTACAAATGTTGCTCGTATTCCTCCTCCAAGAAGAACAAATCATAGAAGAACAAATCATAGAAGAACAAATCGTAGAACAAGATTAATCACAAAAGTAGAACCAATTGTAAATACAACTTACACGTTAGGATTATTTTCTAGTAAAAACGGTAAACCTGCTAACATACTTCATAAACAATCTATGGAAAATAAAACAGAACCTGTTGTAATAACCCCCAGATTAACTATATGTGATAATAATATCCTAAAAATGAACACGTCAGGGCCAAAAAAAGATACCGACAACAGAACAATTGTTGTGGAATGTACGTATATACGAATCCCAAAAAATTAATTTATACCCGAACAGGTATAAATTAACTAGATATTAATTTAACAAGATCCAGAATAGGCGCGTTTTTGGTTGGATCGATAGGCATTGTTTGCATAAGCTGCGCCTCTGTTATTTTGAGACACTTGCGCCATAGCTCTTTCATATGCGTTTAGACCACAAGTTTGGTAGTTAGTAGATTGAAATTGATTACCATAAGATCCAGTGATTTTGTTACGGCTTTGTTCCCATCTGTTAGCAGAACCAGACTCATCCCACGACATCGCATTGCCATAAATATCTCCAGTAAGACCAGCAAGATTTAAGTTAATATAATCAGAGTAGCCTGGTCTCAAGAAATTCTCGACATCTACACGATCAAGAGCGCTGTTACAGCCCGGAGTTTTTGTAAAGAATGAATCGGGGCATACGGATTGTCCCTTATTGTTAAATCCGTTCCATGGGACACAGACCATGTTGTTTGGATTGAAAAACCTGTCGGTTTGAATTCTATTAGCTTCTCCCGTTTCAACCTTGCATGTACGGATTGATTTATTGAGTGATAACGAAGACATTTATTAGTAATTGAGATAAAAAAGAAAATAAAAAATATAAAAAACATTCAACTTTTATATTTTTTATAAAATATTATAATAAATGATAACTACAACATCATCTTCAATGAGATTTAAAATTTTTGCCCACGCAACAAAAAGTGCTTATGAACCTATAGGAAATGATGATCTTGGAAATGATAATTTTACTATAGAATTTGGCCCACCTGCTGGATTTTGTGATAATGGCAGCACATATCTAGATTGTAACAATGGTGATTTTTATGAATGTGTTAACAATAGCTGGACAGGTCCACTTTGTTCTTTAGGCAATAGATTCGACATTGCCACTGGTCCTCCAACGGGACCTTGTGATAATGGCGATACTTATCTTGATTGTGACACTGGAGAATTCTATGTTTGTGATGGCGGTGCTTGGACAGGTCCTGTTTGTTCTATAGGAGGAACTACCTTCGACATT